GCTAGGACTGGGAAATACTTTTGCTAGATTTATGAGTTTGTTTACCGGAAGGTATACTCAATCAGATTTAGGGAAAGTTTTAGATTCTCTGTGGTATGGCTGTATTTTCGTATTAATTGGTACACTTCTATGAAACCCACCAAACCTTTACCACATCCGCAGTCTGAATTAAAGTGGATTGATGACAATGTACATCGTTATGAATCTTTGCAACACGCAGAGGCTGTTAAAAGAAACATCTTGACACGTTGTAGATTACAAACTATGCTGCAGAAGCTAAATCAAGTTTTGAATTAAGGAGATTATTATGTTATCAGAAGAAGATGCAATTCAATTAGAGTTAATAGATATTGAAGTTGAAGATAAAGAATACTTTGAACAACGCTATACAGATCTTGATGAAGATTACGAGGATTACTTATGAACGGTAAACCATCTGATACAGAAAGCATTCTACTTCGAGTATGTGCAATACTTCTTGACAACCAATCTACTATGTTGTCAGAAAGTTATGTTCCACCAGAAATGATTCTAAGTTTCCATGAGAACTTACATTCTTGCAAACGTGCTGTGGATAAGATTAAACTTGACCGAGAAAAGGAATCCTTATGTCAGAAATGAACTTCACTAAACCTGTTATCTTTTGTGCAAATTTTAATGTAAAAGGTTTAGGTGTTTATACAAATGGTGAGAATACTTTCTGTGTAGAAGTCTATCGTATGGAAGGTAGAACTACCTATACATACAAGCTTAATGGTGTATGTAGTCATATGTCCAGAACAACAGCTACAGAAGCTTGGGAACTTGCTGGAGAACATGTTAATGCAGATTTGATTACTGTCTGCAGAAAGTGGTTGAATAAGGCATTTAAGAAAGAGATTAAGGATTATAAGGAGAGTAAAAGTGTATAAATTTTTAGAGATTTTCTTTCAAGATTACTCAGATGAACCAGAGTTGAAAATACCTTCTCATTGGTGTGTGAAATATTTACCAGAAAATTCAGGTTTTGTAGATTACAGTTATCATTCAACTGAGGATGAGGCTGTTGAGTGGGCAAAGAAACATACCAACTATGAAAATGAATTTGATGAGATCATTGTACCTATTACTAATGAAGATGCTGATAAAATCTTAGATGAGGTGTTCTCTAAGGGTTATGGTCATGCAGAAGTAATCACACCGGAAGAATGGTTTGATATTAAGAAGTTTAACTTTATCAAAGAGTCTCGTACAAACAATCTATATGACTATTTTCCTATTTGGTTTGAAGAGTTGTGTAATATCGAAGGTGTGTATCTAGCAGGTGGTAGTTTACGTAATTTACTGGGAGGTAAAGATATCATTGCAGATATTGATCTATTCTTTAATGGTGAAACTGCTTTGAAGAAAGCTGAAAACGTCATGCAAATGTATGAAGGTAGTGAAGATGGTTGTTGGTATGAAGCATTCCGTTGTCCAGCAGGTGAATTAATTACTTACAAAACTGCAATTGACAAACCTGATGAAGATAAGACTCCAGAAGATTATAAAAATCAACGTAAAGTACAATTTATTACCAAAAGTTTTTATGATTCACCAGAACAGTTGATTAATAGCTTTGATTTTATCCCAACATGTGCTTGTATGTATCAAGATGTGTTATATACCCATCCAGATTGGGTGAGTCATGTTAAGAAGCGTACACTAGGTTTACATTTTGTGTCATACCCAGTTGCTACACTTTCACGACTGTTGAAATATTCACATAAAGGTTATCATGTTATGCCAGAAACATTGTTAGGATTAGTACAACAAATCAATGAGCAAGATTTTGATGGTGATAGATTAGCACTGTATGTAGATTAAGGAAAATAAATCATGAACAAACAACAATTTGAAGATAAAGTACGTCTTATCATCTCAGAGCAATTGGGTGCAGACTTATGTGAAGTTCAACTAAATGCTACTCTAAGAGAAGATCTGCGTGCAGATAGTCTAGATATGGTAGAATTAACAATGGCTCTAGAGGAAGAGTTTGATACTAAGATTCAGGTTTCTTCTTTCAAAGAATGCAAAACTGTGGAAGATATCTTTGTTACTTTTGCTAATATGTTGAATGCTAGTCGGGTGGCTCAAAAAGCTGCTGTATGCAACGTAGAGCAGATTTGTGGGGTTAGTTTAGCCGACCATTCACATATTACTAAATGTATCCCTGAGACCACCACAGGAGCTTTTGGAGAAGATATCATTCTTGATGAAAATGCCTTTGCTTTCACAAAGATCCAATCTTTAGCAAAAGAAACTAACCTCTTGATAAGTTTTGACCCTTCTGGTAAAGTGACTGCATATTCAGAAGAAGATGAATTTATTGTAGAAAATTATGAACAATTAAAGCAAGTTATGGAGGCTTTGAAAGTTTTGGATAGTTTTAGAGGTTAAGGGATAATATGAATATTGAAATTAGTGATTACATGTCAGAAAGTGAAATTAAAGCTATCATGGCTGAAGCTGTGAAAGATAAATGTAAATCATATATTGATAGCAACTTTGAACGTATGGTGAATAATGCAGCTTATCATGTCATTTGGAAGAGTGTTGATGAAGTTATTGATGGAACTTTCAAAGAACAACTGGAACATGCTGTACAAAAGCAGATGAAGAGTTTCTCTGAGTTTAACTTGTTCCAGAAACCAGATGCTTGGAGCCGAGAAACAAACTCTGCTTATAAACTCCTGATGCAATCTGTTGAAAACAATAAACACCTAATTGATGAACGTGTAAAAGAGATTGTAGTTAACCTCCAACCACGAGAAGATTGGCAACTGGATTTAGATGTTCGTATTGGAGATTTGATTATGGAACGTTTGTTTCTTAAAGGAGAATGATTATGTCTGGAGGTTACTTTGATTACAATCAATATAAATTGCAAAACATTGCAGATGATCTGCGTAACCTAGTAGAAGAAGATGAAAGGTTGGGGTTTGTTGAAGATAAGCAGTCTTTGTTTGAAGAAATTGATAAGCTAATTAATATGTTAGACTATTCATCTAAGATCATCCATCACATAGATTACCTCTTGTCAGACGATATTTCTGAAGAGGTTATGTGGAAACGTATTAATGATGTTAAGAAGGAGAAGGAATTATGAGTATTGAAAATAAAGAGTACGTAAGCTTGTGGGTAACCAAAGAAACTGCAGCAGAATTGAAGAAGTTACAATCAGGTGAAAATGAAAAACTTATGGTTGAAGAGGTGGCCAAGAAACTTCAATTAAATATCGAAAGCGAATTACGACAACTCGATGATGATTTGGCGCGATATAAAGCAGCATGTGTGGTTTTCAAACAATCTCTTATGGGAGTGTATAGTTCTCAGCAAGAAGAGATTGAGAAAGTTATCGATAATATGTGGGATATTATGCCTAAAGTTAAATCTGAATCTAAAAAACTTGTAGTAGAGATCGAAAAGGAAATCTCTCCACTTAAACAACAACTGGATGAAACGGCTAAAAGTGTAGAGCAAATCAAAACGGCGTTCAATAATATCAACTTTTATGCAGCAGAAAGAATGGTAGACCTTGTGGTTAAGATTAACCAATTGGACGATGGTAGTAAAGAGATTTTGAAGTTTCTGATGAACGAATACCAGCAAGGAGAATAACTATGATTAAACCAACAATTAACGCAAACGGGGAAGTAATTCTAGATGTACTAGATATCTTTGATAATACCTCTTATGATTTTAAACTTGAACTAGCAGAACGTTTGTCATGTGAAGACACCATTATTAAGCATGTCATGGATCAAGTGTTTGACGGCTTTACAGAGAATGGTTATAGTGGTTCAGAAGTTATTGACAACTTACGTCTAAAATCAGCCCTACAACAAGCCAGAGAGCGTGTTCGTCTGCAAGGTAACCAACTTATGCTCAAAGAGTTAAAACGTCTCAGAGAGGTTCTAGAGAACCGTAATCGCTATGCGGAAAGTGGTTGGAAAGAATATCACAAACTTTATAACAAAGTCTATGGGGGTAACTTACAGTTATGACTAAAATTAAACTATTACCCAAATCCTCCGCAGAAACAGAACCTTATGGTGCTTGGAAAAATGTTAATTATGACAACGCTATTGTCGAAGCAGAATTGTTTGAACACAAAGGTCTGCAAGGTGCGTATATTCTTGGTGAAGAATTGTTGCGTATTGGTGTAAAAGGTGATAGTGTTAAACCTAATTACAAATTTATTTATGCAGATTTTGAAATTGTAGAAGAATAATCTGTGAAATATAAAACTATTTGAGAAAGGCTGATATTATAACGTTTAAACAAATTGTAAGGCTTATCACAAGGTTTTATTGACAAATGTGATAGATTACCTTATGATTAATTTAAATTGATTACAGAAGGTTATAGGAGGTTTTATGGATGACTACGAAATACCTAAGGAATATAAACAAAGAGAACTTTTGGTGAATAAAATCCGTTGTCCCGATGGAACAGTATTACAATCTACACACCAACATGATTTCAAACAACATATTCAAGAAGATGGACGAGAATACTTTATTGATGGAGGAACACAATATCAACGAATAGGGTATTCTGATCTTGAGTTTGAGGACTTATCACTATACACAGATGATCCTCATGAAAAGATTCGAGAAGAGTTTATCTGGGGACGAAATTTTGACAAGAATGGTAAGAAACTTCCTCAAACAGAATACATTGCACTAAAAGATTTAGAGGATGGTCATTTAGAGAGTCTATGTTACTTTACATTGAAAGGTTACCCTGCTAAGATTAATCAGGTTTTGGTTAATGAATGGAATTACAGGATTGAACAGAACGAATTTGGTTGGGGTGATTATGAGTAAAACTAAAAAGGTTGCACGTTTACAACGGAAGGTAGATTACCTTGAAAAGCAACTTGCTTTTGCAAACAGTGAATTTTGTCAACGTATTAATCGTCCAGTGAAGTTTCAAACTACAGAACGTCCAGTTTTCAGAAGTAGTGACAGTTTTGAAGAGCAACACCTCAACACTTTAATCCACTACATTTACTCTGAAATGGATAAAGCTTATAATATGGCTTGTCAAATGGGTGAAACTGACCCTAGTGAGGTTGAGTTCATACTTTACATGGATCATGATACATATTATGATTTGCATAATATTAATAACTATCATGACTTTAAGTGTGATGTTGAATCTGGTAAAATCAAATTTCGTGGTCATGAAGTGGTCTTGACAACTATGTCAAAACGTTATGTGCATTTTGCAAGGATTAAGTAATGTTCACATCAATAAGACAACAAGACGACTATACAATTTATACTATTGATTCATACAGGGATATGGTTGAATTGACAGAGTGGCTTGATGTATTTAACTTGCAATATCATGTAAATCAGATTACAGTTAGTCGAAGTGAACTTTGGGTGAAAGGAGGGGTTGATTTTGGAAATGTATGTTGACAAAAACCTCGTCTGTGTTACTCTTGTACTATAACCAATAATATTCAAGGAGAATATTTATGAAACATACACATGAAACTTTACTTAATGCAACAAACTATCTACTACCTAAGATTGCTAAAGCAAAAGAGAATGGTGTAAATTTTAACCTTCCTTCTCTTCTGTCAATGATTGCAGAGGATTTCTTTGTTAGTAGTCTTAATTATGAATGGAACCCTAAGTTTGAAGAACGTGTTGCATACTTTATCTGCCAAGAAGCCCTGTATGATTTGAAAACAGTAGGTATGTTTGAATTTGGAACTCAAGAGTTTGACTTTGTTAAAGGTGTTTAACCATGAAAAAGAAATTCAGCAAGCAGTTTCATAAACAATTTCCTTGGTATGACCAAGAATATCTATTAGATGCAATGATTCTGTGGACAGAGAACGCCTCTAAGATGCACAGCAAGCATGGAAATCTTGTACGCAGTAATGACACTGGTAAGAAGCTAAAGTTGATTACAGAGCTTCTGAAGCGCATTCGTGATAGTGAATATGATAAGCCTTGTGAAGTTTTCAACAATCGTAATAGAATTATTCCTAAACAAAAGGATTCTCCTATTTACAAAGATGAGATTGTTTACTTAGATTATAAATATCAAGATGCTCGTCGTAAGTACGACAAAGAATATTGCTTTGGATTGATTGCTAAACATCTTGATACATTTTGGGATTAAGGTAGTTTGGAAAGAGTACAATTTACGGTGATGATTGCCGTGGATTAGAGAGTTGATGAACAGGAGGTGTTATGTCAGAAGTAGAACAATTTATTCTTGATAATCAAGAGATGTTAACAAAAGTAATGAAGTCTGTTAAAGAAGGTATGGTTATTACAACACAAAATATTCCACTTGAAACTATTGACATCATTTTGGATCAAGTAGATAATTACCTAGATAACTTTGTTGTTAATTACGTAGACTATTTGAAAGAGGGAGATTAATTATGACAGATTTTATTGATTACACAGAAATTAAAGGTATCAACTATTAGTTTCAATACTTCGAAAATCTACCAATGTAAAATATTATAACCCATTGATAAACAATGGGTTTTCGGCGTTTATTTTAAATTTATCTTTTATAGTAGCGGAGCTACTTCTTGGAACAAGACATAGAGAGGTTTAATGTATATATTAGATTATAAGATTAATAAACAACTATATCAACTTAGAGATGAAATAACTTCAGAATTTTTAACTTATTTAGAATCGATGTATAATAAAGTAACCGACAATAAACGTAAGTTAGCAAAGAAAGCAGTTGGTTGTTTCATACTAAACACATATAATAACTGTATGAATAATCATGATAAGGTTGGTGTAACTTTAGATGAAAGTGTTTATACTAAACCTTTTATAGTTAATGGTAAGAGTACAGGACGTAAGGTAAGTTATACCTACACAAGAAGCCTGTTAGATTTCTTAGTTATAAAAGGTTACATCACTCTTGATATTGGTAGTACTCCTGAATACGGTTTCCACATGGGAAAATGGCAAATAATTTCTTTCGTCAGGAGTTTCATTGTTTTTAAAGACAAACTCAAGACTTTATATTGTAATCATCCACTTAATGGTGATAATGTAAAAACTTTAACAAATGTAATAATATTACGCAACAGAAATAAAGAATCTTTGACATTTAAAATGAATGTCCATATAAAAGAGGTTAAAGATTACCTTCAAAAATTTAATGAATTTTCTAAGGAAAAGGTTGTCAAGAGTGGTGACAAAGTGTATGATGTACAGAGTTATAAAGTTTTCAATGAGAACTTTCAAAGAGGAGGTAGAACTCATATGAAAAATTCAGTACAAGGTTTAAGCAAACAACAGAGGCATAGTATTACAATAGACAACGAAAATATATGTGCATATGATTTCAAAGGATTCGAGCCGAGTCTTGCTTATAGTATGTCTCAAGAAAATATGGAATTCACAGATCCTTATGAATTGGATTTAGATGGATATGACTCTGAGGTTCTTCGTAAGTTCTCTAAATTAGCTTTGCTTATCATGTTCAATACAGAATCTAAGGAACTTGCTCATAAAGCTTTGAATTCAGCAGTACGGGCGGAGTTTGATGTAGATAAGTTATGCACAGACGGAAAGATACCAGATTCACGGATCCCCGTTAAGATGTTGATGGAGATGCTAGAAGATAAACATCACCTAATATCAGATAAATTTTATCGTGGCTTTGGTGCAGAACTTCAATACGCTGGCAGTTTAATTAATGACTATGTTGTTGAATCTATGATGCAGAATTATGGGTGTCTTGTTATCCAAACACATGATGAATTTATAGCACCAGCTAAATTCAGAAAAGAGTTGCTGGATTGTATGAAGAAAGCTTATGAACATGTTTGTGGTTTCTCAATCAATTGCCGCATAGTTAGAGAAGCATAACCAATGAAACCACTTGGGTGTAAATATTACAAAGATAAAACTGGTGGTAAGCATTACATCCGTGACAATGGAGAATATGATTGTTGGTGGAAAGATGTCTGTACTCCAAGTAAATCTCTTGAGAAAAGATTAGTTCAGAAAGAGATTGAAGAAGGTGAAGAATTGTACTATGCTTACCTTGAAGACGAATTAGATGATGAATGTGGAGGTTATGAGAATCGATGAAAACTGTTTATGAAGAAGACTATACCGAGCATTTCATACCTTATGTAACAAAGAAAATTTCTACAAAGTGGAATATTCCTATTGACAAAGTTCAGATTGTTTGGAATGATACAGAACTTGAATATTGCATCTACATTGATGGAAAGTGGTGTGGTTATTATGATTTGGATGAAATGGGGGATTCATGAACTACGAAGAAATGAGCGATTTTGAGATTAACTTAGCTGTTGCCAAGATGAAATACAATCACCCAAGCGATCCTGAATACTTTAAGTTTTACAGATTGAATAACGGAAACGTTGTTCAGGTTAACGCTTATAAAATGTGGCCTCAAGATTTGGACTTCTGTAACAACCCGTCAGACGCTTGGTCTTTGTTGGTGAGTCTTGTTAATTGTGGGTGTACAGTTGTTGTTGAGAAAGATAAAATCAATGGAGATTTTTTGAATGGCAAAAGTATCACAAGAAAAATTGCAGAGCTATATCTTAGCGAAAGAGCAGATTAATTTTGTAAAAGGAAAGCCCTATTGGGTAGTCCATAAAAGCGGCGCAAAAACAGGGGTACCAGCGGGTAGTGTTGACAAGGCTGGGTACAGAAGGATTTGCGCCGGTGGTGACATACTTCTAGCGCATAGGGTTTCATGGTTTATTGAGCATGGATATAACCCAGAACTAAGTTTGGATCACATTGATGGCGACAAGGATAATAATGACCCGTCGAATTTGAGAGTTGTTGAGTTCCATCAAAATCAAAAGAACATGAAAAAGCCATCAACCAACTCTACTGGATTTAAAGGAGTTTATAAAAACTCAGGAAGAGGTAAGCCGTTTTGCGCTCAAGTAAAGCACAAAGGCGTCAAATATTATCTTGGTAGCTTTGACACCGCAGAAGAGGCGAAATTAGCTTACGACAAAAAAGCAATGGAGTTGCACGGTGAGTATTATAGGTACGAATAGGGTAATGATTTACTTTCTGAAAATGAAGGATGCCGAGAATGAATAAAGATAAAGCTGCAGACAATCTAGACCAATTCTTTCAAAAGGAAGAAGTTCAGGGCGTACTAATCTCTCGTGCACAACAGATTGATGACCCTTCACAACTTATCTACATTTCTGGTGAAGATGTAGATGGTGTTCATATGAAATATACGTCTGAATACCTGAGCTGGAACCTGAAATATATTCAGAAGAATCTTAGAGTAGATTCAGGTTTGATATCAGAGGAAGATAGAGGTCAGTGGCTGATTGACAATCCAGAACCAGAGATCAAGTTTCGTGAATCAGAACTAGGTTATAGTTTTTCATCTGATATGTCTAAATCTGAAAGAAAACAATCTTTCTTTGATGCATATGAACAAGCTAAGCTCAAAACACAGCGCCACCAAGAACAAATCACAGATATTGTTGGAGAAGAAAAACTATGAGTAAATTATGCCCATCTTGTGGTAGTGAAATGTTGCTACATGATACTACTTATAGCAATTATGATTCCCCAAGGGCTTATTCAGGCCAGCAAACTGGTGAAATTTATAAATGTTGTAATGAAGAATGTGAAGATCTTTATATACATGATTGGTTGGCTAATGATTTTTATGAGTGGAGTTATTAGATATGAGCAAATACTATAAATTAATAAAACTTTCATCAAAAGGGTTTGAATTAACAACCACAGATATCAATATGATTTTTGATATGTTAGATTCTTATGTTTGCACAAGTTGTAAAGTGAGAAAGTCAGAGGCTGAGAACTATTGTCAAAATAATCCTATGGAGGAGTTTGAACAGGAGTACTTTATTGAAAACGCTTTTCCTGATAATTATGATACTTTACCAGTCTCGGATAAAGTTGATTGGTTGATGTCAACATGTTGTGGTGCAGAGTTTGCTTATTATGAGTTCGATTCTTATGAAGATTTACTTATAGATAACAAAGAGTGTGCTGAATGGTATATGAGGGAGTATCCAGAAAAGTTTCCAATAGGAGAATAAAATGACATTTTTAGAATTAGAAAAACAATATCAAGCTTATAAAGAAGAACTATCTGAAACATTAAATACACTAGGAGCTATGTGTAGCAACTTCACTGAGGATAATCCAGAATACTTTGAAGGAATAGATTATGTGAATAATCCTTATGAGCTTGGTTACAACGAAACCTATCAAGAACACTGGATTGATCTGGAAGATAATTCAATCACAGTTCATTTTAGCTACGAAGATTCTTATGATGAAATTTGTGACTCTGATTCGCAGATTAAATACCCACTGCATTGGGTGGAAGCTGTGTTTGAGGGGAGTGAATCTAGTCTAGGTGCTATCCAGTATGAAATCAAAGATAATATTCTAAAACATAGTAATGTTGAGATTACTCGTGCAAAACGTGAAGTGATTTATGAAGCACTACGTTACGACTTAATCACAAAAGAGTTTGCGGAAGAAGCTCTTGCAGAGTTAATATAAAATTTTGAAAACGAAGTAAAAATTAATTTCAACAGACCTAGATTTCTATGTTGACAAGAAAGGTTATGTGTGAGAAGATTAAGTCAGTTTAGTTGGGTTGAGACAGAATCTTGTTGTAATTAAGGAGAACAACAATGACAGAATTTAAGATGATTGATACAAAAGATTTGCAGATTAAAAGTTTAATTGAATTTGCACAAACATTAGGTTATGTTCCAGTTAGTTCTGAACGTTTGTGTCAAGGTTTCCAAACTATTGATATGAGTACATGGCACACCAAATATATCAGTATGGAAGATATGATTAAGTTACATGATTGGCACCTGCACCGTGTAATTGAGATGCCAAATGGTGAGAAGGTTTATGATTTTCTTGAATTAAAACATATTGATGTTGCAGATAGTTCTTTTACTTCTGCTAAGAATGCTAAACTTGTTGAACAAGTAAAACTTCAGCGTGATAAGAGTCAATCTGATGGTGTAAAAGTTCAGAATAATATGGTGAAGCTTACCGAGAAAGGTAAAGAGCTTTATGAACATTTGAGAAGTTTGTGAGAGGTCTATATGCTTATTAAAATCCTATGGTACGATGAATTTGAACGTAAAACTTTAGAATGTGTTGTTGCTGATGGTAATGCAGCTTGGGGTATTTGTCATGCTTTAGACCAATGTGATACAGTACGTCAGTGGAGGTTGGATGTTCCAGAGGATACTTTCATCTGGTATCATAGCAACAACTCTTGGAATAAGTTGAAGATTGATCCTAACAAATGGGATTATAGTTGATAGTTATTAATGTACGTAAGACTCCTATAGCCGCCTCTGAGCGGCTTTTCTTTTAAGCAATACACTTCATCAAATAATATCATAAATCTTCTCACAAAGCCATACACGAACGATTTAAACCATTCTCAAACAAACTTTACTCTTAATCAATAAATTATTTCTTCCAATCGTAATTTTTAGAAACGATTGAAAAGATTATTCTTAGCAAAGTAGAAAATTTTGAAACAGGGGACGAAAATTATCTCAAGCATTTTACTTTTGAAAGGACGTCGATTTGATTTCAAGTAAACGCAATTGCACACGACGAAAGAATTATCTTGACCAATCGTGTTTCTCTAAAAATTTGTATCAGATTGGAAAATGATCTTTAGCAATCGTGAAAATTTGGGATAATGATAATGAGTGTGAGAATTATTTACTTTGTGGAATGAAAATCATTATTATTTGATAATATTGTTATTAATAAATGGCGGGATCGGTTGGTTCCTGCAAAACCTTGATCTTAACTTGTAAGATTCGCGAGCTAATGGCTAACCGCAAGTGATTTCCTGATTTGTTGAATATATTATAAAGCCACTCGCCAATAAAAGCAAGTGACTTTGATCACAATTTTAGCTATTTTCGTACTCTTTTAGCCACTTTCTAGCTTGCATAATGCTTTTAGTGTTAAAGTTTATATAATAGAATCCGTTTTTATAAACATTATAAACCCAAGTTTTTTGGCAAAATTCAAAAGTAAATAGATGACCATTAAGCTTTAAAGTACCATTTTTTGCATTAGCTGCCATCTTTTGCGCGCCATCCAGTAGTTTGTTCATATTGATAGCCATATATGCGATCCTCTTTGTTGTTCACTTGTTAATAGGTAACGTTTACCTTAATAAGAATATTAATCCTTTAAGTATGAAAATACAATACCTTTTAAGCTTTATATTTAATTTTGTGACTCAAGTCACGTTTATAAATATCATCCACTCTTTATAGCTACCAACCTATTTAGACTTAAGTCTGCGACAATAACGGCTTCGCTAGTGATTTCCTGATTTGTTGAATACAGTATAAAAGAGACCGCTCGCGTTTGCAAGCGATCTATATCACAATTTTAGCTCATAGAGTAACAAAAATAGCCAGGTTTTTCTATTAATTCACAATGCTTAAACTTAAAACCATTTGTAAAACGTGCTTCCTGCTTACGTTTAAATGTCCGCATTAAAGCCTCAGCTTGTTTACGTGTAAATTTCATGACGTTAAAATTACTGTCGGTGTAAAATGTGCTACCGGTTTTAAATGGTTTCTTTTCCATATCTGCGATCCTCTTTGTTGTTCGGTAAACTTTCCTATAGATTAAAACTACTGTTTCAGGATGTCAAACACTTTTAAGTAAAATTTATCTTTGTCCAGGTGAAAAGCATCCACCTGGAGGATAAGGCGCAGAAAAGTGTGAGATTCCGCACAATTTTGGCGCTTAAAAGTGTATAAATGCGCTTACCATGTAAAAACAACTTGCACAACTTGATAAGATTGTTTATTGTGTAGTTATTCCAACGGGAACTACTAACAAAGGTTTAAAGTTATGGCATATTATCTACAAAATATAGTAAATATTGGTACGGTATTGAATCCTATTCGATCAGTTGAGTACTGGAAATTTGACAAAAAGATTGATCGTGATAATGCAGTTGATTGCATTTTTTGCGCCTACCCTGAAAAGAGATCAAATATCCCTGAAGATGCAACTATAAAAGAGTTCCACTGTTTTCGTGATATTGGTAGGCTATCCTCTCAACTGAAAATGATTGCTAAGGAAAAATAAACATGATCAAGGTTATCATCCAAGAATACGAAACAAGCGTTCCAGAACGTCGTACAATGCCAGCAAGCCACGCTCACAAACTGGGCTTATCAAAAGCATTATATAAAGTGCAATTGCTAGGCGACTTTGATCAGATTGATTTTGAATATAAAGCTTAAGGAGTAATAAACAATGTTTCATCATAAAACAGAACTAGAAAACTTGATTTTAGATCTATATGATACCCACAAAATCACAAATTCAAGCGGCCGCTATAAGTTAGAAGGTAATGAGTTTACCTTGTATTTTGAAGCTACAAGACTAGAAGACGTTAAACGATTCGGATCGGATATGAGTATTGGGCGGATCTGTTTATACACTCGGATCGGGAAATGGAACCCACATACAACCGTTAGTAGTTCGTTTGATATCGATCTAACTACATTTTTCACATTGTTAAAAATGCATGATTGATAATGTGACACAAATCACTTGATCTTAAATCAAGATCCCTTATACTATCTTCAAAGGTTAGCGGCAAACCTTGTCAATTGTCGCTTTTGAATAAGGTTAAATATTATGGAATGTTCAAAAGGTTTTATCAATCTATCTCAAGTGGTGATCAATACATTAAAAGAAGGTACCCATCTTGAGACGTATTTTTGTTTTCGAAATCCAATAGAGGCAAAACAACTCGTTAGAATTTTAGATCTATTTTGCGATATTGAATTAAAATATATTGAAATATCTTTTTACAATGATCCAAGAAAAGATCAGACTATAGCCTTACGGGTATTTAATAAACCTTTGGGATCAGCTAAAAATTTTATCCATTACTTAGACAATGACGTCAAAAAATTTATAGATACCTTAAAAGTAACAAAAACGCCTGAAGCCTTACGATCCTTAGTTCGTAATAATTTCCTTTAATAATGTGATCGGGATCGCTTGTCGGTCCCGTTTTTCTTGTATATAATCACTTTACAAATTGAATAACGGGGCGAACGTTGAACACGCTTTCAAGTTCCCAAGGGGATGGGGAGATCCGATCCTAAAATATAAATGTGATCAACATCACATAAAATGCACTTATAAGCACTTTACCATTGAATTTTGGCTTAATGTGCCTTATATTACACACAACAAACAACAAACCTTAAAAGGGTATACCATGGCAATTACAAAACATTTTAAGAATAGCATAGATATCTCTAAACTATTGCGATCTATGAAGATCGGCGATAGTGTATACCTAGAGATTGCGGATGGTACTACACAGCAACAAGCTTTAAATACTGTTACATCATGCAGCGCTTGTAGAAAGAACATTAAAAGAATAAAGGAGAATACATCTAAAAAATACAATGTTACTAGTGAAATTGTAGAAGTAACAACTAGCTATTATTCTGCGCTTACCCCTTTAAATTTAGAAAGCGTAACAAGATTAATAAAAGTCACTAAAACAAACCATTACACACTATAAAATCTATTTGATAATATGAACACATCGAAGCGGTAAAGCTTCCAACTAAAAGAGGTTAAGATTATGATTAATTTTACCAGCAAACCAAAAACAACGTCCTTTTATGTAGTGGGTTATGAGCTAACAAAGGTTAAAGATCGGTGGTATACTGTACATCTAAATGGCAAGGGGTATTATGGTTTACTAATAGATGGTAGGACTGTTTATAGTGTTGCAAGAAAAACTAGAAAATTAGAAGAATATAAAGCTTTTGAAAATACTCTAAATATCTATTGACATAGCGACATAATTAAAATAATATTAAACACGTAAACAACAAAAACCAATTTAGACAAGTGAGTATATTATGACGAAAATCGAAGCGGTTAAACTTTACAAGATGGAAAATTCAGAATTTATCAAAGAGTGCAAAGCACGGAAAGATCGCGTTATGTTACGCATAGCTTGGAACGATTGGACAGACAGTCTTTGCAAGGATGGTGTTATCACAGAAAATCAGTATAATAAATGGTTTAATCCGTTTTAATGTGATAAAGTTCACACATTAACAAAAGCGCTATTTACTTGTATAGATAACGCTTTATAATGTGAAAACATAAACCAACGCAAACAAGGTGATAATATGACAATTGCACATCTTAATACAAAACTACACGGGCAAATTGAAACAATCGATCAATTAGATTCTAGAGATTTCAAAGATTATAAAGCCTTCAGAGCAGAGAAAAAACGCCTATTAGGTGAATATGCTTTAGCAGGTGGTCACGGTGCCCCGTATTGGTCTAGCCGTTCAACAAAAGCTTATAAGGGTGCATAACATGCAAGCAATCATGATCGAAGGTTTATTTGTTATTCCTACGCTTGTGCCACTGGATCAAATTAAAGTAGGCGACACTATTCTGCACAATGGAAAACTTAAGACGGTTTCACGCTCAAATATAAAACATGATTCTTTTATGGGGTTAACTTTGTTCGGGGATAGCTATCACATCAAGCGGAAAGTTATCAAATGTAAGATCTTTAATGGTTTAAAATTTATTTAGTGACGACAGTCATAAATTAATTATAACAGGGAATTTTTGTTTGACTTGATGAAAATTCCCGATTATAGTTAATTACATAGATAGGCAATAAAGCTTAACATACTGAAAAAGGTACATACTATGTCAAACCAAAAACAAATCAAACTAGCGCTTTTCAAAATTGTTAATGATTCAATTGATGCTGAATCTTATACAGATCAAGAATTCTCAACAGTGGCGGATAAGTGTAAATACGTTTTAAAATGTTTTGAGAATGAATACTATGATCGTAGTGAACCAAACTACACAAAACGCCTAGCCGGATGGTTGCAAGGTTTACCTACAATTATTACGGTCCCTTTTTACTATGTAGAGATCATCGAGATCGGGTACAAGTTAGACCTTATAAAGAAAGGAAAATATAAAACCACAACAGAAAACAACGAGCAAAAGTTCATTGAACAATGGTTCGAATTAATGGCGCACAAATTGATCCAGATGTCGCAAATGAAAGCCTATGCTGAAAATCAGTTTAATAGTTACATTGCAGAGTAATGGTTACAACATGCGATTACTCGGCTATTATATCACCAAAAGGAAAAAGCTAGATGACTTAACTTTAGAAATTATTGAGCAACAAATATTCAATGCCTTAAGTGGTAGCAATGATCCAGATGAAAAGATCATGCAAGATTTCAAAAAGTTTTACACTTTTTACCAAATTGTTAATCTCTTAGAGAATCGCGATACTATCGAAATAACTCCAGATGTTTGGGAAGACTTGAGTTTATCTGAAGAAGAATTTCGAGTGAGCTTATATGAGTTTTATAAAACAATCCAAGGGGTAAACAAGCTAGAAAAGGCTACCAAATCTAAAATTAATAGGGGATTATCAGCAGAGATTATTTGGTCAAAGCATAATCTTTTAAACCAAGTAAGATTTACTAAAGTATACTAATTCTAAGGAAAACAAAATGAATGCATCAATGAACTTTACCAAGACACGCAATAAACAACAGTACAATTTTGCAGAGTGGGAAGATTCAAAACAAACTAAGCGCGATAAAAAGAAGCATGATCGCAGTGGTCGAGATGTTAAACGAAATTATTGATAAATTGTGATACAAGTCCCGCTTCTTAGTTGGGGTGGGATTTTTCTTTTAATAAAGCTTGCAATCAAAGTCTAATTTAGCTATTATTACTTTGTCGGCAGAGGGAATAGTTTCTTACTGGACAAGTGGCAAAATTGCCAAGGTGAATAAAATGGGTAAAGTATATTCTTGTACGTGTTGTGGATCTGATGTAACAGTACCTTATTTTTACAATAAAGGGGTTTATGGTTATACTTGCATCCGTAAAGTTAATCCAAACGCTAAAAAGACTAAAGCCAAATTTGTTAAAGTGGATTCTATCGAAATTAAAAGAACTGAAGGAACGGCAACAGGCACAGCAGCGGCGTTATTAGATGGTAAAAAATACAATTGCGGCCGTATACTTTTTGACATGGCAGACGCACAGAAAGGGGTCTTTGAAAAATTTAAATGTTCTAACCTTCAGGAAACTGACCAAGGGTGGTTTATGATGGTAAAAGATACAAACGGACGTGATCTATATAAAGATCGATATACAGGCAAATCCATTTTTTAACCTTATAAGCCGCCTTAATTGGCGGCTTTTGTTTGTGTATCAATCATACCTTTCTAAACAATTTATAATCGAACCGGTACAATTGCCCTTGTAGTTGTTCACCTTTCACGTTGTACCATTTCCTATTAGTGATCGTTATTGGTGTATTAACTTTGTATTGATTGCTATCAAATCGCCCGTTATTAGATTTATTCTTGATGATAGTTAACAGGCCCACTTCAGAGAGCAGAGAGATCTTTCTTGATAACTTTCTATCATTGATCCCTAGTTCTTCACATATTAGAGAATAATTAGGGTAAATGTTATCGAAGCCATGTACCTTGCCAAAATTAAACAAATAAGCAAAAATCAGCTTACAATCACTATCTAAGATCCACTCTTTATCTAATCCGGTTTTTTTATCTTTTATTGAATTAATAGCCTGAACTCTATAGATTCTAGACAGCCATTTTTTTACGTTTACATAATGGCCCGTATCAATTTCTACATGATCATTGTAGAGTATCTTTTGTGTTCTCTTCAGTGTTGGCATTGTCTTTGCATCCTATTTGTGCATGTTGTCGGTCTATTAGGTCAATTATTAATCTTGTCGGGGATATGCTCAATTCTTGGCATAATTCCATAACCTGATCAATAGTAACTTGATTATTGAGATTGATTCTCATTCTCAGTTATCCTTTAAGGTTGTTTGATGTATTACTAATTGTAACACAAATAAGAATGATTATCAATACCACCGACATATTGTCGTACGGTATTTTGAGCAATCACTTATACAGCAAGGCTTCACCCCATACGACAAAATATCGGTATAAGAATACTATATAATACCTGCACAATATTAAAACTATCTAAAAGGATAACCTTTACTAAACAATAATACCGTGAGAGTGTATTAACTATTGACAAAGTGTTGTTTACACTGTAAATAATTATTATATGTTTGATAGTGTGTGAAGATTAGATAGGAGAGAGGATAGTGATAACTATCTGATTGACTAGATAAGCTGATAATCAAACAAAGGGTAGACGGATTGGTTACGTGAGTAACAAGGGATTGTTAGGTCACAACGTAGTTGTAAAGGTACTTTATATCGTCACAGCGTGACAAAGTAATATACTCTTCAATGCGAAGCATTAAATAATATAACATTTATGAGCATATGATTGTGATGAAGAGGGGATAAACATTCGATAGAATTGTTTAGCAACTCCTTCACGCTATCGCTCATAGATAGTGATACCATCTAATGCAACGCATTAAAATATTACACTTCTCATTCACATCCGTGAATAAAAATACAAATAATAACTATTATCATTACACTTTATAAACACAAATTGTTCTCATAAACTAATACCTTTCGGTGCACATGCACCAAATAATAGTGTATTAAGAATTATTCTTATTTATAACAGGTTAAACATGTGATTGAAGATTGGATAATTGAGAAAGGTTATCATCTATTGAAAGGGTTTATTGTTCGTCACGTGGTGACAAGGGATAGGTTTGTTCTGTCATGGAATGACAAGGATATAAGGTTGTAGAATGGTAGAAATTACTTGACATCCAGGATATTTTAATATTAGAAAATCGGACTATTTTGGGGCCACGCCCCGCATCAAGCAATGAACTCTCAAAATTCCAGATATTTACCCAAGTGTTCCTACTATTCCCAACATGATTATTCCCCTCAAAAATTTAATTTTTATAAAACTGTATAAATTTACCAAAGAATATTTTATTCAAAACTTATTCACTTTTACTGAATACAATATTTACCTAAAAGTATGGATATTATGGAAATAAAACCATCCAGAAAGGGTCTTTTATTGCTAAGTCCAGAAAAATTTTTAGAGAATTTATAGAATTATTTGAAGGGTGGATATTTCTGTTACTATGTAACAAAGGATCCTTATGTGACAAGGGTTATAGATATTTTAAGATATGATATTTGTAGAAAGGGTGTAGTATGTTACTCTAAGTGTTTAATTTATAAATAAAATTATAATATATACAAGATATTTTGATTGTTATGTTACAAGTAACAACCCTATAAGTGTTTGTATTCATTATAATTTTACAATAATTATCATAAATTAACACTGTTGGTGTGATAATTTGTTAAGAAGGGTATATTTTACAGATATTTCTCTATTGGTAGGTACTAAAAGTTTAAATAAGGTTTTAATATACCTTTAATTAAGCTCTGAGAGGCTTCCTGAGAGGTGTTAGTGGTTTACTGGTATGATTAATCAGATAAAAGAAAAGACGCCTGTGAGAGCGTCTTAGATAGGTTTATGATGTATCACAATATAAATAATTCTACTGGGGATTGGATAGTAATATCAGAAGGGTTGTCACTATGAACATAGAATACGGAATGTAGTTTATAATCGCCGTATACTACAAGATTTTTACCAACCACATATCCTTTCCACTTACGTTTCTGAGTACCTTTATTTTTCTTTAGGTTGCAATACTTTTCTCTTGGTATTACAAACATACTCCCTTCACTAAGAGCTGTTACTTTACTACCTTCAATTTTCACATCACATCCAAACTTAATTAGGTGTTGCTATTTCCTCTCTATCGCACCCACAAGGTAACGTGGAACAATAGAACCTTTCTTTTTAATCATAGTTATCTCCAATAATTCACTCTACTAAATCTGACAATTCTACACAAGACAAGTTAGGTTCTTTAACCCCTAAACTTTCCAACCATGTCATAACCTCTGAGAGTGGTTGTGTATAATCAAACACTTTACTCATCTTATAATCCTGCCAATAGTTCTCACCTACTTGAGCACATGTTGTATAAGTTGCTACAAATTTCATAAACCAATACCCTCATTCTCACCTATTACTTCTGGCTATCTTTGAGAGTGTAAGGACTGACATCCTCTACACTAAAACCTTTATCAATATCTTCTTTATCAACAGGGAAAACTTTAACTTCAACAATATCTTCAACCATAAACCATGTAGGTTCTAAGTCATGCTTCTCTGCCCATTTACAAACAACATTTTCTAAATCATCAATTACATCTTGTGGTAGTTTTTGCAAATAATCCTCTGCGAAATCGCCACATTCATCATAAGCACGTTCATTGATGCTTTCAATCAAATGATCTACATTAAAGTAAGAGGTAAAACTCTGAGGTTTCTGCACACCTTTGTAAATTGTTATATACCCACACTCAGAGAAATCTTCCTCTGTGGTATCATCTAAAACTTGTTGTGCAACATCTTCAATAGATTCATCTGCAAAAGACCAGTTATCTTCATATTGACTGTATAAGATTACTTGTTCCATATTTCCTCTCCTTACAAACACATAATTGTACTAAAACTTACTCTTTTAAGATATTCTTGTTCAGAAATCAACTCCTCATACCAATTCATAATCAATCTTCATTCATTTTCGCCTTTAACAAATAATTTCTTAATTTTACTCCACAATGTCATCTTTCCTACAAAATCAATAATCCATGAAAGAATTACAATAATTGGGAAGATAATAAATGCCATTAGCAACATATATACTTGAAATAATAGCATAAAGATACCAAACATTGCAAGAATAATCAATGCTGGATAACCACCTAAGATTTTCCCACAAAGGTTCATGTTGTTTTGTGTAAAGTTGTATACTTTCGTGATGACACTCTTAAAATCATCACGCATCTCTTTCTCTTGGGCTAGAAAGCCAAGGAATAGTTGTTTGATGTTCATAGCTGCACCTATTTAATAGAGTTAGTTTCACTTACATTGATAATAGTTCGTTTATCTTGAGTGAGTTTCTTTTCCCACACAAGAAGATCTGTATAAAGTTCTTGTAGGGATTTATCACCTTCACCCCAAGCAATGATGTTTGCTAACATGGGGTGAAAATCATATTCTCCTGTGTAAACTTTGTATTCAGTACCTTTGTGAATGTAAGTACTTGTTGAAGCATCATAGGTATATGTAAAACTCATAATTTTCTCCTTAGTTTAAATATATGTGAGTACTCTTATCGAGAGTATATTCTATTTTCACACAATATTATATTAACTTCAAATGTAATATTTTATCGTGACGATAGAAGTTATTTATCTAAATAAATTATAACATTGTCTGGGAGTTGCTCTAACATAGGTAAAATATCTTCTACCTTTTGACCACCGTGGTTAATTGCTGGACATGGTAAATGAAATGTCCAGAGAGGTCTTTCATTAGCAATACGTGTCAGTTTATTAACACTGTCCATTACTATGAACATTGGTGACGATTCTTGCCAATTAATCTTAGTTTGAAAAGCTCCGATCCATTGTTCATTATGTTTTACAAACAGTACGTTGAATTCAGATAAATGACCAATCTTATCACCAAACATTTTGTCAATACCGTGGTAAGTATCTCTAACTGTTTTTGCACAACCAGCACCCATAACAAGTTTACCATCATTTTTCAATGTGGAATTTGCCGTAAACATATAGATTTCATTACCAACAATCCCTCTTTTATAATAAAGTCGTTCATGTTTGATAATCATTTTCCACCTCTCAAACAAATACCTACACAAGCAGTATCTGAAAATTTATAATAGTAATGAGTTAGATACTTAATGTTACAAGTAACATCTCTCTCATAAACATTCCACTCTTTTCGTGTACAACACACCAGTGTATCTTTATTTTCAATAGATTTCTGTAATCGTTCTAACATAAATCCTCCACATTAATCTTAAATTCATTGTTCCCTAAAGATAAAACATTTACCTTCAAATTGTCAAACTGTTTCTCGGTAAGAATTTCTTCTATATCAGAGATAGCACCATGTCGAGTAAGAAGTCCTTGTTCAGAGAGTTCTACCAAGTGAAGGATGATTTCATCTTTTAGAGATTGATACTTATCTGCAACAGGTGTATTTTGCACAACAGTTTTATTTTTCACAATCAATCCTCTTTTTGTGTACGATTGAAATATTCTTCATCATAAGCATCTGCTTCTTTGGTGGAAACATTTGCCAATTGTTGATAATCATATTCACTTTGTGGATACCAAGCAGAGATAATCTTCCGAGAACGTTTCTTATCATTCCCATAGACAATGTTCACAACTTTGAAACCTTGTTTCTCAATATAAGTTTGCAAAGCATCTGTTGTGGATTGAGTATAACCTGTGTAAACATATAACTTTTCCATAAGAATTCTCCTATACTCGACTAATATTCAATTTATCCAAAATTCTCTGTGTTTGTGAAGGGTTGAGTGGTTTACCTTCACGAGAAGTAATCTTCATCTTGTTCAGATTAGAACAAATATTTGCAAAAGTCAACTTTGTTTTAGAAGCCTTCATCATATGGATGATGTGTTCAATCTGAGGACGATGTTGTTGCCAATAATCGGATGCTTCTGATGAAGTACGTTTTGACACATGATTGATTTTACCTTGTGCAAGTTTTTGTTGATAAGCATCAGACGCAGCACCGAGTTTAATACCTTTTGATTTAGCTGCAGCAAGGCCACGTTTAACACGGTCAGCAATCATTAGGCGCTCTTGTTCAGATAGTGCTGCGTAGATGTGTAATTGGAAGTTATCTGCATTAGGAAGTGCCGCAACTTTAAACTTAACATCACCTTCCATATGACGAGCTATTTGTGAGACACGACGGCTGATCCTGTCGATTTTCGCCACAAGTAGGATAGCTTTTTCCTCTTTGCAGAGTTGCATTGCTTTCTCAAGCTCAGGCTTGTGTTCTGCAGTACCAGAGATGAATTCTTTGAAATCACCAATAACTTGACCACAACCTTCTTTATCAAGGAAGTATTTGATATCATTCATTTGTGAATCAAAACCATGTTGTGTACGAGACTTATCTTCTTTAGAAAGACGACGATATACAACATATTTAATTTCTGACATAATAAAAACCCTCTGTGTAAAACTAACCTTTTCGATACAGGCTAATATTATCAACAGAGGATTCTTGTGTCAATGGTTTATTTAGATATTATTTAGTTTTGAGATATAAAACTCTCGTGCTTTATTTGCAATATACTTGCCAACATCTTTCATAGAAAGGTTACTCTTTTCTAAAGTGTCAGCCTCTTCTTTGTTAACATCCTTACTAACCCATCCAATGTAAGTACCAACAAGCTTTTGGTCAAGACCCACTTCTGTCAATCCTTGTTCCAGACGATTTTCAGTAACCGCATAATCAACAAACTCCTTAATTGAATTAAGTTTCTCTGGATCAATAGCAGCAACAGATTTAACTTTTGATACTGAATGTTTTTGACCTTTTGTTTTAAACCAATTACCGCTATCCCAACAATACTCAGGGTCTTTCGGAGTCCACACTAGACCCTCTCCAAGTTCTGCTGGATTACCATCTGTATCTTTCAAACCTAGTGTACTTGCTACTGGACATGATTTTTCTACAGCTTCTGTAGCTTCTACCAGTGTGTTCTGCGAATAAGTGGCATTGTTAAAATCAATGGTAACGTGTTTAACAGGAAAATCTGTGATAGCATAAATACCATTATCTTCATCATCTACGATATCGCTACAAACTGTAACTGGCAGCCAACCCTGTTTAACTTGTTGGATAGTCTCACCACCTTTAATACCGAATACAAAGAAGGAACGTTTAGGTAGATAGGAAATACCGACACCTTTCTGGATGCCAGATCCGCACCACTCACCTGATACCTTAACTGGGTATAGTTCTGTACCTTGGTGATGCTTAACTACTTCACGAGCTTTGTACATCATTTCTTTTACACTATCAAAACGACGATACATTGTTTGTGCAAACTCTGCGTTATCTGAGAGTAGTGTAAACTCTTCATCACGCACATAACCAAGAAGTTGTGATTTACTGTGGAATGAAATTGTACCATCTTCATGAAGAACGATACTTGCATTAGTCCCATGAAGCTTAGTTGTACCAATATACTCAAGTTTAGGGATAGGTTTAGTTGAATCTTTGATTACATTACCATCTTCATCAACACCTACAAAAGTAGCTTGGTCACGAATAGATTTTACCACATTACGAAATTGTTGTGTGCTGTGATATTTATAATTAGTTGGATGTTCCATAATTTTCTCCTATTTAGTTTTCTTTAAATAAATCTGCATTAAATCCTCACCTTCTTCTCTATGCTTCTCTCCGTACCATAAAGTTTTACAGATGATATCTCCATATTTACTCTTAACTAGTGTTACTCTAAAATCCTGATCGATAATGTCTAGAGTTTTATGAGAACACCCTTTATACCAAAATAATAGCTCACAAAGATTATTATCTAACATGTGGTACAGCATTGCCTTTACAACATGCTGATTAAGTATGGTTAGCCTATCCATAACTCTGTCAGCGAAATGTTTAGGTATAATTATCCTTGGGTGGGTAATAAATACACTCTTTAATTTTTGTTTAAGGTAATCTGAGATTTCATACCCAAAGAGTTTCCACTTCCTCTCTATAACAAACCTATTTTCATTAATCATAAAACCTCCTTCTCAATATGAGTAATATTATCAGAAGTGGTGCAGTTGTCAATAGTAAATTTTAATTTTCTTCAACATTTTCATGTGCAGAAAGAAGCAATTTGAAGGCATCTTTTTCTGTCTCAAGCTGGAGGACTCTTTCGCGCAAGTATTCATTATCTTCGTGTAGACGAAGAAGGGTTTGCGCAAGATGGTATGGTTGAGAAGTCATAGCCAATTCTTGAATCTTAGTTGTGCGAGGAATAGATTCTTCCTGCAAAAGTGTATAGATTGTTTCCATCATAGGTCTACCTTTTTAACCACTTTATTACTTTTATTTTTAATGAAGTTTTCTGCTTGTTCTACAGAACTCCAAGTATTACATCCTGTATGATTATGCATTTGAAAATAGCACAAGGGAAACCACCAAAACTTGACTTGAGCCTCATAACCACAGTAACAGTCTTTAACAATACGATATTTATTCTTAAACATAATCAATCCTCAATTGCTCGGTCACAAACTTCCATAGCTTTCAAAAGTTCACGCATTTCCTTAATAGACAATTGTTTACCAGCGACACTTTCTGGAATTGTGACAACAGCTTCATCACCATTTTCTTGCAGAAGAGTACTAATTTCGAAATCATGAAAACCTTGAGAAGTCCAGTTTACTTTATCTGAACTTGTAGAGACTTCATCAAGAATTGCAGTTGTTTTAATCTTAGCCAATGTTATTCTCCTCATAAGCAAGTTTATTTACATAATATACACGTTTCTTAAAGTAATCCGTCTTTTGGATATAAGGTACACCTTCAAGAGTATATGTACAAGTTTTCTTATCAGAAGACCATTCTACAATAGCACCTTTTGCAGCAAGTTCAGATGCTTTGGAATAGTAATCTTCTTGAGTAGTAGTTGTGAAGCAGGTCATAGTACTTCCTCTAGGACTTTGAGTTTACAAGCGCGCAATTTCATACCATTATAATCTGTTGGAACGGAGACTACATCTGAAGGACAAACCTGTACCTTCACCAAATGTGAATTACCACTACCAAAAGTACTTGCATATTCAAAAGATGCACAATGGATACCGCTTGAACATGTACGATTAGGGTCATCATCTACCAGAGTGCGCGGCATTGATACTACTGTGCCAATACTGTTATCCATTGTACCTGTATGGAAATCTTTCCAATCATGACGTACACTACGATATGCAATAATATCACCATCTTCTGAAATCTCAATATCATTGTGTTTCAAGAAGGGATACAATTCTTCGATTACTGTTGTCTTAGGGTTCATCATTAATTTCTCTAAGAACTTAACTAAAGGTTTGATGTCCTCACGACCATCAAGCATCAACATCATTCGATCAACAACACTATTCTTAATTTCAAAAGTACCATAAAACACTTTACCATTTTCATGATCAACAGTGATATTACCTTCACTAAACTTTTCCACAAACTTAGGAAGATTCAAAAGTTCATATACTTCTGCAAGAACCTCATCACTGAAATCAGATTCCATAAGCTTAGTGCGAAGACTTTTGAACTTAGGATAATCTTTAGCAACACTACGACTATCTTCATTGCAGAAAATGGTAATCTGATTCTTAGTTACTGTGTAATCATAACAGCAAACTTTATCATCCTTAAATTCATCCAGAATGCGGTTTAAAGTACGTACAGAAATACCATACTGCTTTGCAAATTGAGTTTTGTTAAGGACATTTTGCCACTCCCACCCTTTATATATAATCTCTTTCTCTTGGTGTGTTTTACATTTTACAATATTTGTACGATTGGACATAATCTTCTCCTTATTTAATAACTTTCTCAAGTTTTAAGTAATACTTAAATTTTTCAATGTCACTTTGCGAACAATCTGAAAACTTATCTGTAAGAGGTAGCTTACTCATTGTATTTTCTACCTCAAGTTTAACTTTCTCAAACATAGCTTTCTTGATACTAACTTGTTTTTCAAACATCTTTGTTTTATTCAGATGGAAATCTGATAAACTCGAAATCAGTTCAATCTTTTCACAAGGTTTAATTCTATTTTGAATCTGTTGTTTAATCTTAACATGACTAGGCTTGTTGTCAACCAATACCATTTCTTTCTTGGTAAGATTAGTAAATGGGTTGTTCTTCCACGAGAGATATTTAACTAAATCTTGTTTATGTTTCTTAACAACCTTTTGCACAGCAACATCAATCTTTTCAATACCGGAGCGTTCAATCTTACCTTTGTTATTAAGATTTTTGAAAACAACCTTTGTACCTTCTACTACTTTAAGCATTTTACAAATATTAGCACCATAGGTAGAGAATGTTGTTTCCTGTTTAGGTACAATACCATTAACAACAATAGAGTCTTGACTTGCCCAATAAACACCTTTTTCAGATAGATTAACCTTTCCAGTAGATTGTACCCAACCCTCATTCATTAACTCAATATAGGTTGCAACAGTTTCATAATCCTCTTTGATACCATAGGTACCACGAGAAGATTTCTCACCTTTAACATGGACTTTCTTCTCTGGGGAATATTCATCTCCACAGATAATATCTTCTGAACCAAACCATTTTGCAATATTCTCAGCTTTTTCTTTACTTTCAGCAGAAAGAACATGACGCCCTTCGAAATGTTTATTCACATTCTCAAGTGTATCTTTAATTTTGTAGAAACCTTTATCTTTTTCTGAGTAGATAACAATGGGCTTATGAATCTTTACCAGTCGGTCTTGGTACATTGACTCAACACTATGAGCAAACATCAATGTGTTTACTGTAGATGGAATAATGCCACGAATCTTACCATACTTTTCTTCGCTGAGTAGGAACATAATTTGTTTGTAGCACCAACCACCCTTGGAAGAAGGATCTATCGATCTGAGCTTATGTCCACGTGTAATAGGAAGTTCTAAGTTTTCCATAAGAATCCATGCTTTAGTACGATGATACTGTTTATAGAATTTATAGAAGCTCAAATCAAAATTAACGTCCTTAGTAAACTTACGGAACTCTTTCTTAATGTCACCATTAACACGACGACGAACCTTGTTAAAAGTCTGTGGGTCATAACTAATAGCTTCACGAGAAGGTGCATGGTCTAAGTCGCCAATATGAAAGTTTGTGACATACATACCATTTTCAACAAAACTTCCAACTAAGTTTTTAATCTTAGTCTTACCCACCAAACTTTCAAAATCTGGTAGATGGTAAAGAACATCCCCCATAAGCGCAAGTGTACGTGAACGGTGGTTGCACAACTCATAAGATGGTGATTGCACAAATACACTACCTTCTTCACGAACCTGTTCACACAAATTCAAGATTGCTTCATATTCATCTTGGTAATTACCAAAAGTATTAACATTGTGTGGGACACGGAAAGCACCTAGTACACGAGCACAAGCTTCTTGCCATTGAGGTACTTGTGACAATTTAACGGGAATTTCTACCACAGTACCATTGACTTCGGTTGTCTTTGTTTCAAGTTTTACATCTGCTTTTGGTAGCCCTTTACGGTCTTTATAACATACAACTACAGTTTTAATGTTATCTTTAACAGAAGTAACTGTAAATTGTTCAGATACAGAGAAAGCACTTTTGCTCCCGTAACCTAAAGACCCGTTCGTGGTATTGTCATGTTCTTTTGTAGACTTACCAAAAACAGTATAGATTTTAAAAATAGTTTCTTTTGTCATACCAATACCAAAATCTTGGAACTTGATGACAGGGTTTAATTTTGTAGGTACATGCACAAAACCAGCTTTCTCAGGAAAACCCGCATCTGTATGACTATCTGTAATATTGGTAGAATACTCACGAACAACAGCTTCTACTTTGTAATCATACATAGTTTCTGCCAAGGTACGTGCAAGTTTAGCAGAGAAATGAAAACCGAAATCTTGACTTTCTTTACTCTTACCTACATTCACTTCATATTCAGGTGTTACTGGGATTGCCATAAAATTCTCCTATTCATATTCAACATATTTCTCTCAACAAGATGACTTCATTATAAAGCCACCTTAGTAAAAGTCAACAAGTTTTAAGCATAAATTTCTTCTTGTGGAACACAAAGATAATCAAACTCTTCTGCAGAGAAATGTACTTCGAGAAGGTTATCTTCTTGGTAAAGTGTTTCTAGATAGTTGTTCATTAATTCTGACATTGATACCTCTTAATTCAATATTATTCTAGTGGTTGACCGTTTGAGTCACATTCTCGGATATAGTTACCTGATGGAAATTGAGGTTTACCATCCTCAGTCAGTGCTTGATATGAGAAGTTAATCCATTGACCAATAAGTGTACATTGTTCTGAATATAAACGTTCTTCGTGAGAACCTTTCATCTTCACATCAAATTCTATACCATTCCAATAGCAAGTCAACACCCCTTCACCATTCCTATCTTCACGGCAAGCAATTACTTTTGCTTCTGAATCTTGCATAACTTTAACTTTAATAAGGTCATTGCTTCGATGGTTGTACTCATACTTACCTTTAAGATTACGGACAATTGTACCTTCATAACCTTCTGCCATAAATTCAGATACTGATTTTTGAAGTTGTGATTCAGTGTCGCATTGTGTGTAAGGAACCCATTTAACAAACTCACCATCCTTCATCAACATAGTCTGTTTTCGTTTAGACCATACTTCATCTGAAGGGATATCAAAGATATGGAATTGCATAATACTGTGATTAGGGTTTTCTTTATTACGCACAGCAGATACAATATTCTGAAGTTTCATACCATGATAATAGAGTTCACCATCTAAACGTTCATAATTATTGGTGGTTAACAGATAATGTAGCTCATCTTCCAATTGTTTATGTAGTTCATAAATTTTACCTTGTCGAGAGATTGCTTTCACTTGGTTATCTTCATCCAAGAATACCATGGCACGGCAATTATGTACTAAGATATTCTCGGCAAAGTAGTTATGGTTATCTTCTACTTCTATATCATACTTACTGTACTTAACATTAGGTAGATTACGAACTATTGGTTTTTTAAAAACCTCCATAGAAACGTCACCTATTTCCACTTTTTCATTTGCAAAAGTCTTTAATTTCCTATCACAAAAACCGCTTGCAACAGATGCTATACGAAATAATAAGTAACAAGAAGATGGGGTATCAAACCATAAGGTTTTATCTTTTTCTGTAGTCACTACTGTAGGTTTAACATTATATAAATCTTTAAAAAGTTTTACAAAACCTTTTATTGTTTGATCTGAATATCTTGCAACCGATAAACTGAGTCTTGGAGTTAAAGGATTACTATTATTTTCATGGTACGTTCCATCATCAAAATACCACACTGCTAGAGAAATATCTGAGAAATAATCTTTAAGTTCCTTTACATCAAGGTGTTCCAATCTTTTACCATAATTATCTGAGTTTTTATTGGTCTCATACAATACGGATATGTCAAATGGTAATGAAGTACATTTCCCAATGGTGTATCTCTTACAATTAGACCCATAACCAGAGGTATAACTTGACTTGTTTACAGAACAAATCTTACTGTAATATTCACTCTTCCTATCACCATAACTCTCATCAGAATCACATACAGAAAAAATAATTCTATAAGAATTACCCCACCTCTTCTCAAAACTTGCACAACTATCCCCTAATAAAGATCCGAGAATAAAAGCTTGAAAATCTTTCAGATTATTACTAGATAAAACCTTACAATCAGTTTCTTCTAGTTTATCAACACAGACCCACCCTTTATCAGTGTATATTTTATGATTTCCTGTTGCAATAATTTGGTTCTCGTCGGTTAATACTTTATAAAAATCTCCACTATCACTAAGTCCATTATTAAAATAATTCACCACCTTTTTCAACTCTAACTTTCCAGTTTTTAAATTCTTAGAGTATACTTTTACTGGTAACCTATTTTCAACAATATATCCTATTTTCAGGTAACCCTTATCAGTCCAGATACGTGTATCATATTTAAAACACCCATCCAATTTTGGTTGAATGTCACATGGGAACTTAATCTTTTCAGGCTTCTTGCTACCATCAATTGCTAACATTGGAAGAAGTTTACCAACTGACTCTGCTTCTTTGATTGAAGTGCGGTACAGTTTATTATCATGTTGCTTCTGCCATTTAGCAAGTGCTTCTAACATAGCTTGTTCATGTGGTGATGTCTCATTAGCTTTGCCAACATTCTTTGGTGTACAGATAGTTTCTTTAGTTTGAAGTTTACCACCTACACGACCCCATTCAACAATAACCTTATCATCTTCAACAAACACAGACCATTGCTTTGCGGAACCATTCTTAGGTTCACCATAAAGTGTTTCTTTAATTTTCATAAAATAATCCTTCTACTTAAAACTTTGGTCGTGCTTGGTAGTACACAACACCATCAGCCCCAATCCGAGTAACGCTTGAAAGTTTAAGGTCTTGATTGCGGTAGATTGAAACTTTCTTAGTTTTTGTATCATAGCTCACAAGATAATCACAATCTTTACGGAATTGTCGTGATTCTACAGTGCCGGATGTTGATACTGTGATATTGATTAATTTACCTTGAGTGTTGCGGAAGAAATTACTATTACCCTCTTGCACCCAACCCATTTTAACAGCAACCTCTTTAGCAATTTTACGTGAAATGTTATTCGCTTCCATAATGTTTCTCCCAAATTTCAATAATTTCTGATTTAGTAAACCAACTTACGCCACCATTGACAGAAGATTTACCATATTGTTTCCAGTTAATAGCTTTAACTTGTGATATGAATGTATCAAGTGGTGATTGCGTTGTCAAGTAATATCCTCTATTATTTTTACAAACTTCATCTGGTGATATCAGTTTTGTTGGGGCTGCACCAAACATAAATAAGTCTGGACATTCATGTTTCTTCACAAAAGAGAACTTGTCTGTAAACTCTTTACCTTTAACCTTACGATAGTTTTGTGTGAAATCTTCCGAACATGACCAAACTTGAAAAACACAAGGTACATGATAATCTTCCCCATCAAGTAAGAAGCTATTAACAGGGAGTATCATTTCCCCTAACAGTTTCCAATTATCAGGGAATACTTTCTGACTGGTATATTTCTCAAATACAGAAGGGAGTACAAAACCAATATAGGTACACCCCTGCTCAATACCTTTTAAGATGAACTTTTTAGTCAACATGTTCCTACTACCAAAGGGTGGATTACCAAACATTACCCATTCACCTGAAGAAGTATGTTTATATGACAACCAATCTTGTTGTATAATGTTTTCACTCTCAGGCTTTATATCATAAGCTATACAATCTACTTGTAAAGAGAAACTACCATTGCCAGCAGACGGTTCTACCCAAAGGATGTCATCTTTAATAAAACACTTTAGGAAATCTATACATTCTTTAGCAACAGCAGGTTTAGTGTAAAATTTATCATCTTTTGACTTCTTTTTAATAGGATTCTTAGGCAAAGTTATCTCCTTTATTCATACTCAATTTCATTCTCCTGTAATAAATCTTCTAAATAATCAATACGACTTTCTGCAGATTGTAAGTCATCCTCAAGTATTGTACACTTCTCCTCGAGTTCGTAAATAGCATTGGAACGTACTCTTTCTTCAAAGTCAGACAGCATATATTCAAGCTGTTCACCATCTCTGAAGTTAATCTCTGTGATATACTCAAATATAACGTCATGGATGAAATCTTCGATAGTTTTGCCAATAAGCTTAGATTGTTTCATTCAATTATCCATCATTTTAAAAGCATGTTCAACATCTTCAAAGAAAGTATCAGGACTTCCGTCCATAAAAGTTTCATTCTCCCAATCTTCAAACTGCTGAACAGAATAATTCTCCTTGACAATAAAAGCAAGGAATACTGGCAAAAAGAAACTATTTGTTACAAGATTAATAAATCCTTGAGCTGAACCTTTTGTTGGCAAAGTACCTTGTTTACAGAAGTCACAATATAGGTGACAAAGTGTTGTTGTATTAAGCATTGTGTTCTCCTATTAAAATAAAAGCCCTATCTTTTTACAGATAGAGCTATTGTGCATTAATCTTCTACAGTGTCAAGTGTATCTAGGATACGAGAGCGAAGTTTTTCAATTCCGATATTATGTGAATATTTAACTGATAAAGTATCAGCAAGAGATTTCAACATAGACATGTCTTGTGTGGTTTTGATAACTTCCAAATCTACAGGTAGTTCATTATAGTCACCAAAGATTGAATCAAATTCTTCATCTTCCATTTCACCTGTAATTAGACGAATCAAGGTAGATTTATCTAGAGTTTCCAATTTGTCTTTGGGGAGAGATTCTGCGAACATAGCTTCAAGTTCTTGTTCAAGATTTTTCTCATCTTCTTCCATACGTTCGATAGCTTCAACATCAGTAGTTACAATAGTACATTCTTCACTAACACTGTTTGTAAAGTAACTAGCTGTTTGGATAGCCTTCTGAAGAACATAAGCAGGGTCAAAATCATTATCTTCAGTAAGAACTTTAAGTGCTGCGTCTGCATGGTAAGAGCCACTACCAATTGAAGCAAAATCTTCATTCTTCAAAATACTGAAATTAGGTTGCATTTCATATAGACCTCCACGATAACCAATTAAGAAGTTACCACCTTGGTGCTCACCTTCTCGGAATTCCCCAACCCCATAGTTAGCTAGTGTTGTTCGGAAACTTTCAATGACATCCAGTTGAAGGTACTCTCGATCAGTCATACCTTCCATACGTGGTGGTTGCTCCCAGTTATATTGGAGAATTTGACCTACACGGAAAGATCCACAATATCCAAAAATGAATTCACCGTTTTGGAACACTTTAGTATCAGGGTATACCTTATGAGTAAATCCATTCGACCCCATCAAGTCACCTGCCATCCAAACATGACCTTCTTTAATTACACCTACAATACAAGTCATAAACATCTCCTCTATTTATTCATACTCAATTTCATCAATAACAAAATCCATTTCCATATAATACTCTTTGTTATCTAAAACTCTGTCAATTGCAAGAAGTTCCCACAATTCTGCCATAACATGAAAATCTTCAGAACGTGAACCTACTGCTTTGATGTTTAGAATCTTTCGCAAATCTTGAATATCTTTGAAAACATCAACAATTTGTTTCTTGCAAGGAAAATCCACCCAATCTGGTAAGTTCATTACATCTTTCGCACTTGTGCAAGAAATAGCTTCTGATTCTGAAAAGGTTAATTCACGTTTATGAAAGATTCGTGTTACAAAAGAGTCATTCTCTTTGAGAAGGTTATTCTCATATTGCTTTGCAAATTCAGCTACTTTCTGATTAAGTTTAGGTTCCAAATCATCAGGGTGTGGATAATTGTTATCAAGTAGATTCTTAATTTTCCAAGTTTTAACAAGACCAGATGCCATAATATTACTCCTCTTTGGTTGATTCAGTTTTGAGTATATAGCATCTGGAAGTGTTGTCAAGAGGTTATTTGATTACCACTGACCATCTTGTTCAAATACTTTGGTGAAGTGTGCAGAGACTCCTAGACGACAACAATCATCGGGTGTAAATTCTACGAAACCTACCTCGTCATGTGGGTGAGTCTTAATCTTACGCAATAGGTAACTTAGGCCATTCTCCCCAGTTAATGCGGACTGTGTAACATCACCAGTAATAATAATTTGTGCACCTTCTTCCATGCGGGTAAGCAGGGACTTTACTTGTGCAACAGTGGCATTCTGAATCTCCTCAGCAATTAGGATTGATGTTGGTGAGACACTGATACCTTGTAATTTCTCTAGGCTTACAATTTGAATTCCAGCTTGTTCATTGAAAAGGACATCCACATCTTCTGTGCGAAGATTATTCTTCAGAATACCCGCACCAAGATATTTTTTAAGTTTCAAGAGAACACTCATACAGAAAGGAAGCATCTTCATAAAATCATTACCGGGGATATGACCAGCCTCATTACCAAGGACTTTGTTTGGGCGAGTAATCATAATATTCTCTACATCACCTTCCAACCAACGCTTAGATGCGTGCCACCCCATCAATTCACTTTTGCCTGAGCCTGCACTTCCTAATAGTACGGTACACTGTTTAGTCGCCATAAGTTGTAAAGCTTTTTTCTGGTTCTCATTCTTAGCCGTCAAAGGAATTACACTTGCTTTACGTTCTTCCTGAAACTTCTGTGGTTGAACTTCTTGTCGGGTACGTCCTTCTTTCTTAGCATCACGACGATCTTGAACTGCACGACGATTTTGTTTAGCCATGTACACACCTCCCTTGGTGTTATAGATTATCTTTAAGAACTTTTTCTTTTGAAATGTAACCTAGTTTTGGTGACCAGTATTTTACCTCTCCAAATAGGTCAGTTCTGATTGAAAAGTGTGCCCAAGACATTTGGCTTCCGTTTTTAAGTGGTCCAGTCTCTACGAAACAAACACTATATTTATCGTAGTAGTATTGTTCCCTCTCAATAAACTTCTTACGTAACCATACACCACCTTTATCACATTTCACATCTACAGCAGCTCCACGAGAATGGTCTGATAATGACCAGAAGTGTTTTTCATAACTTCCATAGAATTCATCATCACGCAAACCGCTTTGTGTAAATGTACCATTCCAAGGGGTATTAACTGTAAGAGGTACATCACAATCATGTCGAAACTCATCTAGGAACTCCAGGATGCGTTGGTCGAATCGTCGTAGACCTTGAATCCCATCCTTAGCAAATACTTTTGGTGGAAGAACTTCTTTAGCAAAGCCTTCTAAAGTTTTAGAAAAATACTTTGGCTCAAATTTAGCCATTTACTACCTCTCATTGCTTAGTAAACAAATAATCACCTTTCGGTAAATTCAATCTCATAACAACATACCTTGTTAACATTTGCTTGCACATTCCATCTGCTGGGCAGATAAAAGATACTTGCTCTTGTGTAGAAAGGTTTGTTGCTACAAGAGTGTCTCCTTTGTTGAAACGAAGTTTCATGAGGATTTTTCTACAAATAGTAGGTTGAATGAAAGTTCTTTACCTTCGATACCAAATCCACTACAAGCTACAAATTCTTGTTCATAGTCATAATAACAATGATTATAATGTGCAGAAAAGAATCCTTCACCGTAAACAGGCAACTCTTTCGACAAAAACTTTTTCTGTTCTTCTGATAGCTTGTTAAGAACAAAGTAATCACCTTCTTGGATTACATAATCCGAACGCACCAGATTGTCAAAACTGGATTCTTCTTCCTCAACATATGCTTTTGGTGGAAGTAACTCTTCACGAGAGGGTTCTGGGTAGAAGAAAGATGAATTGATATCAACATCCTTATTACCAACACGAACAGTATAAGTGGTTAAAGAAAGTTCTTGACTATTTTTATTAATATATCCAATTAATAGATAATCTTTATCGTGTTCAAGAACTCCAGCCCATACATCAAGAATATCGTTATATTTATTGAAAGTAACATACTTTTTCATAAAATCTCCTTTGGTTGAACGATGAATTCCTTTTCATCATAGGTTAAGGTATGGTTGGTGTCAAGAGTTATAGTTCAAAATCTTTAAAGTCTTCTTCATGTACTACACTATCAATTTGCCCCACCAAGTAAGAGTTGATTTCAGTTTCCTGTGGTGCAACTTGCACGTTGTCCGAGGTCAGCCAAGAATTAATCCATGGAATTGGATTCTTTGTTACACCATCAAAGGCTGGTTTTAATCCTACAGCTTTCATACGGATGTTAGTGATGTACTCCACGTACTGGCACAGGATATCTTTATTCAAACCGATCATTGAACCGTCTTTGAACAGATATTCTGCCCATTCTTTCTCTTGTTCAGCCGCTTCAACAAACATGTTATAACATTCTTGTTCTAGTTCAAAACCAATCTGCATGAAAGATAGATCATCCTGACCATTTCGTAGAATATTAATCATTTGTTGAGTTCCGGCAAGGTGGAGTGCTTCATCACGAGCAATTAGCTTGATAATTTTCGCATTACCTTCCATCAACTCACGTTCTGCGAAAGCAAACGAGCAAGCGAAGCTTACATAGAAGCGAATCGCTTCAAGAATATTAATAGACATCAAGCACAGGTATAGTTTCTTTTTAATATCATTCAGATCATAAAACTCCCCTCGCTGCCACAATTGGGACAGTTCAATTAGTTCATCATAATACTTACTTACACTAGATGCTCGTTTAATAATCTCCTCGTTAGTCACTATATCATCAAAGATGACAGAAGGGTCTGTTACAATATTACGAATAATATGTGTATACGAACGTGAGTGAATTGTTTCCGAGAATGACCATGTTTCAATCCAAGTCTCTAGTTCAGGTAGAGATACAATCGGCAGTAGAGCTACATTAGGACTACGGCCTTGAATAGAGTCTAGCAATGTCTGATACTTCAAATTAGATGTAAAGATGTGTCGTTCATGTTCAGGCAGTTTTTGGTAGTCGATACGGTCTTTAGATACATCAATCTCCTCTGGTCTCCAAAAGAAGGACAACTGCTTTTCAATAAGTTTTTCAAAAATAGTGTGTTTTTGTTGATCATAACGAGATACATTAACAGATTGTCCGAAGAACATAGGTTCTTTAAGTTGGTCATTTTTATTCTGATTAAAAACTGAGTATGTCATTTATTCTCCTTTTAAAAGAGGGTGTATTCCAACCCTCACAATATTTAAATCTTACAAGCACCACTATCACATGAATCATCTTCTTGGATAATAACTTCATCTTGTGTATCAGAAGCACCATCACGAGTGTTATGATAATAGAGAGTTTTAACACCAAGTTTATATGCTGTCAACAAATCTTGCAGTAATTGTTTCATTGGTACTTTACCACTTTCATAACGACTTGGGTCGTAGTTGGTGTTGGCCGAAATGGATTGACATACAAACTTTTGCATAATACTTACTAGCTCAAGATAACCTTTGTTTGATGGGATTTCCCACAGCAACTCATAATTATCTTTTAGTTTTTCAAACTCAGGCACAACTTGTTTAAGGATTCCATCCTTAGAAGCTTTAACAGATACATAACCACGAGGTGGTTCAATACCGTTAGTTGAGTTAGAAATCTGGGCAGATGTTTCTGCAGGCATCAAAGCTGAAAGCGTTGAGTTACGCATTCCATATTTAACAACATCTTTACGAAGATTATCCCAGTCATAATGTAGAGTCTCATTATGTAAAGTATCTACAGCAGCTTTGTGTCTGTCAATAGGCATGATACCTTTTGCCCATTTTGTTTCATCAAACTTAGGACATTTGCCTTTCTCTTTTGCCAGTTTAACAGAGGCTTTAATCAGGTAATATTGCATAGCTTCAAACGTACGGTGCACAAGATTGTTAGCACTACCATCCGAATACTTAACCCCATTCTTAGCCAGATAATGAGCAAAATCAATCACACCAACACCTAACGTACGTCTATCCATGGTTGACCGATAAGCCGCTGGAAGTGGATAACTTTGGTAATCAAGAAGATTATCTAATGCTTCCACAATAAGTTCAGCAAGTTCCTCGAAATCATCTAAAGATTCAATCTTACCAAGATTGAAAGCCGCAAGTGTACAAAGTGCAACTTCACCATCTTCATCATTAACATTCATTAAAGGTTTTGTAGGTAGTATGATTTCTAAACATAAATTGCTTTGTTTACAAGGACTTACGTTCTCATCAAATGGACTATTAATATTACAATGGTCTACATTCTGGATATAAATTCGTCCTGTAGAGGCTCGTTCATTCATTAACCAAGAGAATGCTTCTACAGCTTTTACTTTTTTCTTACGGATACTAGGGTTACTTTCCGCTTCAATATACAATTTTTCAAACAAGGCTTGATCTTGGAAGAAAGCATCGTACAAACCTTCTACATCAGATGGTGAGAAAAATGTGATTTCCCCTCCCTCTACCAAGCGTTGGTACATAAGCTTATTAATTTGTACACCATAATCCATATGACGTACACGGTTTTCATCAACACCACGATTGTTTTTGAGTACAACTAAACTTTCAAACTCTAGGTGCCACATTGGATAAAATAGGGTCGCAGACCCACCTCTTAATGCCGTTATATTCGAATGATTGCGCTAGTATCATCCCGTTCTCTTATGAACTGCTACATGTCTCCATGCAGACTAGACTATATCTTCTCCGGTAATTTTACTACGGAGGTTCCTGTTTCGGAGTGCTTACCCCTACTCCCCTTTGGGATAGTCGTTGAACTTTACCCTATAATCTTCAAACTTTACTTAAGTATAACTTCTTTGTTCTACATACTGATGACCTAGATATACCATACTTCTTCTGTAACTCCTTGTTAGAGAGTCTACCTTCGATAATATCTAATATCAAAGCTTCTCTAACAGACTTACGAAGATTTGCGGTCTTTTCTCTTGGGTAATCCAACTCTCCTGAAAGAAATTTTGATTCCTTTTCAGAGTCAACTACGTGTTTCCAACACTCTCTTCTACGGATGTGTTCAACTAGACCCCGTGACACAATAAACTCTTTGGCAATTTCCTTTATAGTTTTATCAAAACTATATTTTACCATAAAAGCTACATCTTCCGTTATTGTTGACATTGGATTATTCTCTCCAGATACATCGTGTCTGTTTTTAATCCTTCTTGCATTTTCTTTTTGTGTCACCCACTCAAGATTACATACACGATTGTCATCTCTTACTGCATTCAAATGGTCTATTTGTAGGGATTCTTCGAAAGTGTCTGACAACCACACTCTACCGACTAACCTATGAATAGAATAAGTTTTCCCCGACGGGTATAGTGTTACTCTAAGGTAACCTGACCTATCATACCTTAAGCTTTTTAATACCTTAGTAGTTCTATTCCGAATATTCCCTAAATCAGAGACTTCGTAATTTTCCTCAAAAGGTATAGTTTTCCAATTCTCCAATATAACCTCCTATTTTTAAAGAAGATTATAGGGTCTTAGCTGCTGATTACCAATTGTAATATCTTAAGTTTTTTAAGCATTCACACTCACCTTTACAGGTCATGTTGTAGCACTTAAGCTTTATGGCTTCCCAGCAATTTAGGAACTCATAATATGGTATGTTTCCACACCACACGGCTATTAATAACCTTGTGAACAACTTTTTACTGCTGACTGAAAATGCTTATAAAACGGGATACAACCTGTGTGTACGGCAGAACCATTACGAATAGAAGATCCTTCTGCTCGGATAGCTCCAGCATTAATACCAATACCAGCCCGTTGAGATACATATTTTACAATTGCTGCTGACGTTGCATTAATTGAATCTAAACTATCCCCACTCTCAATCAAAGTACAAGATGAAAACTGTCTTGTTGGTGTACGTACACCCCCCATGATTGGGGTGGGTAGTGAGATTGAAAAAGTAGATGTAGCATCATACCACTTTCTGACCTTTTGCATCCGTACCTGGTTATCAGACTCTTTAGAAAATAAGCACATACCTACTAACATATATAATATCTGAGGTGATTCGTACAACTGTCCTGTGACACGATTTTGTACCAGATACTTACCCTCCATCTGCTTTACCGCAGCATAAGCTAAGTTCTTATCTCGATCATGTTGGATACAAGCGTCCAACTCATCAATATCTTCTTTGGTATAATCTTTAAGAATATGTTCATCATAAACACCTAGTTGAATATTTTTAGTAACTAGATCGTATAAACTACAAGGTTCAAATTGACCGTATACACGTTTACGAATATCAGAGATTGCTAGTCTTGCGGCGAGATATTGATAATCTGGGTTTTGCACTGAAATCAAATCTGCTGCTGTCTTAATAATGACCTTTTGAATATCTTCACTCTTAATACCATCATAGAACTGAATTTGAGATTTAAGTTCCACTTGGGATACTGAAACATCCAGACCTTCTGCACAACCAGTGATCATTTTATGGATTTTCTCTAGATTGATAGGTTCTAGGCTACCATCACGTTTTGTGATATTGATTGTCAACTTACTTTCTCCTTATTTGTTATAATATAATTGATTTCATCTAGAGTTATACTCATAACACCTGCTGTGTAAGAAGCCTCTTTGCATATTAAATCTTGGTATTTTTCTATAAGGTTTAAATCTCCTTTCACGTAAAGACTACTTGATGCAGTAAACTCATCTAAACTAATGACTTTACCTGCCCTTCCACCAACACGTCTAATTGTGAAATCATAATCCTCTGGATTACCTTTTTCAAGATATTTATTAAACTTTAAAACTTCTCTAGGTTTACGAACCCATATTTGAAATACACAAGGGACATTGTAAACCACTCCATTAAGAATGAAGCTATTATCAGGTAAATCCACCTCTAAAGCAACAGATAAATTATGGGAAACTTTCTCTTGGAACAATACCTTCTTAAAAGTTTTTGGTAAGATAAACGCAATAACAGTAGCCCCATATTTTTCCGAGTGGTTAATAAATTTTAGAGCTAAAGAACTTGCAAAACCAAAAGGTGGATTTCCTACTACAATTTTGTTCTCAAGATCATATATATCAAAAAAATCAGATTTTACTACGCTTTCGTGTTTAGGTTCAAGATCGTAAGCTTCCCATGTCAGGCTATTATCCAAGAACGCTCCACACCCTGCACTGGGTTCTACGAAAGTATAATCTGTCTTACCTAGATAATTTGTTAGTAGTGATAAGCAATATTGAGCAACCTCTGGGCGCGTATAGTATTGATCGAGAGAATTCTTTTTACTCATCTAAAAACACCTTACCTTTCTCAGACACTTCCAAGGATCTCCAATCTTTAAACCAAAGTTTAACACTATAAACATCTTTCAAGTTGATAAAAATACAACCAGAATAATTCTCCTTAGCATCACTCAATATATCTGTACCATCTTTACTACGTCCAAAACCCTTAGTTAATGATGGAGATATGTCAAAAGTATTATCCCTAGAACACCAAACCTTCCAACGATTACCTTGAAAATCCTCAAGACACACCAAATTCTTTTTGTCTAAGTGCAGCACGGATAATTCTGGAAAATAGTCACTTAAAATATACGGGATCACTTGTGCTAATGCGGAAGTCTTCTTCCAAAGTATTTTAGAGGTATAATCTTTAAAGTAGTTTTCTAAGTTAATAACACATTTCACAATAACCCCCTGTTAATCTCGTACTGATTCGCAAAAGTTATCATATTCTTCATCATTCTTCCAACGTTGAAAATCAAGATAACCTTCCCATTCAATATTTTTATATCCAAATAACTCTGCATCAGATTTCTTAGTATAATCTACATCTGTCAATCCAAGGCGAGTCAAATCTTCTGTATTAATTTCTTCTTTCATTAAATCACCTTTCTAGATTTAGGATTGTTTGGGTCATAATCACCCACTTCCAGAATATCAATCAAATTTGTAAGATGTGCATTACCTGTCACAACAGCACATTCTTCATAAAGTTTAGATAGTGGATGTGGAATATTAGTATAAACAATCTTACCTTTTTCGTCAAGAGATTTTACTCTGTTTCGAAGATAGCCCTTTATGACCAAACCTTCTTTAACTTTACTAGGTGTTTTTTGACAACGGAACAATTGCATCCGAGTTTCAATCTTCTTTGTAATATCAAACCCTATCAGAAAAAGTGCTTGCTTTTGGGTAAGTTCTTCACCTTTCAGAGTAGTATACCGTTCCATCCATTGATTAAGTGTTTCCAGTGAAATTGCTGCTAATTGCATATACTACTCCTGAATAAAGCCTTGACGGTTTGCAGAGGATTCAACGATTTTATAAATAGGTTCATGAAAATCATCGAGGAAGCGTTGCATCGCATCAGAAACCCGTTGTTCCAAGATTTCTGGGGTAATGTTACAATCTTCATAGCACTTCTTCATGAGGGTTTCGAATTTAACAGATTCCTCCATCAATTGGTCTAGCATACTGTCTTCAAAAGTAACTTTGTATGAATTAGCAAATACTTCTTTAACAAAATCATGCTCTTTTAAAAGTTCATCCATTTCTGAGATAGCTTCTTCATCTAAACCAAGATAGTTATACATCCCAATTTGGAGATTCTTCATCATTTGCTTTTCTAGATTAGCAAAATATTGTTGTTTTACATCTGACATTTATTCTCCTTATACTTCTCCTTTGGTAGAACAATAGAACCATATTCAAAAGGTTTAGTCTCTCCAAAACTTACAATCATTGAGGGAAAAGGTGCTGGATTAAGCTTACCGTGTTTACCATACAGACTGTTCTTCTTACCGTAAACAATCTCTTGTTCCCAAAGCCACTCCCAATACTCATCCATACCGAAAGTAATACGACCTTTTACGAATCGGATAGATGTGGCTTTGTTTAATATAATGTCGTGGTATAGTTCTGTATCTGTCCTAGATGGGATCAATACATCCGCAATAACACCATCATATTCACACCAATCAACAACTTTCTCGATAAATTTCTTTTGATTACGACCATACTCAGGGTTAACAAACATTTGAATAGGTTCACCGAGTGCTGTTTGGAAACCTTCTAAAGTTTCGTAAGAGAACATGTCCATTTCTGGTGTGATGTACATATTACATTTTGCTGTTTCAGGCAATGCGCAAGGGTCGAGATTATATTTACGTCCTAACTGTTCTTGGATACTATAAAACGTCTTCCATCGAGTGCCCCATTGTTGATTTTGTGATGAAAACATTAAATCTTTATTCAACTATACTTTCCTCCAAATATTAACACCGACATTATCACATAGTGGTACAGTTTCTACAACCTTAAAATCAGGATTATTTTCCCAAAGGTTTGTATCAATAAAAGTATCACATCCATAAGAAGCATTGATCTTAGTGTGATGAACTTCCTCTACAAATGGGAAGAGTTGTTCATAGATTGATTTTCCACCAATAATCCAAATATTACCTCTAACACGATTTAAGTATTCCGAATGGGATTCCCATGCTGACACATCTGTGACAATATTCCCAATACCTGCTGCCTTTTTATTATGAGAGATAATCCAGTTTAATCTGTTAGGTAACCCATTCTTAAAGGGTAAACTTTCAAAAGTCTTACGCCCCATGACAACAGTTTTACCTTGTGTGATATCTCTAAAGTATTTTAAATCTTCTGGAATGTGCCAAGGTAATGAGTTTTCATAACCTAACCCTCCATTGATATCTGTTGCCAAAATCATTTTAATCATGGAAACTCCTACTCACTAAAAGGAAACACAATCTTACCTAAGTGTTCATATCCTGTCAAAGTAAAGTATTCTCTTGCATGACAATTACTTTTGGTAACATCCTCTAGGTGTTCTACCCAGCCATTAATCTTAAGTTCTGGATGAATATCTAATGGTGTGCGTGACAACTGTTCTTTTAAAGGTTCAATCTGGTCTTCATAAATATGGCAATTGATAATTTTATGATAAACCTTATCAGGGATATTACCTGTAATCTTAGCCATGAGTTTTAGTAGGAACATAAAACTTAGACTATTAAACGGTACGCCCAATGGTAAATCTCCGCTGCGTTGAGTAACAGTTAAACTTAGTTTACCCTTCACAAGACTCCAGATATGTTCAAATGCACATGGACGTAAACAACCATATTCAAAAATTTCTGGCTTCCACATCTGATAGATTTCACCGCGATCATCAATACCTTTGCTTAGGTTGTTGTATATCTTCTCAAGAGTATCACCTGTAACAGCTCCATACACTAAACCTAAATCATTCTCTCCTTTACGGTGTGGGTTATTATTCCAGCTCGTATTTTTGTTGGCATTTGAGAACCATGTTGGAGAGCCAATATTCGCAAAGTCTTGTGCATTTGTATATTTGCGAAGGTAACCAATGATTTCTGCAATAGCTGACACTGTGAAACATTGCTTTGTAGTAAGAAGTGGGACTTCACCTTTAGCTACATCGTAAACAAAATCGTGATTAATTACTGTAAGACACTTTTTACCTGTGCGTTCGTTATAAAGCCATTCACCTTCATCAAGCACCCGATGACAAAGTTTTAGGTAATCTTCTTCGTATTTAAGCAAGAATCACCTCACTTCACACGACGATTAATTTCATTCACAATTTGAGACTTTCGTGAACCAGATGCATTCTTCAATTCGGAACGCAATGCTTCAAGCGACATTTCTTTAACACTTTTACGCTGTTTATTCTTTGCCATTATCATTCTCCTTTCTAAATTATAATCTTACTCAACCAAAACAACCCTGTTATTAAAATAGCTATTCCATTAGCTACAGTCAATATTACCACATAATCACATTTTGTCAATGGTTTAGTTGTCAAATAATGCAAGAATTTTCCAATAACAATTGTGATTATGATGTAGAGTATTAATAATTCAACCATACTTACTCTAGAGGCTTATCCTCTTTCTGATAAACACCACTTGCTTCACACAAATCTGCTAAAATGCACATAAGATGTGGGACAAGTTTAGGTTGATAAATATCTTCTTCACTTTGTGGAATAGGTAATCCTTGTTGTGTGAAAAGATGCTCAATTAAGGCTTTGGTTTCTTTCATGTTAAATCACCGATTAGTTACATTCATAAGTAAACTTGCACGTTTATCTTTAGAAAACAAATTAACACGTCCCCGAACAAAACTCCCACAATCTTGACAACGATACTGTTGGAATTTACTCAGTGATGTATAAGCATAACCATCTTCAACAAGATGTGTAGAGCCACATGTGCAACGTGTGTGTGTATCATCCAAGTAGAGTGCATAGTTTACAGAACGATCATCCCAAGCACGTAGTTTTAACCACAATTCCTCTAAAGATAATACATCATAGATGTTATAAACTCTCATTTCTTCCCAAGCTTCTTCATTCTCAAGCATACATTGCTTCCAAAGTTCAAAACCAGCGAAACTCCCATGTGTCTGTTTCTTAAATTCAACACAAAGCTTATCAGTCATCCATTCAAGCTTATTAGACGTGAACCCAAACTTACGTTTAGCAATATCAAGAGTATCTTCTGTTTTAACAGGAGAGTATGGTTTGTATCCATTCATAATCAGACGAGCATTAAGTTTCTTGATGTCAAATCGTCGATGGTTTTGACCGACAACCACCTCTGCTTCATCCATAAGGCACCAAAGGTCATGTAGTAACTCTGAATCATCTTCGGTATTTACCTTACCTTTTAAGTCTTTATACATCACATCGTCGGAACCAAGCCATTTCGCTGAGTAGCTAAGAATATACCATTCACTCTCAATTTGATTAAGTCCAAAGTTCTGATTCCATAAAGACCACCCATATAAAGTACATGGGGCAGTTTCCAGATCGATCAGAAGCACTTTAGGATGTAGAGTTTTTAAAGTTGTATCACTCTTACTATACTTCACCTTACCTTCCCGCCAATCAGAAAGGATATAATTTACACTAGATTTCTTCTTCTCAGAAATCCCTAATTCACGACAAATCTTACGAGATGAAACTCCCTGTAAATGAAGTTCAATGATTTTATCAACTTGCTCTTGTGTATATTTTGACAAACTACTCTCCTTTCTCAAGTAACTTCTTCTCTTCACGAAGCTTAACATTTCGCGCATATTCAAGTTTATAAATAAACTGTGCAGCTTTGGTTACAGTTTTAAATTTCTTCAATTTATGGTTGATTGTGACAAATCGACCTTCTCCATCTTTAATGTAAATGAATCCATTGATACGAGGTGTGGGATGGAACCAATAATCTTTAGGGTTGTTCAAGAAAGTTCTCCTTACCAATCAATATTAATAATATATTTACCTTCTGGGATTAATCCCTTGCTATGAAGATCCTGTAAAATCATGGAGGAGCTAGGGTAGAAGTTTCGCTGCCACCATAATTCAATACCAAATTTATCATCTCTCTCATCCAATTCAGACTTTAGTGGTTGGTTAGGGTTACGTTCCAACCAAGCCTTAAAAGAAACCACCATTTTATGGTGATTTACAATCTCTGGTAAGGTATCGTTTGGGTAATCGTGTACATATTTTGGAGGAACACTTACTCGATGGATACCTCTTGGTTTACAATCGTCTTGTTGTTGAAAGCAATATGGTCTACCATACGTGGCAACCACTAGCTTATCCAAATCAAAAGAATCAATCATCTTTACATCTTCAATCTCTAACATAAAACTCTATTTCCTCTTATAAAATGTGTGGTTATCAATTGTAGTAACCTTCTTCATCCTTGATGAAGTGCTCCACTCTGGAGTGATGTTCACATGATGATAGTGATCCACCCCTTGTGACAACGAAAGAAACAACTCTTTATTAAGAATGTACTTATCTACAAGTTTAGTTAATCTCTTAATTTGATGTTTATCTTTCATTAAATCATCACGACCATCCGATGACCACGAATACTGAAATTTCTGTTTAATTACCTCACAAGGTGTATTTGGAAAGTTCTTAGATTTAACACGATTGAACACACTATTGAGAACCATAATGTTTGCCATATCAGAGTCACTGCGACTTTCATGGTAAAGATTCATCACAAGGCAAGTTCTGTCACCAACATCAGCTTTCATGATATCGTGAACATTCTCAACCTCACTACTCTTTGCATCACAACTTACCAAGATTGCAGAAGCAACAAGTGTTCCAAGCAACATTGGCATTGAAAAGTCTAATGCTTTATCGAAGTGTGGCACAAGTCTCTGCTTGAGTTTATTCTTTAATTTACGCATCATCTAATCTTCCGTTCAAGGTGTTGATGACCACAATCTTGACAAGTAGTTACATGAAAGCATTCTGTTTCTGTATAGTGTGTATTTGAATGACTACACAACAATCTTTTCCATAAACGTTTTAGCCAGTACATAAAGTTCTCCTTTTGGTGTCATAGGAATATTGATAATAACACAGAAACAATTATTGTCAACTGTTTTAATCCAATAAACCTAGTTCTTTAAAAGTAAGATTATTTGTATATTCAATATCCTCTTTGGTAACATCTAATCCTGCCAGAATATCATAGATTGTCAAATACTTACCATTACCAAGATAAAGGTCTTCATCTGGCATAGCATCATAGATTTTCTGAGCACTCAGAAGTTTTACTGCTTGATATTTATTAACTTTTGTCAAAACATTTTCTCCACGTCATAAACCCAAGATTGCATGTACATTTGAACAAGATCTTCCATTAAAGTTTTACTATCTGGCGCAAGATTATAATCTTCTTTGAGTCTCAAAAGCAAGTAATCTTTCCTCCAATATTTAACTTTCTTGCGCATCTCAGTGACATACATATAATGAAACTTTTCTTGGGAGTTGTCCAGTTTAAGATATTCTCCCATATTAATCAACATATCTGGAAAAGAAATTCCATACTTTTCTTGAATACGTGCTTTTTGATAAAGTTTCAGATATCGGCCTTCTAACATGTTGACCGCTGATTCCAGCACACCTCTGCAGCGACCCGGTTCATTATAAGGATTAATATCACAATTATCTTCATAGAACATATGAGAATGGTCGAGAACAGGCTTCTCAGGAGGATTACCGTGTATAGCACAGTTACCCCCTTGCTCACGAAGTTTCTCTTCTCTGACATCCTTCACATCCGTAGATTTAACCCACATTCTATCATCAAGAATTATTGACTTCGAGCGTCTCTTTCTACGTTTAGGCATTAACCTTCCTTAGATAAGCTTTACCAATATAATATGCATCAGGGATATCATGTGCACCAGTTGGTTTACTCTTTGATGAAGTTGTATAACCATCTACCAACCAAGCATCTTGAGTATTACACAGAGCTTTCTTCACCCACTTTTTCTCTTTCATCGGATTGAGCTTAGGTTTCTTACTCTTGAGGTAAATAATACCGTTCTTGTCAGAAGCATACTGTTCATCACCAATCAAATCTTCTCGTGCAATAGATTTAACTTCTGTTGGTGTAACAGTGATAATATCTTCTGGTAAAATCAAACCTTTCTCACAAAGAGTTGTTGTAATGTGGTAAAACAATCCACCAAGTTGAAAAACTCTATCACCTTTTGCACCAAAGGCAAGTCCTTCAAAGACAAGTTTCTCTGGTTTATGTTTCATGAAGAATTCTTCATATTGGTGCATAAGGTACATCAACTGTTGTTGCATAGTAGGGAAGTATTCACCAAACACTTTATCTTCATTACTCTTGTTGACACCACCTGTATGGAAGACTTCTCTGTCAATAGGAATACCATCTTTGAAGACAACAACCGCAAAATTACTATAGGATTGGTCATTTGCAAATATAATCATTAAAAATTTAATCCCCCATTAGTACTTTATAATCATATAAAGCTATATAAGCATCTTTACTTAAAGTGTCTTTATATTTTTCTGCCAACTTCTGTAATCTACCTTCCTTACATAGCTTGTATTCCAAAAATGCTTGATCTCTACTTTTATAGTAGTTACTAAGTTTACTATTAGATCTATATGTACCATTTTCTCTTAAGCCTACACCGATACCATAATCACTTCTGTTTTTATCATTCTTGGTTAAGGTAGTATTTATCTCTTTTGGTAAGAGTGTACATGTGTAGGGTGAGTATAATTTATTACCTTTAAATAATAAATCTTTATCAAGTTCATAAGTAGTATCTACACAAGAATCTGTATACCATTTTGCAAAGTTCTGAAAATTCAACCATATCGCATCTACCACACAATCTTTGTATGTAGGGTCTTTGTGTATATGGTCAGAAACATATACTCTTCTTAACATGGCACTCCACTTTTTGTATGCGATATTTACAATATCAGATGGGTCTTTTGATAATTTGAATTCCCCTGAACCTAAAATACCTTTTCCATAAACAGTTGGAGCTTCATAATCCTTGACATTACCAGATCTAAACGCTTTAAACGTAGTTTTTGTAGTACTACCTGTATTTAAAAATCTTACAAACACAATAGAACTGGTGACATAATTTTCAAGATACATCTCCCCATATTTCTTGCTACAATTAATAGTACCTTCTAATACCATTTGTTTTTCGCAAGGATGTTTTATCAATCCATTATTAAGATTACGTAATGTTGTTGTTACTTTTACTGTAGACCCTAAGAAATTTCCATGTATTACACTATTAGTTATATATTCACTAACTACAAAGACATGCCCTCCTTTAGTTGGGAACAGTTTACCTAAAACATGGTTTCGGTTTCTAAAATAAAGATCTCTTGCCTTTCTATTGGGGAATTTCCTCATAATACCTCCGTATAAGGCCATCAACCATCTGAACAAAAGCACATTTAGATAATGATTGGTCAATACCCAGTATTTTGGTCATTCACTTACCTCCAAATGTTCCTTGCGTTTTTGCTGCATTTCATAATGACTATCAAAATTAATTGATTCAAGCTTCGCTTTGATAATATCAATCCGTTCTGCAGCATCAGCCTTTTTCAAAGTTTTGAAACCTTTGAGGTCATCTTTGAGAATGCTTTCTACAAGAGACATAACTTCTTGAGAATGTTCTTCATTGCCAACATATACTTTTTGTGGTGGATAGTAAAGATTGTTGTTGGTGATTTTACTTGTATCAACATTGAAAGCTTTACATAACACATAAAAATCTGTCGGATCAGAAGGAGATCTAGTCATATAAGCAACTTTAAAATACGTGTTCATATATTCAATAGTTGGTACGTCATGAAGCACCCCTTTGTGGTCAGTGTATGTAATACCATATGGGAACATTTCTGCATATAGGTCTACCGCTTTTTGTAAGACTTCCTGTGGTGTTTTTAGACTTACAAAATCATTATATGCCTGAACATCACCATAATTGGTCTTATATTCTCGTAAATGTTGTAATGGTTTATAATGATCTGAGGTATCACCTAAGAAAAATGCCTGTAAAATCAACCACTTAAGTCCTGTGGCTTTACATTCCTTTTTAGGATTTTTAACCCCTTTCACTACTAGATCTATTTCCCCAACAGACATTGACGTGTCACCAATCAACCAAGGTTTTGGGAATTTAAATTTACCTTTATTAGGGTTGTCTTCTCCAGTATGTACCCCGAACGATATCAACAACTTTGCGTTTGATAGTGCGTCCTTATCTTCAGCTATGACCCCTTTTGTGAAGATATTAGTCTTCTTAAAATTCTTAAACCCCTCAGCCCCATGCCACTCTACGAAGTCATCATTTTCGTAACCTTGTGGTGCTAATAAGCCATTTAAATCTTTAATAACCCAATCTCTTGTCCTCTTTAGTAAGATTGGTCTGAGTTCGGAGCGTTGACCCTTATAAGGTTCTACAGTAGGTACATCATTCCTGAAACATTTACCTTCCCCAATACAGAATCTAATATTATCAATCAGGAACTGTTGTCTTAGGTTTTTAAGTTTAGTTCTAATCATGATCTGAACTTGTTCAAAAGCTTTATCCTCGGAACTATAATTCAATCTTGATTTCTGCTTGATTTCAAAATCGTCCACAGTATATGGTTCTAAACCTTTAGCTAATCTTTTAACATTCTCAGTACCTAACCATGAGTTTTCGGAAATCTCTTTTGTTGAACCTTTAAATTTTGTTATATTTTCAATCTCAAAGGTCTCTTTTGTTACAAGGTTTGTCACTTCAAGGTATAGGCTTTCTACAGAAGAACATGACTTCCAGACGATCCCGTCTCCATCAAGATACCATTCTGTGTTCTCATCGGTGACGGACTTTATATCATCAACCTGAATATTTGAAAATAACTTATTATCACTTTCATCACGAATAAACTCTTTCTTCTGGTCTAATTCACCACTATCAACAACCTGTCCCGAAGGTTTGAAACTCATTGAAAATTTATTTGTCATCATTTTCCTCTATAATGTTAAGTTTTGCAAAATCACCAAAGAATTCTCTAGCCTTTTTGTTATAATATTTTGCAGCTTCTATTTCAGAATTAAAAGACTTACGAGCAATCGTTTCTCCGTTATCTTTGGATATAGTTACATCCCACTTACCTTTACGATACGTAACACCTTTGTAACTTGTATGATTCCTACTGGGGGTTTTGTTGGCACTATTCTCTTGGTTAGTGCCTTCTCTGAGATTTGTGAGGCGATTATCTTCTTTTATTCCGTTTATATGATCTATAAGACTATCAGCATCTTTCCCATAAGCAACTTTCCACAAAACTCTGTGTTCCCTGAACAACTCTCCGTCAATACGTATTTCCCTATAACCTACAGACTTCTGCAAACTTCCGGCTTGCTTTCCAAGAAATCTTGTATTGTAAGCTTTATATGCTCGTAGATCTTTAAAGTAGGTTTTTGGACGTTCTTTGTAATAAATAATACCTTTATCCAAATCAAAATTAAAGAGGTAGATAAGCCTCTCTACAGAGGGTGTTGGTTTTATGGGCTTATCGACGGAACCTTCATTCCTATACCGACTAGTTCTCAACCGCTTACATCTAACACATTGCCCAGAGCATACCTCTCTTCTATCTATATGGTTGTACTTGCAAGGCTTCCCTGTAAAATAATATACCCCATTACTATTAAAGGCTTCCTTACGTGTTATTAAATCTCCATCGTATAATACTTCTACATCATCCATCCACAATCTCCATCAATACATCCTCAATCCACTCCCTCAGAATAGTTTTCTCTATGTGCAGGAAAGTCCCTGTTTGGTCAGAGACAATCTTCTCCATAATTTCATCTATCCTGAGAATTATTACTTCTTCTGTCAAAGTTATTCTCCTTTATCAAAGGTAATATTCTATTTTCTCAGGAAATCATTGTTTTGTGAAATAACCTTTTGGAATAAGTTATTACCAAAATGGGAGAACTTAATCTCCACCAAAACATGGATTATATTCCCAACAATATCACATTATTAGGAATATAATCCTATAAAATTATCCCCAAACCTCTACAACTTTAATTGCATCAGGATAGTCCTCTAAGTCATCAGGGTGAATACTCTCCACACTGTAACCTTCCTCTTCAATATAAGAGATTCCAGCTCCACCACAAGTCATACTCATTTGTCCATGATCTGCATAAACTCGTACTTCAGTTCCACCACTTACACCTGAATCTTTCAAATCTTGTAGTTCATCCATTAGTTCATTTAGTGTCATAAATATTACCCTTTCAAGAATTTCTGTGCAATTGAATAGTCACCAAGAACATCGTCACAAAGTTGTGCTTCTGCTGTAGCCTTACCTTCGAGAAACTCTTTAATCATCAAACCTGTACGTTTCTTAACATCACCCTTTTTAACATCAGGATTAGCTTCTACAAAATCATCTGCAATAAGATTCATCAACTCTTTCTGAGCCTCCTGTGCTGATTCAATCTGATATTGCAATCCAATCCATTCATTGCAACGTGCATAAAACTTTTCACGAGCTTCATCTGATTTTGGAATGATTGATACTTGTGTGTTATTTTGTTCTGTCATATTTGTTCTCCTTTAGTTTATAAAATATTGTGTTTCTAAATTATGTTGTATATCATAGGTAATTTTATATATTATCCTCAAGATTTAATATACGAATTGACCTAATCCACCAAGATTATTCACATCTTGGAAGTGACTACTTTTCACCACTTTTGGTTTATCAAATACTACAGCATCTCTCACATCTTGTCCAGCTTTGAATACCCAATATTCTCCACTTTTCACACAAGTTACATCTCCATATCGACCTTGTGATTCAATATTAGCAATCTCTGCAGAAATGTCAATATCTTTTGATTCATGTACAGCTTTAGAAAGGTTACTTTCGTGCACACGATTGAATGCACCAATAATATCAATTACATCTGAATAGCTTTCTAATAGGTGCAAAAGTGATGTTTGTGCTTTATATGAATCACCATTGACAACAGCATCCTTGTATTGTTCAAGAGCAATAGTTTTCATGTCATTACCTTTGACAACTCTGTCAAACCATTGCTTGTCATCAAGCGTTAGAGGCTTACCATCAAGCACAGCCCACTGCAGACAGGTGAATAGATTGTCTGCCAAAGCATCTGCTACTCCAACCATATCACCTTTCTCAATAGATTCTACTAACTCGTTTTCCTTGAAACATTCTTCAAAAGTCAATTGTTGATAAAGTCCTGTATACTCTTTTGAATCAGGATTAATACCAAAAATCTGATTCCAATCAATAACTTTTGTTTGAAAGGCTAGAATGTCTGCCAATGTTAGTTCTTTTTTAGTCAATGTTGTTCTCCTTATTCTTGTAATATTTATTCTGGGCACGTACTGATCTTAGAAAATCTGTTATGTCAGATTCACACTTAGCTTCAACACCCATAGACCCATGATAAAGGTACTCATCATGTTCCTCGGCAGTATAAATTTCTAAACTATCTTCGTGCAGACCTATATTAAATATTGTGAAATCTAAATCTAACTTTTCACAAACATCAAATAGTTTGTTGATTAACTCTTTTGTTATCATAGAACACCCTCAATATCTTCTGGTTGTTGACCAGTTACACCCATCATACGGTCTACTAGTGTGCAAATGTAAGTTGAATTAAATTCGAAGGTTGGATCATCTTTCTTCTTATCTTTAACTGCTCGGATAATCTGATGTAGGTATGCAGCATCTACACCTGTCAACTGTTCTTCAAGAACTTCTGGGTCACACAAATCCATATCATTCAACTGCATTGCCATTTTGACATAGTTACCTACATGACAAGTCCATTCACGTTTCAAGAATTTACGTGTACGGAAGATGCTTGCAAGAGGGTATTTACTTCCACTGTAAACTAATTCTTTAGCTAGAATAGCTTCAAGAGCTTTAGTGTTTGTAACAAGACCTTCTTTCATTGTCCAATAGTTTGTCGCATGGATAAAGTCATATGTATCATGAATTTTACTTGGTTCACCAAAGAATCGAATTACGAGTTGAACACGGTCACTCAGAGTAATAGCATTACTTGACATAAACACAATGCGGTACTTATCACATTTAGATTCCAACGCATCTTCTGACATAATAGTTTTATCAATGTAATCTTCTGCAGCTTGCGGTTCACAACTTTCAAAATAGTCATACTCTTCGTCGGGGTTTTCACCCACCATACCAGCACTCTGAATAAAGATTTCAACACGTTCTACTTCTGACCAGTAATTTGCAGAATCAAATAGTGTGTTCAGGCCGTCATCTTCTGGGTGAATTACCATCTTACCATTAGGGTAATGAGTGTTTGACTCTTTGTGTGTAAAAATTGCTGCAATATTACCTTTCTTATCCGCACCTAGATCTTCTGAAAAGGTTAGACGTAATTTAGGTACAATTGATTTACTAACATGGCCTGCTTTGGAAGCTTCATTGTTTTTGGTAATCCATTCTTGACAGTAATGACGTGTTACCATCATAGCTGCTTTAATATTCTTAAAATAGATGTCATAGTCATTCACAGGTTCTTTTAGGAACATAGATGCAATACTCCCACCTGTTACAACAACTTTGCTACCAACATATTCTTGTAGTTCTACAGGAAGTGAATTCATCCAATCTAGAACTTTCTCTTTAATTGTTTTCTCAATAGTACGTGCTTTCATTAAATATTCTCCTCTTTAATATCAACAAATTCATCTAGAAATAGAAACAAAAAGCTTCCATCTGCATCAAGTTTAATTTTTGCCATAGGATGTTGTCCATCTGTGCAAACTGATACCACTTCTCCAGTCATACCTTCATACACAGGATCTGTAATCATTACTCGTTTCATAGTGCCTCCATTCTCTGGCAAATAAAATCTTCTACATCCTGCCAATTCTTAGCAAGTTTGTAATCTTGTGTTGATTCTACATCCTGTTTATATGGTGTGTCAAATAAAATTCGAAGAGTATCATTATTCTCAAATCCGTTAAGATTATCTAGACGGTCATCTACTATTGCAAAACAACCATCCATACAATCCTTAGCATCTGTTGCAACAAAATTGATATTATCCATAAAATCAAAACTTCGTGCAAGGTAATCTTTCTTGCTTTGCATATGTGCTGGTTCTGTTACACTAATAAAGTAAATCTCAAAACCTGCTTGCCATAAATTCTTGACGACTTCATAACAACCTTCTGCAAGAGGTTCTTCATCATAAAGGTTATCTTGTTTCCAGAACAGCATAGGGTCTGCATAATCTGGTAGATTGAAGTATTTTGTCAGATTATATTCTGCACAACCATTTTCATAATCCTTGACGAATTGGTAATAATTATCATCTGTCAGATGATCTTTCCAAAGCATCACCAAATAATCCCACCATCGATTCCCCAAATCTTCTGTGCAAACTAAGTCGATGTCAACTGCAATCTTTTTCTTCTGCATTAGATTTACCTCGGTTAAATTTATCTTCTACACGGTCAATATAATATCGAACCTTGTTGCACTCATAACTATGTGTATTCCCTGCCTTACCAATACCATTCTCAATAGAGATAGCTCGAACCATACTCTTGAAAATGGTAGAATAATTGAAATCATTACCTAAAATTTCATTAATCTCTTCTGTTTTGATAAAACATTTACCATCCATGTTACGTGCATTAAGTTTTTCCAATAGCCACTCTGGAATCTCAATATCGTAATATGAAGAACTTCCTCCATCAGATTTAATAGCCGGCATTATTTATCCTCTCCAAATTCTACACCAAGACTTCCATGTTCTGCTGCTTCAATTGCTGCCATATCAAACAGATGGTAAATTGTTCCTTCACCTCCATCATCTGAAATTGTAGTCTTAATATCTCTTGCAAACTCATATGTATCAACAATCTTATCTTCTTCGTTCCAATTATCAGAATGACTTACGGCATATGCAAGGTTGTCAATACCAATTGAAATCAAAAGTTTACCACTCTTTAATTCAACCTTAAGTGGCTGGGAACGTTGCTTTTCAGTGCCCATACATTTAATTTTATAAACTTCCATTTCTTGACAATATTCTTTTGATAGATAATGTCCACATTCTGTGTGATGTTCATAAGGAATATGTGGCGTAAGTGTACCACAACCTACACAAAAACTTTTACTTTCTTTACAAATGCCGAACCACTTTAATCGTGGATCCAACTTTTCAAACTTATCTGGATGTACAGGTGTTTCTCCAAATAGTTCAATAATACTAAAAGTTACTTTGTTTGTAGGTGAAGGATTTACACCTTCTACGTAACCAATACAATTTTCATACTTCTTCATTACTTACCCCCTAATTTATCCAAAACTTTTTGTGCTTTCTCTGCTTGTGTTGGAACAGACAGTTTACCATTACAAGCATAGTCTTTTACAACATGCAAACTGTTTGCATAACAAGTAAATCCTGTTTCACAAGTATCTAATTTTGTCTTACCCTTCTTGTTTGGTGTTGTAAAGTATTCTACATTTGCAATAGCCTTGTCAAGTGTAATATAAGTTTTAATCATATTAAGTTTTCTCCTCAACGTTTAGATTTCTTTCCAAGAATAGACGCAATTTCTTCGCTTGTCAATAATATTTTGCCACAGCATTCATCTTCTGCCTGCCTTAGATAATGTTCTAAATTAGCAATGACATTGCAAGTATGTGTATTTCCTTCCCAGAAGCGTTTCTGAGAGTATTTATTCTTAAGCAGTAGTCTTGCTTCACTTGTCTTGAAAAGGTGCTTATATTCAATCACAGGAGCCTCTAGGACTATTTTACCAACATCTTCTGCATCACCACGATTTCTCTTGCAGAAGTAGGATATTACTTGATGATTATTGTTATCTTCATCATCATAAGTGCACATAAGTTTCCACAATTCTTTGTGACGCTTATCATATCTTTCTGAGGTCATAAACTACTCTCCAGCACTTTCAATACTGTCAGCTAAGTTTCTCAAGAAATTAGCAACTCTGTAACATTCATCTTTATTAGGTTTATGACTTGTTGGTGCACACCCGTATCCAGCACCAAAGTGACTTGTGTAAGGCACAATAAGTGTAGGTAATTCAAATTGATCACAGATAGTGCTTAAGTATGTAGGTTTTGTTAGATAATCACCTTGATACTGTTGTGAATCTGGAATGTAACCAATAACCTCACCTCTTGCAATATTATTCCAAAATTTAATAGCTTGTTTTTCATCCAACATGATCTTATCCTTAATAATTCCTCATATATTCTACATGTAAATCTTCTATTACACTTTTTACAACACTAACTACATAGTCAAAATCTGTATCATGTGTCATATCTGCGCAGTGGAATTCATAACCTAATCTAAAACTTATTTCTTTGTAGATTCTGCTTTTAGACATACCTCTTTCAGCATACTTATCAATGTATTCTTCATGAATAATTCTCTTAGCAGCTTTCAACCTCTTGTTATTCCTCTTCATAAAACCCTCCATATACAAATTTCCTCAATCATACCACCTCTCTCACCAAAGTCAACCTTTACCTATGATAAATTTTCTACAAAATACTTATTGACAACAAGATTCTGTTTGCTAAGATTAAGGTAAATTTTGAAAAGGAGATAGTTATGAAGAAAGAAACTTTTATTAAGATGATTAACAATCCACCACAAGGTGCAACACATTACCGAAAGTTTAAAAGCCATGTGGTATTCTATCGCAATGTTGACAATAGTTTTGGAAGTTACGATACACTCGATTGGTATGCTGATGAAGATTACCCAGATGAGCAATGGTGTACTTGGAGAAGTTTTCCGAATTACTCTAAACTAACCAAATTATAAGGATTAACCTATGAAAGAAATGCAACAAATTTACTTACTACTTGGTCGTATCAAGAATGAGATACAATGTTTTAGTGTTGAAATCAAGCTTGGTGAATACGAAGATGCTTCTGGTATTTTTGAAAGTCTAGATCTGGTACTCTATTCTGAATTGTTTGATTACCCTATTGAAGTCAACATTAATCTTAATGAAGAATATTTAAGCAACTTTGATCTTGACATGTGCTTGGAACATCTTAAAATGGAACTTGAAGCTGGAATTGCTTCAAATGGAAACTATTATCTTTACGATGCATGTAAAACTATACACTAAGGAGATTGATTATGACTACATTAAAAGTTGATAAAGAATTGAATATTATAGACTTAGATAGTTTTACACATCGTAAATTAGGTAAGATTGTTGTAAACTCAGAAGGTCTTGCAAAGTTTGAACGTGAGAAGCAACAGGTTGGATTTGTGCGTTTACCAATCCGACTCTCTACAGAAGAAGAGGAACAACTTTGCTGGCTATTGAGAGAATACTATTAAAGCTTCTGTAATCGCTTTAGAGAAGAGTTAGTATATTTAAAGCTCGTAGGACACCAACCAATAGAAGGTATTATACGGAAGCGGATTTGCAATTATATTTAAATGGGGAATTTTATAATGTTGTTAGCACACAAGATAGAGATACGTCCAACACTTGAGCAAGAACAATTCTTTGAAAGTGCTTGTGGTAGTTCCCGTCATTTATGGAATAACATGGTTGCACATTTCTCGAATAAAGAGAATAAGTTTTCGAAGAAATCTGCGAGAGAGTTTTATTACAGTAGTCGTAATGAGTTTACTTGGTACAACGAGTTAAGTACAGAGATCTTCCAATCTACTATTGACAATCTTGAAAATGCTTTTAAAGGTTTCTTTAAAAATAAGAAAGGGTTTCCTAAGTTTAAGAAGAAGGGCATCAAAGATTCCTTTAGAATCTCTCAATCACCTAAATTCTCTGTTGTCGGCAGAGAACTTCGTATAGAGAAATTCAATAAAGTTAAGAGTCTACCTCCTATATCTTTACGAGAAAAACTTCGATTTACAGGTAAACCTAAACAATTGACAATTAGTAAAACAGGTGGTAAATGGTTTGCATCTGTGTTGGTAGAAGTAGAGTCTGGGTATAATCTTAAACAACCTACAAGCAATAAACATGTTGGTATAGATTTGGGTATCAAGGCATTAGTTACCACGTCTGAAGGTGTATGTATTGGAAAATCTAATAGACTTTCTAAACAATTAAGTAAACTAGCTAAATTGCAACAAAGACTTGCAAAGCAAAAGAAAGGTAGTAATCGTAGAGCGAAAACCAAGCAAAATATTAGTAAACTACATTTCTATGTTGCACAACAACGTAAATCATTGTTACATTCAGTAAGTGACTACTTGACATCAGAATATGAAATAATTTGCATGGAAGACTTAGATGTCAAAGGTATGCTTGAGAATGGTAACAAGAATTTATCACGTATGATCTCTGATGTTGGTATGTACGAGTTATGTAGACAATTGGAGTATAAATCCTTCTTAAGAGGATGTAAAGTATTGTTTGTTGACCAATACTTCCCTTCAAGCAAACTGTGTAGTGTTTGTGGTAACATCAAGGAAGACTTAAAACTGTCAGATAGAACATACAGTTGTGATTGTGGTTCTAGTATAGATAGAGATTTGAATGCTGCAAGAAATATCTTGACAGAATGTTTGAAACAACTATAATGTTTTCAGTGGCGACAGATAACAGCGTCACTATAAAATGCACACCTTGGTGTGAATATGTTGCACTTGTTGCACATTTAGTTATTTGAAGTCTGGAATAAAAATGATAAAGGTCGTGAGCATCATATTGGTTGGTTCATCAAAGAACAAGACCAACCTTATCACTTTAAGAAAGTACCTTTCACAATTCTGAGTCCTTCTGAGCAAGAGGAAATTTGTTGGGTGCAGTATAATCTTGAAGATTAATCCGTAAGGACATAGTATGTAGCTTTAGATAGTATCTGTAAGCTCTGTGGTGAAGAATTAATATTAACTAAGGTAGTTTATCATCTTAGAGGTTAAAACCTTACCACAAGCTTTACACGTTGTCTGAGAAGTATTATACTTACACTGGAGGTATGTATGAGTAAATCTAAATATGAACATTTATGGCAAGGTAATTTCTATGAAGATGACACAACAGCACACTTCTATGGAGAATACCTTTTGGATGAAGAAGTTTGGACAGAAAGTGGGTTGTACCTTTCAGAGTATGATACTAGTATGCCAGACATTCTGGAAGATGAAGAAATTGTTGAAATTGTAGATACTATTATTTGGAGGATGATTAAGTGAGCAAAGATTACATTAACCTAAAATTATCTTACAGCAAAGGCTTCTTTATTGATGAGGAATCTCTGCAGAAGTATTATGATGGTGACATTATTACTTACTTGAAAGAGTTTCTTGCAGATGATGGAAAGTTTGCATTTATTGATTGTTTTGAGATTGAAGATATGGAGGAAAGTAATGGATAATTTTGATAAAGAAGAAGGCGAGAGTGCATGTTATCATGCATGGCGTAGATCAGAGGCACATATGTTACCTATGACAAAAGAAGGTATCCAGCGCGCCGAAGAACGGTATAAACAATTCCAGAAAGGTTGGGATTATGCTATTAAGTCATGTATGCTTACCTTAGAGAAAGAACATAGCAAGAATAAGAAAACTCACAGCTTCTTTAATATTGCTAAAGGTTTTATTGGTAAACTAAGATTAACTAAGGGAGTATAATTATGAAAACACCTTATCCAGCTCCACCACATCCTGATGTTCAGAAGATGATGGATAAATTTCCTGAGACGTATCAGATTGTTAAAATGTTGAAGAATTTTGAGAATAAACATAATCAAACTAATCAAAACCTTGCGGATTCAGGTGAAGGTAGCCGTTGTAAGTCTTGGAAAGACAGTAATATTTCTGTGCAGGATATTGTTGACTATGTTTATACTTTAGAGGAGATGAACTTATGAGCAGTAATTCCTATATACAAGACCAAGTAGTCTATGACATTCATACAAAAGAGAAGTACACCTTAATTCGGAGGGTTAATGATTTTAGTGATTGGTGGTGGGTTACTGTAGAAGATAATGACACTATTGTTAAAAGGCCAGAAAGACTGTTCAGAGGTTCTAAATGAAAAATCAATTAAAATCAAAACCTCCTGCACCACCAATTGGTGTGCGCTATGTCAAAGATGATGTTCCTTCTAGTGAGAGTAAACCTTTTGATTATAAGTTATTAATCTTGATTGGAGTTTATTTGTGTGGATTTGTGAGTAGGTTATTTTGGTTTTAATTATTGACTATCTGTCCATGATAATTGACATGTAGGATGTAAATAGTGTATAATTAGGTATAGGTCAAAGTATTCGAGAGGGTTTATGAATAACATTGAAATTAATCACGAACGTTTAAATTTCTTACGTTCATTGGAGTTATCACAAAGTAATATTACTAAGCGTATGTACAGGGCTAAAAAGCGTGGTGATGAAGAAGAATACTATTGCTTATGTCTGGTTAGAGGGGAACGTGAATTAACAAAATAACACCTGTGGTACACGCTGTTTCCTCCTATAACATACAAAATTTCTCTTATGATTCATAGAGTTATAGGAGATTTTATGTATTATTTTATAAATTTTCAATACTAACAGTAGGGTGTTCCCCATGATACACTTAAAAGAGGAGTATAATGTATCAATTAGATTATAATATTAATAAAGGGTTTAATAGACTTGTTGAAGTATTAGTACAGGAGTTCACTGAATACCTTGTTGATCATGAGATGCTAAATATCACCAGTAGTCGAGAAGAAAAGATAACTAATGTCGTTAAGTGTTGGGTCTTGAATTCATTCTATCCGATAAGAAAAGGTAGGAGTAAGATACCTCTAACCTTAAACCAGAATCACTATAGTAAACATGTTATTGTTAATGGTCGTGACACCAAGAGAAAGATTAGCTATACATACACCATGAAATTATTTGACTTCTTATATCATGAAAGCTATATTGATGTAGTTAAAGGTGGCTATGAGGGTTGGGGTTATGTAGATGGTAAATGGAGACCTGTTGATACACATCCTTCGTACGCTGTTGCTGAAACAAAACTAATTGAACTCTATATGAACTATGAAAATACTTTTGGACAAGATCCTATGATGAATGTATTATTTCTTAGAGATAAAGATGGTAAGGAGAAGACTTTTAAGATGAACACACATAAACAAGAGGTTCGTGGGTATTTACAAGATTACAATACAAGGTCTCTATCCCATACCATATCTTTAGATGATATTCAATTTGATGTACAAAGTTATAAAGTTTACAATGAAACCTTAACAAAAGGTGGAAGAACATATATGCAGGGTGGAAGTATTCAACAGTTGTCTAAAGAAGACCGTAGTAAGCTGATTATAGATGAATACAATGTGGTTAGGTTGGATTACAAAGGTTTTGAACCGTCTATTGCTTACCAAATGTTACACCTAACCAAACCTATGGAAGACCCTTATGATATAGAAATTTTTGGTATAGATAAAAGTATTATGAGAGATGTTGCCAAGAAAGCACTGCTTATCATGTTCAACACTGAATCTTATGAACAAGCAGATAAAGCTCTTATATCAGCATTACGTAAAACTTATGATGCAGAAGCACTCTACGAATCCGGTAAACTCTACTGCCCTGTATTTCCAACGAAAGTAATACTAGATAAGTTAGAAGAAGTTCACTATCAAATACGTGACTGTTTCTATTGTAATTTTGGTTACGAATTACAATATGCAGGAGGGTTGATTAATGACTATGTTATGAACTACTTCTTACAGAATACTGATTATTTAGTTGTACAAGTATTCGATGAGTTTATAGCACCTTATGTTATAGAGGATAAGTTGCGAGAAGTAATGAAGCAGGGATTTGAAATGGTTCTTGGTTCATCAAACAATTGTACTATTAGAAAGGAGAAGTAAATATGAGCACATTCATAATTCGTAACAAAGACACTTTGCAACAGTGGGTAGCTGATTCAGGTAAAAGTAGTTGGAACAAAGCTAGTGATGCAAAATCAGCTTGGAAACGTAGTCGTTTTAATGTACCTATCGAATTACAATTTAAGAAGTATATTATGGCACCAACGCATGTACCTTTGAAATTCGATGACCAAGATGTATATGAAGTTGTGGAAGTTTATTCGGACAGAGAAAACATGAAACTTACTAAATTAAAAGAAGTTTCAGAAAAGCTTGCTGATTTGAAGGACACAATGACACGTTACTCAGAAGGTTTAACTTTGGAACAATATGACATTCTTCATGGCGACATTGAGATGCTACAATACTTAGTATTTGAAATTATTGAAAACTAGTTGACAATATATCCAGATGTGTTAATCTTAGCATGTCTGGTTTAATTTTATTAGGAGAAATATTATGGAAAAGTTTAGTTTTTGGGAATTGTTTAAACGTCAATGGAGTTGGAAGAATGATCGAGAAAGTTTGATTTTAAATTTGTTTCTTGCAACCTTAACTACCGTAACTTATCACTTTTGTGATAGCATTCATGTTAGTCCTGCAGAAGAATATTGGAAAGGTGTGGTAATATTATTCACGATTATTTTTGTAAATATGTTTGTATTTTACCAAATGTTGAAAATGTTAGGGATGATTGCATTTTGTTCATTAGTAACATATCTCTCCAACAAAGGTGATACTGAAGCAATGCAAATGTACAATGAAGCTTTGACTTGGAGGCAGTGATATGGCACAATTACTTGGAGAACGTAAACTCCGTTTCTGGAATGGTGATAGGTTTGTATTCTATCGTGTCGATAAAGGTTTGTGGAGATTTGCAGGAGATGAATCGGATTCAACATGGATTCCTGCACAAATTGAAGATGAGATTAAGGAGTGGGAATGAATATCAACATAAATTGTATTTACAATGATAAAGGTGCTTGGTGTAAAAATGAGAATGTACCTAAAAGCTTCTTTGGTATTGGATCACGTTGTTGCAAAGAATTCAATGGTTGTGAAAAGTGTGAGTTTAAAGAGGAACATACCCGTGCTAAAGCACCACCTCCACCACCAAAACCTTTGAAGATTAGGGGAGAATAGAATGACTTTACTACAAGAACTCATGCAAGACTTAGAATACTTGCAAGCAAAGATTAATTATGCTATAAAAGAACATCCTGAGTATACAGAATATTTAGTTGATGCAAAGGAACGTCTTGAAGAAGCAGATAGTATGATTTATATGGCATTGATGGATTAACTTCTCACAAGCTCTTAGAGAAGATTTGATATTTACTAAGGTGATTATCCATTTTAAAGGTTAAAACGTCTGAGAAAGGCTCTCAGTTAGAAATAGGAGGTATTATGGATATAATTTTAATTGTATTGACATTACTCGTAGTTGTAGATATATTCTGCATATTATTACTACAAAAGTACAAAATTATTAAACACGAACACCATGAAAATTTGTACATACCTAAGAAAAGGTTCTTCTTAAACTTTTACAAAACTCTACCTGTTAAAAGATATTGCCTTAGTATGTGGGATATTTATTGTAAGGAAAACAGTCTCTGTACATGGCGTGAGGCAGAAAGAGTGATCAGAGAGGATAAACTTAAATGACAACACATGAACTAGCAAGACAATTACTTGCACTGGAAGATGTACCTATTGTACATTTGCATACACATTTTGATGATGTAGATAATTTTGTGCAAGTGAATACTATCGGGATTAATCTTCTTGAAGAAAATGGAATTTTGATAGAGGTAGGGCTTTATCCAGAAAAGTTGATTCGTGAAGAAGGTGCTTTTGGGGCGCTTGATCATACTTTGGAGGAGAATTGTGATTGATGAAAAGTTGCAGAGTGTTAATGATTTAATTGCTTCAGCATCAGTACCTTTGAATGAAAAACAACAAATGTTTTTACACAAATTCATTTCAAGCAACAGGCATGGAATTCTCCAAGGTCTTGCTGGTGTTGGAAAAGGGGAGATGATTAAACTTCTCAAAAAGTGGTATGGTGAAGAGTTAGCTGTTTTCTGTAGTACAGGGGTAGCTTCCCAAAACTTATCTTGCTCATATGGGACAGCACACGCTTATCTTTCACTACCAATTAAACCTGCTACAGAGTATGACTACAAGAAAGTTTCTTCCAAATCTTCAGGTTTATTAGGTGGTTCAGATAAGATTAAGATTATTTTGATAGATGAAGCTTTCTTATTGAACTCTGATAATCTAGATGTTATTTGGAGGAGATTGGAAAGGTTTAATCGAAAATACCGTAAACGTAAGAAGCGTAATATTCGTTTAGTCTTGGTAGGTGATACAGGACAATCTGTAACTATTGCAGATGATGATTTGAAGGCTGAACTAAAATCTCGATGGGGTTCACATTTGATGTTTGAATCGTCTGTATGGGGTAGATTTAATTTTGAGTACTATGTTCTAGATAAAGTCGAGCGCCAAGAAGATAAAGTTTTCAAAGCTTGCCTTGATGTGATCAGATACAACCAGAAAGAACGTTTTGATAAATGCTTCAAGTGGTTAAATAAACGTCAAAGCAATCAATATAACCCTGAGTGGATTTATCTTGCAGCTACCAATAAACAAGTTGATAGTATTAACGAAAGTGTGTTAAACAATAACCCAAATGAAAAGTTTCATTTTCCTGCTTTAATACAAGGCGATTTCAATATCAAAGACACTTTGGTAAGAGAAAATGGGGTGACTATTTGTAAAGGTTTGAAAGTTATGACAATCACCAATGAAGAATATGGTAGATGGAGTAATGGTAGCACAGGAATTGTAACTCTTGCGGATAGTGAAGGTTGTTATATTAAGTTTGACCACTCAGGAAAAGAAGAATATGTAACTTTAAACGAATGGCAAAACAAAGAAGTCTACACAGAAGATGTTGTTGATAAAGAATCTGGTGAAATCACAACCAAAGTTAAAGAGAAAATTCTTGGTTCTATGGTGTGTCTGCCTGTACTACCTAGTTCAAGTATTTCCATTATGAAGTCACAAGGGCTTACAATTAGCACAGATTATATTATTGACCTTGGAGAAGATTACTTATACACTTGGAAAAAGATGGGAGACTTTGCGACAAACTTTTTGTATCTTGGATTAAGTAGAGGTGTTGACATTAACAAAATTCACCTTAAACAGCAAGTTAAACCTTTTCATGTGAAAGTATCTGAGGAATCAATTAAATTTTGGAAATATTGTAAGGAGAAGAGTTTGATATGAGTAAAAGATTAGTTTTTGGGGTAGGCATAAACAATGCTGATTATAAACAGGAGGAAAGGATTAGATGGAAAACTGAAGACGGTATTAATAAATCTAAACTTTTATGGCAATGTCCTTACCATTTAAAATGGCACAACATCTTACAAAGATGTTACTCTCCAGCCTATCATAAACTTAAGGAAACTTACAGGGATTGTTACATATGTGATGAATGGAAATTATTCTCAAACTTTAAGGCATGGATGGAATTACAAGATTGGGAGAATAAAGTGCTTGATAAAGATTTACTTATAGAGAATAATAAAGAGTATTCACCGGATACTTGTATCTTTATAAGCAGAGATTTAAATACATTCCTAACCCTTAGTGATAAGACTAGAGGTAATTATCCTATAGGTGTGAACTATTACAGGTGGAATAATTCTTTCAGGGCGGGTATTTGTTATAAAGGTAAGTCTAAAAGTTTAGGATACTTTAGCACTCCAGAGGAAGCACATTTGCAATGGCAAAAAGCTAAATTGGATAGGGTTATAGAGTTTATAGATGATACAACAGAAGATAGAGTTCTATTCGGGTTGAATAGGATAAAATTAAAGTTAGAACACGACATTAAATATGGACTGGAGACTAAAGATTTATGAACCAAACAGAAAAAGGTTTCAGAGAAGAATTCTCATTCTTATCAAACTTTACATATTTCGAAAAAACCAATGTTTTACTTTGGACTAACCTTTACCACAAATGAACACTTTTACCAAGCAATGAAATTTGATAAAGGTAGTGTACATAGGAAAGAGATATCTAATCACCCAAGCAAAGGTTTGAAGAAATATGTCAATTCTCTCAAACATGAATGGAGATCGGATTGGGATGAAGTTAAAATCAATGTTATGGAATATAGTTTAAGATATAAGTTCTCTGAACATAACCCAATTCTACGTCAAAAACTCATCGAGACTAGAGATGTAGAACTTGTAGAAATGAATTGGTGGAATGATATCTTTTGGGGTGTAAGTCTTAAAACTAATGAAGGTGAAAACAATCTTGGTAAATTACTTATGAAAATCAGAGAGGAGATTTCATGAAAATTAAAATCTATTACCGAAAGAGCCTTAAACTCTCACCACAAAAACTTGCTGCTGTGTGTACACATATCGGTAAAGAGCTTGGTAAAGTTTGTGGTGACACAGATGCTTGGGATGATGTTGTAGTTGTCCTTACAGCAAGCGATAAGAAGTTTGAAGAATATAAACAATATTGTCTTGACAACAAGGACGCGTTATATCATATTCATGTTGACAGAGGTTTTACAGAAGTAGAACCTAACACAGAGTGTGCAATTGGTTGGTTTGAGGAGTGAGCTTATGATAAATGAAATGGAAATTTATTGTTTTGAAAGGTATGAAGGTTATTATCTTGCTGTAGAACAGCTCGCTATGGACTTGTATGAAGGTATAGCTTATAAACATGCTGTGCAGAATCCAGAGTTTGTAGTGAAATGTTCAGCAGGAGAAGATTGTCTGATTAAATTAAAGGTGTTGATTGATGAAAATTATTAATTTTGTAAATCCATCACAAACTAAAGAAGCTTATAAATTGTTAGTACATTATGTGTTTGCTGGTTTTAAATATGAGCAAACAAATGTTACTCTTAGAGAAATTGATTATTATATTCCAGAAGATCAGTTCAAAGCTTTTGAAGAAGTGTGCAACATTATGTTAGAAATGGATATTGGTGACAGGGTGTTAGGGTTATGACAATAAAACTTAAAGCAACACATTCTCAAGAAGTCACAGTTTCTGTCACAAAGTTGGAACTTCTTCATCAAGCAAAACAAAATCTTGATGAAAAGGATATTTACTTGTTGACAAAACATAAACTTTATCAGAAAATTAACCTTCCACAAGAGGCTTTCATCAAAGATGAGAAATGGTTTGTGGAAGAGGAACTTTATTCATCGCATTCATTTACTATTAATAAATACTTGCGCGATGTAGAAGAAAGTGATAAAGTTATCTTGAAAATGTTAGACGATTTGAAAGAGGTACTTGATTTTGAATAAACCACTAACTAAACTTGATATAATCAAACATTCTCGTGTAACAGAAATTATTTGGCGACAAGAGTTGAATTCTACACAAGATGATGATAAGCTTAAAATGTTAATTGATGCTTATATTGAATGTGTACCACTACACTATGTTGGAATGGGAACTACTTTCAAAGATTTCATTGATGATGTGAAAAGTGTGTATTTTAATAAAATTAAAATTTTAGAGGAGAATTGATTATGATTTCAAAAACTATTAATATTTTAGGTTCGATTGCAGCAGTACTACTATTAGTTGGTATGTTTACAGGAGACTTCCATTTCAATACGAAGGACGATACTTTTGATTTCTTTTTCGTAGCATTTATGATCGTCTGTAGCTTGGTAGATTTCGTTAAGACTCTGCTTGACAAAAGTAAACAATAACTGCTAAGATTAAAGTATAGAAAAGATTCGACCTTGGGACCGAAGTTGTTATAGCAAGGCGCATGAGAAGTGGCTCAACTCATGGATATAATCGGAATGTGTCGCTACCGGATGATTGTATCAATAGAGCTTTTAATTTTAACACTTTTCACACAAGATCTGGACAATTCTCACGACTACCATCGTTGTTCACAAGAGATTTTGGTTTAAGGTGTTACTTTATTCAAGGAAGCGTGTCAGTCACTAACCTTGTCTTATTGAAGGCTGACAACTCGGGTTGCTCCAAGTAGATGAAGCGAGTTTAAATAGACATCAATCACGACTTGGCAGAGTAAACTGTGACTTCAATATTTCACGATTGGTCTTAGAAATCAGGTTAACCATAGCCGTTATGAGAAGGTGAGGCAACACTTTGAAGTATGGTACTTTCTCCTCCGATATTTTTGCATGATATTGGATTCGTTGAGAGTAAAACCGGAGTCTTGACCACGGACTACGTTATAAGGTTTAGTGGTAATGTTAGCCGCAAGGCAAGTTTGAGACTCTTCGGAGCCAGAGGTAAGACACTGTGAATGTCTAGGTAGACGTGCCGATTTTAACCAAACCCTCTTATCAAGATTGTGAGCTACATGGTTTTGTAAGAGGGTTTCTTTCACTTAACCTGGGACAATAGAGATATTGCTCATAAACATTAACATAAATAAGGAGACTTATTATGCTTTCTACTTTTGAACGTGACCTATTCACACTGTTTGATTTTTCTTTTGGTAATCATGCAAATGATACTTTAAGATTCACAAACAATTCCATCTTCCCACCTTATTCAATCAAAAAGTTCAAATCAGATAAATATGTTATTGAACTTGCACTTGCAGGATATAAGAGAGGAGATATTGAAATTAAGCTTGAGAAGAATATTCTTACTGTAAAAGGTAAACCTTCTGATCAAGTTGAAGACGGTTATGAATCAACTCTTGAATCTACAATCAAACGTAGTAAATTCACTCGAAGTTTTACTCTTCAAAAAGGCGTTGAAGTTTGTTCAAGTAAACTTGAAGATGGGTTACTTAAGATTTATCTTAACAAGATTATCCCAGAAGAAGAACTTCCAAAAACTATTAGTATTGAATAAAAGTTGATTTAATAAACAACCTCACCTTTGCGTGGGGTTTTATTTTATCTAAAATAATCTAATTGATAATAGTGCTTATTCATGCTACAATAGACTATCAATAATAAAACAGGATTATTTTAAAATGGCACCATTATTAGCAATGGCAATCCCCTCACTAGTTAAACTATTACCAGATGTTGCTGGATGGTTTGGTGGTGACAAAGCAGAACAAATGACATCAGAAGTATTAGACATTGCATCAAGCGTTACTGGTATCTCTGATAAGAATAAAGCATTAGAAGCAATCAGTACAGACCCAAATGTAGCATTGAAATTTCAAGAAGCTGTTCTTGCTGACAAACACCGTCTTGACGAAATGTATCTAGCAGATAAAAAAGATGCTCGTGATATGCAGAAGGAAGCTTTACGTCAAGAGGATATTTTCAGTAAAAGGTTTATCTACTATTTTGCTTCTGCTTGGTCTATTTTCGCAATGATTTATCTGGTAGGTATTACATTTTTCACTGTACCAGAAAGCGCTGTAAGGTTCGCTGATACCACGCTAGGTTTTCTTCTCGCGACTATTATAAGCGGTATTATTCAATTCTTTTTTGGTTCTTCAAAAGGTAGCAAAGATAAAAATGAAATCACTGCTGAACTTTTGAGAAAATCAAAGAACCAATAACAAATATTAGGAGGTCGTATGCAATGCGGCTCATGTTTTAAATTCTTTGCTTTCCCAGCATCAGATAATGCTCCAGATGAACACTATCAATTTTGCCCAAGTTGTCGTCGCCCAAGTGAATATGATTATGCATACACAAGTCGTGATTATGAACATTCACATTTGACAGAGCAATTCTATGTTGGTGAACGGGATGATTATTAAAATTATTCTTACAGATGTAAGATAAGATATAAGAGGTAAATTATGGCTACTAAGAAGCAAGTAGAAGCACGTAATCAGGAAAAGGAACGAGGTCGTCAACCACGTCCAGCAGCAGGCAATTTCAAAAGTGTTTTGAATGCTATTCAACATGTTCAAGATAAGGTTCATGCTCAAACAGCTAAGGATTTGGAAGCCTATTACTTGATGATGGAAGAACTTGCAAAAGGTAAAGGTGACTTTGCTAAAGCAGGTATCAAGGATCGTGTAATGGCAATTAAGTTTCATCTTGATATGGCAGATAAGTTCCTTAATGATTACTATGAAACTGAAGATGAAGAATCTTCTGAAAGTGGTGAAACTTCTGAAAAGGTAGAATCTAAAGCAAATGGTACAAATGGTTTAATTTGCTTAGATTTCAATTCTGAAGATTAATTCTTATTGACAAGTAATAATATTTGTGCAAGAATAGTTTATAGCAACAATAACCTTTCTATAAAACTGACTCCTCCTCAACATCTTATACACAAGAATATAAGTGTCATAAAAGAATAGTCACTCTATGTGATAATTATTCTCCTCTCAAACACAACCCCTTCCGTTTTGGAAGGGGTTTCTTTTATTATATCAACGTAATTTTAAACTATGCTGTAAACGTTCTTCCATTTTATTAACAACATCTTCTGGAACATTGTGATTGTTCTTATTACTGTGACGTTTTTCTATAATCAGACTTACAACTTTATATCCATAAGCATTAGCCATAGATGTATATGGTTTTAGTTCTTTTTCAGATGTCGATGTATTATGAACCACAATATTAGCTACACCAGCATCCATACAAACCATAACACTGTCTTGACACCACTTATGAGCTAAATGAACATTTTCTGGTTTCCAATTATAATTCCCTTGGTCATCATAATGAAAATCATCTGCTGCATATGCAATACAATCCTGTAAGGAAATTTCCAAGGTTTTAGCTAAAGTTGTCTTTCCGCTAGATGGTAGTCCTCTTAGAATATATAAAGTTTTCTTAGTCATTTTATTCTCCATAATAATACCTCTCAATAAATTCTCGTCGTTGTTGATCATTATAAGAACGCCATACTTCCTTGTCAACATTTTCTGCAAGATAGTCTACGAACTCATAAAATTCTTCATCAATTCGTTGTTTAAACAAGTCTGGTTTATCAAACAAAATGTCCACTTTAGCTTTACCAAGACGCATAATTGCTTTCTTAGAGAGGTAGTGTGGTGATTTTAATTTACAAAGAACCTCTTCTGTGAAGTAATCCTTAACCATATACCCCTCATGATTAACGTCAGTAGGTAGATCTTTAAATTTACCTACCCACAACTCACCACGCCTACATTCAGCAGCCTTGGATAGCCCATTTAGAAAATATTCTGATGACATTTTACCTGTGTCATGATACCTACGTCCTATTAGATAAATACCTTCATTTTCCTCTACAATGTGAGGGTCACGTTTATCGCAAACTTCAAATATATGGGTAACACCTTCTTCATATAGAGCATCCTTGTTAATTGTTTCTAGCCACTCTTCACCAAGTTTAACATACTCAGAATCAAGACTTCCTGTTGTAGATACAATATAACCATAAGCTTTATTATAAGTTACAGAAAGCATATAACCGTTTACTTTACGAGGACAGATCACCACTTGCTCAGGGTCAACAGTTGTTCCATTCTCACCAAAATTAAACACCTTACGGAAAGGCAGTACAATAACATTCCAAGCTTCATCTACAACAGTTCCTCGGCATTCAAGCAGTCGCTCGTCAATATGCCACAGATTATTGTAGAAAACCTTTCGATGATATTTAAGGACTGACAAACCTTTATATTTACCTTCGGTGTAAGTTTTCTTAATAACTAGACCCTTTTCGATAAGGTCAGATACATCTAATTTCATATTAGTTCTCCTAGTGTTGGTCAGGTGAATAAATTTCTTTCTTGTTAAGAATCTTCATAATTTCTTTAATGTTCTTAATTTCACCAAGATTATCATACCCAACATCAATTTGTCTACCTTTAGGTTCAGGAAGAGACCCGTGACAGTGGCCGAACAATTGTAAACTTCCCCGCCCAGCATTATTCCAAGTGGTGAGGGGGTAGTGGCATAGAACTACTTTTTGTTTATCAATCTGTATCTCAAGATAATCACCTTTCCAGACAATACCAAACTTACCATCAGCAATACCATTACGTAGTGATTTGTCATGATTTCCATGGATCATAATTTTCTTACCATTCAAGCGTTGTAAGAAGCTACTTGTTACCTCCACACCTTTAAAGCAGAAATCTCCAAGATGGATAATGTAATCTTCTGGTTTAACCTTAGTATTCCATTCGGTAATCAAAGCCTCATTCATGGAATTAGTATTCTTGAAATTACGTGTTTTTGGACAGAAGTGTAAAATATTACCATGGTCAAAATGTAAATCACTTGTTACCCAAATATCTTGTTCTTCTGTGTTAAATTTTCTTCCAAACATTATTTACCTCTTAAAAATCTTTAAATTTATACAACAATTCCAATTGTGTAGAATACTTCCGTACACGTTTCACATCTGAAACCTTAATACTTTCTGTAAGATTAGAATAAGTATCTGCAACTTTAACTTTCCAAGCAAGTTCATCTTTTGATAGATTACGTAGATAATCTTTGTAAGATAATCCTTCTTTCTTGGTGACAAGATCAATTGCTTGTACAATCTCGGAGTCATAACCAGCTTCAAGTAAAGATTCCTTAGTAACATAAGTATCTTCATACAAATCGTGCCCAAGGGAAGCTGTAGCTAACTTTACATCTCCGATTGTAGGGTTATGTATCTTACCTTCACCAAACAATTCATGTGCTTTCTCAGCAACCATACGTAGATGGTAAGTGTAGGGTTTGTCACCATACTTTTGTTCATGATGCGCTACAACAATAAGACTGCTCATCTTAGATTCAAAAGCTCTTAATTTATCCAATGTATAATTCACAATTATTCTCCTTTCTTAATCTTCTCTACAACAGCAGCTTTGATAAACTCTAATACTTCTTGATTGAATCTATAATCAGAAGACGCATCTTTTGTGCAAAAACAATCTGTTGATACAGAATATTCAAACACTTTCTCATTTACTTCTGTAGAAAGTGTACATAACTCTTTAATAATTTGTTGTTTTGTTAATCCTTGCATGGATTCACCTTTTATATTTTCTCTGTGAGACAATGTTATCAAAAATTCCTACTTTTAGTTTCTCATAGACAATTGCCTCATTGTCATAGTAGATATCACATCCTTTTACCCTGACCATTAGCTTCGGTCTTAAAGGGAGCACTTCATAGACTACTGGCTCTCCTCCAACGCGCTTACAAGCTGTACGGGCATACTTCTCGGCATAACCTTTAACTGTTGTGAAAAACACCTTTTGTACATGTTTAGTCCTGCCAGACTCATTAATACCAAAATTATGATTGTCTGGTGGAAGAATTTTATCCTTGATAGGTGCTAGACTTGATGTGCCGTGATAAAATTTCATAATCCCTCTCCTTCTGTTCAAATTACAACTCATCTTAACATATGAAAACTTTCTGTCAAGAGAATTTATTTGAAAATTTATTGTTTACAAAGAGTATTCGTGTTGGTAAAGTAAGGGGAGTTTTTATAGAGAGGAGATTTTAAATGGGAGTATTAGCTTGTGACCGTAGAGGTTGTGAAAACATTATGTGTGATAACTATTCACACGAACATGGATATATTTGTTGGGAGTGTCTTGCTGAGTTGAAGACCAAACCTTTTGTGAATATTGGTGATTTCATGAGTAGTGACAAAGAAACTCATGAAGAGGATAGTTCAGATTGGGAAGATATTGTGGGTGAAGAATTTAAATCTCGTTGGGAGGATAATAAAGATGTTTAAAACTGTAGTAATATTTATCGTAATGTGTCTGTACATCTTTGCAGGAGTTGTACTTCTTGCAAGTGTACCTTTTGTAGGTAATCTAGTTAATTTAACAATATTCTCCCTTTGTGCAGGTGGGTATGCTTTGGTGACAAGTTGGTTGATTAAGAATGGTTGGTTTGATAAGGAGTTGTTTTGATGAATATGAGGCAGCGTAAATGAAAATAATCTTCCTTGACATTGATGGTGTTTTTAATAGCGATTCTATTTTAAGTGAATATATCCCTGAAATTGACGGAGAATATTACCCATATCAACCACATCTTGTTGGGAATTTGAATAGGATTCTTAAACGCACAGGTGTTAAGATTGTAGTGTCTTCTACTTGGAGGTTAGGTGAATCAGTAGAAAGACTTCAATACCTTCTAACACATATGGGTGTTAAAGGTGAAGTTATTGGTAAGACAGACTCTTACACAGATAAGTTTGTCGTCAGAGGTAATGAAATCTTAAAATGGATTCAAGATAATCAAAACTTACTTGGATGTCACCATTATGACTTTTATGATTATGTAATTCTTGACGATGACTCAGATATGTTGTACAGTCAACGAAACAACTTTGTTCATATTCAAGGTGAGGAAGGTTTGACGAAAGAGTACACTGAACAAGCAATTGAAATTTTAGGAGAAGAATGATGAGTTATTATAACTATATATTTAAAGCTAAGAAACTTGAGAGTTATAGTGAAGTAGATGAAAGTGGTCTGGTGTTTGAACCATTTGATAGTGGTTATCAAGACTTAAAAGACTTTGTTGGAGAAAATAAGGTATCTTTCCATGAAGATGAATGTGAGTACATTTATCTAGAAGAATGCAGTGGGGGTAGCGATTATATTCGCCCATATGACCTTAAATTTGGATTATCAAATAACAAGCCGACTTTTCAAGATGCCAGTTATTTTGTACCAGTTAAGGATATGCATAACCGTATTGATTGGTCATCGGTTAAAGATATTGATAAGATGGAAGAAGCACTCAAGTCCTATCAAGAAGATCGTGACGGTGATGAGTTAGTGTTTCCACTATAAGGAATTTAATATGACAAAACGCTATAATTGTACAGTATCAGATCGTAGAGGTGAGTTTGGTCTATGCATGGAGAAGTCTACTTCTGGTAAGTTTGTCCTCTTTTCAGAATATGAGAAACTTTTGAAGAAGATTAAAACTTTTGAGAAAACCAAACCTTCTAAGAAAAGTGTGCTTGGTACAGAAGAAGAACAAATAGATATGTTTGGAGGTGAGTAAGATTTGCAATAACTTGCAAGAAATTGATATTTGGGTTAGAATGGTGTATACACTTAACATAAGAGGAGAAGTAGAGTGAAACTAGATTACGCAGTTTTCATCCAAGATGGCGATGGAATTTTAACATTTAAAGAAATGTCTAACATTAAAGCAAAAGATTATTTCAATGGATGCAAGAAACTGGTGAAAGGTAAGCCTTTTAACAAAGATAACCTTTTGTCAATGGCAGAAGATATTCGTGATAAGATTTGTCCTTGCTGCTTAGCAGAGAATGATTACTTTGAACAAATCGTAGGTTATGCTCAAAAGCAGAATATGATTATGGAAGAAGATGGTGATTATTATATCTGTGTAGGATGTATGGCACGAGAGTGTTAATATATAAGGTTAAGATTGTTTGAGAAAAGGTTGCCTTAGTGCAGCCTTTCTGTATTTGAGGAAGTAAAGTTTTGGAAGAAGATATGTTTACCTGTAATTCCTGTAAGGAAAATAAACCAAGAGAAGATTTCTATAAAAATAATAAAAGTACTACAGGTCGAGTAAGACAGCCGTGTAAAGGTTGTACAAAAAGAAGGGAGAAAGCTAAACGTCAAGAGTATATTGATTCAGAGAAGAATATTCCAGAGTATAAAATATGTTCTGACTGTAACACTGAAAAACATAATTCAGAATTTCATAAGAGGTCAGATACACCAACTGGTTTGAGGGATAGGTGTAAAGATTGTTATAATTCTTCAAATAGGGATTATTATGAGCAAAATAGTGAGAAAGTGATAGAGAGAACTAGTAATTATCAGAAAGAACATCGAGAAGATGTATCAAGAAGAAAAAGGGAGCGTTACTGGGAGAATCCTGAACATTACCGTGAAATAGATAGAGAGTATCGTAGAAAGAACCCTGATAAGGTTAAAGAATCTTGTAAAAGGTACAGAGAAAGATACCCAGAACTTACTAGGGAAAGAGCAAATAGATATTATCATGCTAATAAAGAGTTGATTGCAGAGAAAGCTAAATTATGGAGAGCTAAAAATAAAGATAAAATAGCCTATTATGCTTCCAAGAGGAGAGCTTCCATTAAAAATGCAACACCTTGTTGGGCTGACCAAGATATCATAAAATCTTTCTATACTGAAGCTCAATATTTCAATCAATCCATAGACCACATCATACCATTAACACACCCTTTAGTTTGTGGATTACACTGTGAATATAACCTACAGTTAATGGATTTAAAAGAGAATATTGCAAAGAATAACAATTTCGAGATATGTGAGCACGAATTGCCAGAGGAAATAATTTATGACTAAAAAACTTGGTCCTGCTTCTCAGAAGCAGGCTATGTTCTTACAATCAAAATCTGATATTACAGTTTTTGGTGGCGCTGCTAAATTTACCAAACTGGTTGCGCTTTAATATACCTCTTTAATTGTCTGGGAACCCTAACGTTAAGCCGAGGGCAATCAGCAGCGAAGGTTTCACATTAAGTGATTCAACGTTCAGAGACTATCGAAACAATATACAAAGTATATAATGGAGTAGAGTAGGAATCAAGCGATTTCGAAACAGGAGGCTGTCTATAAGACGGAAGATATAGTCCGATCCTAGTGGAAACATTAGAAACAGTGTAGCGACTGTAAGATAAAAGGGTTCAGGTAAATCCTATCTTGGTATTATGGATATGCTTCAATATGTTCATATGCCAGAATTTAGGGGGGTAATGGTTCGAAGAACAACCCCGATGATTAAAGGTGTGGGTGGTCTTTTAGATACGGCACAGAATATGTATAAAGAAGCTTGTCCTTCTGTACATGTCAAACCTTCTACAATGGAGTTTAAATTTCCTAGCGGTGCCGAAATTAAGATGTGTCACTGCGAGAAAGAAAGCGATAAGCACAATTTTCAAGGCTGGCAGGTAGCAGCGTTCCTCATTGATGAGGGTCAGCAGATGCTTGAATCTCAGGTGGTTTATTTTATATCACGTATGCGTACTATGGCAAATATGAAGCCTGTTATGAAGATTACGTGCAACCCAGAATTTAATTGCTACCTAAGAAAATGGCTGCAGGCGGCAGGTTATCTCGATGAAAAGAACTATGGAATACCTAAACCAGAGATGGATGGTGTAGAAAAGTGGTTTATCCGGCAAGGTAATGACATGATCTGGGGTGATTCAAGAGAAGAACTTGTTTCACAATATGGCGAAGATTCTGGGCCTATGAGTTTTCGTTTTATTTCAGCAACTTGTGAAGACAATCCAATTCTTTTGGAGCATGATCCATTGTACGTCTCACGTCTTAAATCCTTACCTCGTATTGAAAGGATGAGGCTACTTAACGGTGCATGGCTTGTACAGGAAACAGCAGCAGGTTTATATAAGAGGGAGTGGACTGAAACAGTAATGCTTCATGATGTACCTGACCTTGTTAAAATAGTACGTGCTTATGACTTGGCTGGGAGTATTCCTTCTGAAAAATACCCAGACCCTGATTATACTGTTGGTGTTCTTATGGGTCAAGGTAAGGATCATCATATATACATCCTTGATGTGGTTAGGTTCAGGAAAAGGTATGCCGGTGTGGTGGATGAAATTATACAAACTGGGTTGCGTGATCAAGAAGAGTGGGGTAATGTTACAACCTATATCCCAGAAGATCCATCGTCGAGCGGAAAAGCAGCTTGTGACCAGATGATTGGAGATATATCAGCAGCAGGTGTTTTAGTTAAGCGTATGAAGACATCAAACACTAAAAACCGTAAACTAAAAGCATTTGAACCTTTTGCAGTAATTGCAGAAAATAGGATGGTTAGTGTGGTTAAGGCAGATTGGAATGAAACTTTCCATGAAGAGTTGGAAATATTTGACCCAAGTGTGCGTATATCTGGTGTCCACGACGATATCTGTGACGCCACTGCTGATGCATTCCATCAAATAAAAATAAACAAAGTGCACAGACCAGTCCCTATCCCAACAACATCTGTCCGCACAAAGTATCATGACATGAAACAATCTATGCGATAATACTCTTCAGAGTGTTTCTTTGTGTTCTCTCTGAAAATTACCACATTATCGCAACACATTAACCCTCTTTTGTCCAATTAATTTTGTGCGGAAGAGGGTTTCTTTTGCAAATAATTATCATTTATGTTAAAATAGGTTATATCATAATAATTTAAGAGGATTTTATGTCACAGTTACCATATTTTTTCGATGAGGAGCTTAATAAAGTTTCTTGTCATACATACAATGACTTTTTGAAAACCATCAATATTCTTACAGATAAGGATATCGATGTCAATCGTTGTGGTTTTACTACTCCATATAATATCTTCTTTGTGGATGGTGACCACAAGAACTACTTTGCTTGGTACAATATGTTTGCTGCAATGAAAGAAGATTTCGGCATTGACATTGATCTTAAGAAATCTTTCAAGAATCTTTCTGCACACTATCTCTATTTTAATGAGAACCCTTTCAAAAATGTTGTCCAAGAAACTGTAGAAGAATCTATCGCCCCGCTTATTTCTTTGGGTGTTGATGATACAGAAGAAACTATTGCAGACGAAGCTGTTGAAGGAGTTTCTAATGTTCCTGATTATGAGTTCCTTATGGCAATGTATGATGATTCTGCTAAAGCAAAAAGTAAAGATGCTTTAGAACGTTACTGTATCAAACATTATAATATCAATCTACGTAAGAATCAACCTTTTGATAAGATGATTGTTGAGTTGCGTGGTTATTTTGAAGATAAGTAATCTTTATGGAGATGTAAATGTCACGTCGTAGAAATCGGAAGAATACAAAACAGACTTCTCAGACAAATGTCTCTGAGGTGTCTAAAGTTAATGGTGTACCAAGCACACAGAATATACGACGTTATCGTACAGGTACATCTGGTATTGCTTATTATCAAGACATCATCAATAGATTACAACCTTTTGAGCTTCGTTGGCCTTATTCAATGAAGACATTTGAGATAATGAAGAATGATGATGCTATTGCAACAGTACTTAATCTTCATTATATTCTTGTGGAGAATGCTTTTACAAACTGGAAGATTAAATACAACAAGAAATCAGCTAAAAGTAAACGTGCTGCAGAATTTCTAGAATGGAACTTAAATAATCTAGATGGTCAAACACTTTTACAAGTTGTAAAAAATATTGAGACTTTCAAAGAGAAAGGTTTTTCTATTGTAGAGAAAGTTTATCAATTAATGGGTGATGGTGAACATGCTGGTATGTGGAAGGTTCGCAAATTAGCTAATCGTCCTCAATTAAGTCTAGATGAATCAACACCTTTTGAAATTGCTGCAGGTGGACGGGATATTCTTGCTATCCGTCAGAATACACAATACTTCCAGAATAAATTCAACAATAATTTGTTTATCAATTCGGCAGATATTACTGGCGCTGGATATAAACGTATTCCACGTAAGAAGTTTATCTTATTTGGTGAGAGTGCTACAGATAGTACACCTTATGGTCAACCTATTCTTCGTGCTTGTTATAAAGCTTGGAAAGAAAAAGTATTGCTTGAAGACTTAGAAGTCAATGGTGCTTCTAAAGATTTAGCTGGTATTATTGAACTGGCTGTTCCTGCGGATATTCTTGAGAAAGCTGCCAATGACCCTGCATCACCAGAGGCACAAATGCTTGACCAAATGATGTTGGATGCTGCAAATGTACATGCTGGCGAACAACCTTACTTTATTCGTCCAAGTGATGTGCAGGAAAGAAGTACAAGTGTTGCTGAGTATAGTCTGAAGCTACTGGGTATCGACGGTGCAGGTCGTCAGTTTAATACATCAGAACTTATTCAGAAACGTCGTAAGGCTATCTTTGATGTATTTGGTGCTGGTCATGCTCTAACTGGTGAGGGTAGTGTAAGTTACAACTCTGCAGAAGTTAAATCTGCAACGCATATGTACTATATCAAACGTGATATTAAGATTATTGAAGATGGTTTAAACAACGACCTTATTCCAGAGTTATTGAATGTATATAACGAAATGGGATTATCTTACAAAGATATGCCACGAATTGTAGCTGGTGAGATTGATAAGATCAGTTATGACGAAGCAGGTAAACTTATTCAACGTGCTAAATCTGTAAATGGTATTGCTCTTACTAAAGAAAATATGATTAAGATGCATGAGATGATGGGTTTTGATACAGAAGATATGGAATATTTATCTCAGGAAGAAATCTTTAATCTTATGGAGATTGGTAGCAAAGGTGCCTCACGAGCAGGTGAGAGCCAAGGTTCAAGTGGTACTGGTGATTCTCAAATGGCACAAGGTGGTAGCCTTAACATGGAGAATAAATCCTTTAATAATCTACGTGTAGATGCCAAAGGAATTTATAAAATGCATGATAATGGTGAACGAGAATATATAAATTTATCAGATTTACCAGAAGAATTGCAAGAAGGTTTTGATATTTTTAAATAAACCCTTGCTTAACAATGTTATACATGATATAATTAAATTATAAGATACGGATTAGATATGCCTTATAGAACAAATGCTGTATCTCAAGCAAGAAAAGATATCCCAAGTCTAAAGAATCTTTCTGATTCTAAAGTAAAGAAATTTATCAAAGTATTCAATGCACTTATTAAAGATGGGATGGCTGAGAAGAAGGCTATCCCTTTAGCATTGAGTCAAGTTAATAAAGAAGCTAAGGAAAACTCTTCAATGAATAATTCTTTTGTAGAGGGTTTAGCTAAACTTATCACAAAACATTTCGGTGCTGCAAATAATCTTCAACAAATTGTTAAATTTAATGAAGAGCAAATGATTGCTATCGAACCTCTCTATTGTAAACCGATGGAAGCTGACCTTCATGAAGAGGGTATGACTGAAGAAGAAATTCGTAAAATGGTAGATAACATTAATTCTAACATTGATAAGATTTCTGGAAATATTGGTCATGCTATTAATACAGACGGTTTCTATTTCGTAAAAGCTTGGGTTAATGAATGTGATTGTATTATAGGTGATGAGATTGTACCAGAAGGTATGCCTATTATCAAAGTACAATTTGTAGATGACAAGCTTTGGGAATTACGTAAGTCTGGTAAATTAACAGGTCTTAGCATTGGTGCTCTTGGTGCTGTTGTAGATAACCCAGATTATAAAGAAGAGGAAAGTGAAAGTGAAGCAGCCTAAGAAATTAATTAAGGATGTCACATTTGACTTCGACAAAGAAGCAACCAAATGTGGTCCTCATATTGCGTATACACTTCCTATCCAAGGTGGTGCTGCATCAGGTCATAACACAAGTTTCCTCTTCAAAGCAGAAGAAGTAGGTGAAGAAGTTTTGAAAGCAATTAAAGAACTTGGACTTGAAGAAGTAAATAAAGATTTTGGTCTGATTGAGAATAAACGTCGGTTTATTGAACATGCTGTACGTAAGCAGTTTAGTGATGATGACGAATGGATTTGGATTGTTGATTTTAATGATACAACAATTTATTTCTCAAACTGCAAAGGTGTATATGCTGTAGGTTATGAGTATGATGTAACTACAGGTGAAGTAATGCTAGATAAACTAGCTGAAAAAGCTATCCACCTTAATATGTTTACCATTCAATCAGGTAAGATGAAATTATCAGAAGAAGCTGAAGATCAAATTGAAGAAGGCTTGCTGGTAATTATGGAAAAAGCTTTTGAAGCTGGTGAGAACACCGAAGACTTAGGTGTTTTGAAATCATTGGTTGAAGGTTTTTCAGAAATTTCCTCTCAAGAAGGTGTTAATAAGTCTTCTGAGGAAACAGATTCTGATCCCGTATTAGAATCGAACGTTAACGTAGAACACCCTGATACGGGTATCACCAAAAATAAAGAGGATACTATGACCGAAGAAGTCAAAACTCCAGAGTTGGATGTAGAAGCCCTCAATAAGTCTCTGGCTGACATGCAAGAACTTTTGAAAGCTGAACAGAAAGCTCGTGAAGCTGCTGAAGCTAAAGCACTTGAAATTGAGAAAGCTGCTGAAGTTGAACGTATTGAACAAGCTAAAGCTGACCTTTCTGAAGTAGTTAAAGGTTGGGAATCTGTAGAAAATACAGAAGAAGTTGTAGAAGCATTGTTTAAAGCTGAAGCATCAGATGTTCTTATTAAAGCTATGGAAGCCATGAATGCTCGTGTAGAAGAAATTAAGAAAGCTGTTGGTGAAGCAGAACATGGTCTGGATGGTCAAGTTGAAGTGACCTCTGACATCAGTAAAGCCAAAGATGCTGTTGCTGAAATTCTAAAAAATCGTCGTAACAAACAATCTAAATAATTTAAGAGGAATTAAATAATGGCTACTGGTGTTATTGATACTCGTCCTACTAAAGTAGGTGAAGTTCTTAAACATGAATATGTTCCATCAACTGGTTACTGCCGTCGTGAAGTTACTGTTACAGTTCCAGCAGGTGGTTTGGAAATTGGTGCAGTACTAGAATCTACTTCTGTTTCTGGTAAGTACACTCTTGTTGCTAATCTAACGCAAGCAGATGCAGATGCAGTTCTCATTGATACTCGTGTTAATGATGACACAACTGTTGGTGGTGATTTTACTCTTGCTGTTCTGGTTAAAGGACCAGCTCAAGTTCGTGGTGACTCTCTATCTTACAATGCTGATGTTGCTAACCCATCAACCGCTATTGCAGCTCTAGAAGCTCTTGGCATTCAAGTACTGTAATCTTTGAGGAGATAATTTAAAATGGCTATTACACATGATCCAAGCAACATCAATGGTATTATTGATTGGACCAACGAAGTACGAGTAATTGACAACCAGTTTGGTTTCATTCGCTCAATGGGTGGTATGTTTGCTACTCAAGCAACTTCTCAAGATTCTATCATCTTTGACCGTGTTAAGAACAGCATCAACATGATGTCAGAAGGTTCTGCTCAAGCTAAAACTCATGGTGTTGGTAAAGACCGTGAAGTTGAGCAAATTGCAATGCTTCTGAAATTCTACAAAGAGATGGATTATATCGATGTATATGATATTCAATCTCAACGTATGCCGGGTTCTCCTGATATGTCAGAAACTCTTGCTAACGTTCGTGCTACCAAACTTGAAGATCTACGTCTTGCACATGACCAACGTGATGAGTACCTACGTTATAAAGCAATGAAGGGTGACCTTCCTACTGGTGCTGTTGCTGGTCAAACTGACATGTACGGTGTATACGGTCTGAATAAGGCTGCTGACTTTACTGTTGACCTAGATACTGGTAATACTTCTGTTGACCTAGATGGTAAGATTGCAGAAGTTAAGCGTAAAATTGCAAGTGGTATCAAGGCTGGTACTCCAGTACAAGGTATTGACTTCTACCTAGATTACGCTCTGTTTGATGAGATTATCGCTAACCCTAAATTCCGTGAAGTTTACAACATGTACCAAAACTCTGGTAAACAACTTCTTCGTGATGACCTGAGTGCATACTACTCTTGGGGTGTGACTGACTTCTTCGAACATCGTGGTGTACGCTTCATTGCTTACAACCCAACTTTCCTAGAAGCAGACGGTTCAGAAGTTACTGTTCTTGGTACAGGTCAAGGTATTGCTGTTCCACGTGCTGGTCGTGACCTTCTTCGTGGTTACTTCGGTCCTGCAAACAAACTGTCTCTGGCTAACCAAGGTGGTCAAGAAATGTTTGCATTTGAACGTACTTCTCAAGATGATGAATCTCATACTCTTGAAATTCAATCTAAGAAACTGTACTTCGCTACTAAACCAGAAGCAATCATCCAACTAACTTAATAATTAGTTGAATAATATGAAGCCTCCTCCTATTTGGAGGAGGTTCTTTTGTTTTTGGAGGTAGAAAATGACACTAGAAGAGCTGGTTTCTGCTATTTATCTTGCTATGGGGTTGACATCAGAAACTCTCCCACAAACAACTGTAGAAGCTTACATTCTATTGTGGCAGGATACATATCCAGACAATGATTGTCAAGTGATGTATAATACAATTTTATCTCTTTATTCTTGGTTGATTAAATCTTCTGCTGCGGATAATACGGGTGGAGGTAAGATTCGTGAAAGAGAAGGTTCTGTAGAAATTGAACACGATAAAGTTGACAAGAGTTCAGATTGGGAAAGTGCTAGGGATGAATTTGTAAAGAATCCTTGGGAATCATTACCTCAATGTCGTGTTGAATTCACTAAGAGTTCTGTTTCACCTATTATTCTTGGTGGTGTACGTAAGGATGAAGTTTCTCGTGTAAGACGAGATACTAACAGATTTAGTCAATATTCTGAGAGGTCTCCATACAGCCCTAGACGTAAACGTTATAGAAGTTTGACTAATATCAACTCTGTTGATGAAGATTGTTAGGATTTAGAGGATAGAGGTTGGAGTAGCTACCGCCTTGAACGACATTCCAGAGTGTCTTCCTCGCCTTTTCTGGCTACAATTTGATATGAATTATTATCTGGATAATGGTTCTAACAATACACCAAATTTTCTTTATCAAGGAAGTTGGGTTTTATTTTATATAGAGGAAAATGATGTTATATATTATGGAATCAATATCCAATAATGATTGGGTTAGTGTAAATAGCATAAGTGGTGTTACCATTGGTGAAAAGTTTACCTTAATAAACCAAGGAAGTACCCCTCTTTTGTTACAAGAATCTGACACAAAACCAGATGCGTCTTTAAATTTAGGTAAAGTTCTTCAGGATTCTGGAGATGAATGTTTGTCTCGTACAGTGGTATTAGCTACTGCAAAAGAAATATGGGTAAAATCTTCCTCTAATGTAAAAGGAAGATTATATGTACAAACAACTTACCCATTTACCGATTTTGGCGAAACTGACCCACGAGTCCAATCTGGTGGTGCAGCTTTAACAGTGCAATCTTATGATGAAAGCAATAAGAAGGCTGGTGTGCAGTGGGAAGCTTCTCGTTTAGTTAATGCAACAAACGCAACATATTATTATTCTGTTATTGTTACTGGAGATAAACCCGTTGATTTAAAACGTCGAGAGTTTGCATATACAGATTTAGGTTTGATTGGTTATATTTACAAGAACCCAACTTATACAGGTGGTACTCCAGACACTGTATATAATATGACCGATATCAACCCTGTTGCATCAGGTATACAGCTTTTGACAGGGATAACTATCACCAACCCTACACAAATTCCAACCAATAATGGAACCAATGCTCCTGCTGCATGGGGAACTCCTTTCGGTGCTCCTATTTATGCAATTGGACCTGTTAATAATCAAACCTCTGGTTCAACAACTCAATCTTTTGCATCAAATCGTATACTAGCACCGAATACTTCATATCTTCTTGTATTTTATTCTCGTAGTGCACAAGAAATTAGTGCTCGATTAGAATGGTACGAAGGCGATATAGACCGCAATGGTGGTGGATTGATCGTATAAACTAAAGCCCACTCATTTGAGTGGGCTTCTTCTTATCTAAATATACTCTATTTCAACGTAGGAAGCTCTCAGAGAAGATTTAAACATCTCAGGCATAGATTGTTCATCAAAAATGTAAGCCTTCTCTCTGCTCGTTACAGAGCCATTTAAGGTCCAATACATAATCTGACCAGAGATGTTGACTTTTACGATGAATTTGTCAGTTGTCCTCATGAACTACCCAATCTCCTTTTATATTTTTCCATATGTGTTGATTACTAGAACCTCTCCATTTTAAAGATGTATCTCTTAGTGATTGAATATATTTCCCATCAACCAACACATCTATCACATCCAAAATTTGACTACGTAATAAATCATTTTGAATTTCTTCAAGAGTATAGCCTGTCCATAGCCAAATATCTTTATTTGGTAAAAGAGTTTTAACTTCTCTAGAGAAAATTAATACTTCTTCTAAATTACTTTTATGTAAAGGGTCTCCACCTGACCAAGTTAATCCTTTTATATAAGGTTGAGATAAGTCTTGTAATATTTGATCTTTGAATTCTCGTGTAATTATATTACCAACATTACCCCATGAGTTTTTATTAAAACAACCTTCACATCCGTGTGAACACCTTGACACCCAAATGACACATCTAGCACCAGTACCATTCTGTGTATCAAATTTTGAGTAATCTATATATTTCATACATTCTTAACTCGACACTTCTGTTCATCAAACTTACCCTTATTAGCTGGACGTGCTAAAGCTGAGTGGGTATACCCAGAGATGCGCTTTATACATTCAGCAGTTTCTGGGTTATTATTACCACACTCTGGACAGAAATATCCATCCTCGTTTGCATCAAACTCTCCACGATAACCACATTCAAAGCATTTATCTACAGGTTGATTACAGATGAGATAGTTGACTTTATCATATGCTGCTTTAACTACAGACTCAAATCCTTCGATATTATTTATCATACTAGGCAACTCAATATTATTCACATTGCCACCTGATGCTAATAAATAATAGTCACTTTCTTCATCAAACTTGTCAACAATATTTAAATTTTTAAACACAGGTTGGTGAAAAGAGTTGGTAATAAAATCTCTGTCAAATTTCCACTCAGGGAACTCAGATTTAAGCTTGTTTGCAATAGTATAACAACCGTTCTCTAAAGGGCTACCATACAGACTAAAAGCAATATTTGTCTTTTTAGTATATTCTTTTGTTTTATCTTTTAAAAACTCAATCACCTTCATGCCAAAATGTTTCGTCATATCATTAAGGATCTCTTGTGCTTCATATAAACCACCATAGCCAATACTACAAGTTGCATTACCATTATAGAATAAGTGGTCAATAGTATCTTCTGCTTTAAGAGTAGCTAATGCTCCATATTGCCATAAGATAGGACTTACTTTAGCTTTAGTTCCTTTCATTCTCTCTATACGAAACATATTTGCTTCAAAAGCTTTGTCACATAAAAATGACAATTCATCAAAGAACTTATCCTTATCACCATCAGCTTTTAAGGCAGCATAAGGTAATGAGACAGTGGTTACTCCAAGGTTAAATCTTCCTGACACTTTCTCTTTACCATCTTCTGTATATTTACCAACAAAACTTCTGCAGCCCATCGCTGTAATTACGTTCTCTGAATTTCCTGTCATTTTTCTATTATTGGGCGCCATGACAAAATCAGGGTACATATGTTTTGCGGAACATTCTAAAGCTAGAATAAATTCTTCGTGATTTGGGTCTTCTTTATTAAGATTAACACCTTCCTCTACAAAGTAGAGAACTTTAGGAAAAATAGGGCTTCTATGTTCTTTACCGATACCATTTATATGACATTTCAAATATTCCTCTTTGATCATCTTACAAAGAGTGTCTTGTGATAAAGATAAACTTATTGTTGTAAATGCAGACTGACCATTAGACGACGTAACCGTTTGAATTTGGTATATAAATGTCTGACAAGCATCATAAATTTCTTTACGTAAAGATTCCTCTACGTAACTGTCAGGTAGTCCGTATTTCTCTTGTGTTTGTTTAATCTTCTTAAGACTTTTCTCAGCATAAGGTTGCAACACTTTGTCAAATTCATGCATTGATTGTCCACCATAGGAAGATCCTGAAATCTTACTAAATATTTGACAGGCAACATTAGCTGCGGTTCCAATTGAGTTTGGTTGTTCAATCTCAACATCTCCTAGTTTTACACCATTTGCCAACATATACTCAAAATCATAAACTCCACAATTATGAATCCCTTTACTAATAAAGTAATCTTTATCATGTATATGAATTGCACCCTTATCTTCAAGTTCGATAAGATGTTGTGGGTAAGATGTTTTTGCTAAGTGTTTGCTAACAATACCAGCAATAAGGTCTCTGTGAGTTACAGTTTGATTAGAATCTTTATTAGAGTTCTCTCTAGAGACATCTTCATTACTACCATTGAGGAATTCCTCAATATCATAAAATACTTTATGCTTACCTTCCCTGATACGATCTCGTTCAGCACGATATCTAATATAATGTTTTGCAATATCTTTGTGCTTACTTACCATTAACGTATTTTCTACAACATCTTGTATACGTTCTACAGTTAAGTTGTGTTCGTGTGTAAGTTTAAATACTACCTTTGTTGTAATTTGATCTGCAATATTGTGTGAATCATAATCAGAATACCCAACACTAGAACACGCTTTCTTCACAGCATTGAAGATTTTATTGGTATTGAAATCTTGTTCGATACCATCACGTTTAATTACTTTCAAAATATACTCCTTATTTAGTGTGTATAACTATTATCGCAGGGTTTCAGATGATCAATCTTGATCTATATCAAATGTAACCATGTTACATGAGAGTAATTTTGCAAAAGAAAAACCTCCGAAGAGGTTTATGTGGTAATAGTTGAAATACTACCTGTAATCAATCCTAACAGCTCTTAAACATCACCTAATACGATTCATCATCTTACAGATTAAAACGTCTTAGAATGCGTCTCAGTTTTAATTTGAGCTATTCTGCTTATCAACCCTAATGTTTTAATCCTTTGCCAACGCAACTTAAATCCCCAAGCCTTGTTTCAATTACCAAACCTTTCGAGGCAACACAATTATCACTAAACTCTTTTTCTAATTGAGCCTGTATAGTGCTACCTATTAAGGCTATAACTATTGTAGCAATAAGTACTCCGAAGAATGCAATATTATACCTATCAATGTAAGCTAAACTTACTGCAAATAAGATAAAACCTAAAATTAAAATTAAGTATATCATAATTATTCCTCCTATAAAAATAAAACCCTGCTTAACATAAGCAATCTTTGTTGATAAGAATCTTAGCTCAAACAGGGTTGTGTGTCAAGGGTTATTCTACTTCAACTCTAAAATTAACATCATCACCAAGAACTTTAATATATCCTTTTCTAAAGTAGTCTACAGCTTTGTGGATTTTACTTTCAGCAACAGTAATACTATCATGCAATGGGAGCAAAACAATATTATCATCTAACAACAACCTAGCTGTCTCTACAATAATATCACTGTCAATTCTCATAAGTCTTTTTGAAACACCTGTATAGAAATGATGGGATATAGGTTTGTTATGGGATTCAACTTGGTTTATGATTTCTTCAACATCTGCCATAGGTACTCCAACATAGTCCATACTGTCTTCTTTGCTTGTACCTGCTTTTTGATAATCTTGAATCATTTTGTATCTAAGAGCTTTGATAGCGTCTTGTTTAGATTTAGAATTCAACATAACAAGTAATGCAATTTTAGCTACAGACCTTAGAGGATTGTATTTCTCAATATTATAGTATTTACAATACTTATTTATATCCTTAGTGTCGATAGTGATATTAAGTTTTGGATACGGATCAAAATCATCAGGTAGTATAATACCCTCTTCCCTGTATAATAAGCTAGGATGAAGTGCTTTAATATCAGCGGTCAAGGTCTTCTCACCATCAATTTTAAGCAATTTTCTCTTTGGTTTTGGTAGTGTAGTCCATTCACCTCTATCAAATAGCCTACCGCATAAGTCGAAACTTGAATCAATAAATATACGAGAGAAAGATATCCCATCCAAAACAACACCATCAATGTCTATAGTATGTTCACTGATAGTATCATTTAATTTATTCATAATATTTTCATTCACTTCAATGAACTCCTCTAAATTATCAAAACAATCTATAGATACGATATTCTTATCTGAATCTCTGACTATAATGGTATTCCTTGGTTTATTATTTTCTTTGATATAAGGCTCATCTCTGCAAACACTAATCAGGTGAGCAAGTAGTTCTCCTTTAGGTATGAAAAGTGAAGACTCAGAACTTTTATCTTTATACTTAAATCCAATAAAGGATACACCCATGCGGTTATACTCTAGCATATCAACCAAGTCCATTAGGTAGTTAAAATTAGGATGCACCATAGATTCTTTAATATCTCTATCATCTTTAATGGCTTTTGTATATACACCTTTCCACCTATAATACATAAGACCCATATTGGAATTCTTTATCATCCTATGTAAGTGTTTAGCAAAGAATAAACAAGTGTCTTCTAACGGTTTGCTATGTATACGCGCCTTGTTAACTACATTCTTGTAATAGAACCTTAACATAGACGACAGATACAAAGCAGTATCTATAATACTAACACTCTTCAAAGAATCCTTTCTTACAGAGATATAACATATACACTTCTTAAATTGAGCAATATCCAATAAGAATTTACTCATAAGATCCCATCTAGATGAACCATCAATCAAACTATATAAACTATCTATACAATCACTATACTCTACAATAGAAATATCACTATCTAAAGACTCTATGTAGTGTGTCCTTGTAAGAGAGCTTATTGAACAAGATAAAAGTTTCTCATCAACATCTTGTAAGTCTTTGGTTTTCTTAGGTAATCTACTATAAGGTGTCTTATAAAAAGGTAAATTACTAACCTTTTTCTTTGAAGATTTTTGTACCTTTTTTACCATATAATTCACCTCTCGTGATTTCAATTTCTTCTGGATTATTGACTATAAATTCAAAACTATCCTCTAATTTAAGCTTATGCTTCCTTACAATATGCATAACAATATCCATAGAATCTTGTTTAAGATTTACTCGCATTAACTAATCTCCATATAAATGTTAAGACCTAATGTATGGATTGCTTGCTCAATCCTCTCCACTTTAACCCCATCTCCATTGTGATTCATGATCTGAAATAATTGACTTCTTGCCAAACCCGTTACCTGTTGCAAAGTAGAGTAAGACAATTTATTTTCAATCTTATAGTTCTTAAAAGTAGAACAAAGTTTCTCTCTAATCATATCTACCTCTTAATATATTGTATCTGAAAACAAGAACACTTGTCAAGAGTGTATACTCTATAACTTAATATCTATCAAGTTTCTTAAACCATCAACATCACAACAACCGTACTCACCACAATGCTTACCCAAAACTCTTTGAAGCAATTCTTATCAGCACGATCCATAATAGATTGAATGTTTTGTCCAAGAATCAAAGTTTTGACAAGGGTTTCAATGATTGCAAACATGATGCATACTACTGCACCCATAATCATTGCAGAAGCAAATCCTTCTCCAAAATGTGTTTGAATATATTCGATCATGATTCAACTCCTTTCTTCTTACAATTATTCAAATGGCAAATGTAATCATGGAAACCATTAAGCCATTCATTCCACTTATAATCATCTGACACAAGATTAGATTCTTGATTTAGGTAATTATACAGATCCTTAATACAAAATCCATAACCTTTATGAAGTTTTTCTGCTTCAAGCAACCCTTGCATCCAAGTTGGTTTATTCATTTTTAACCCTCCACTTTACTAATTGCATGTTCTTTATTTTTAGCAGCAATAGAATCACCTACTTTGTCAAATCCACGACTTTCAAGATTATCCATCTTCCAAGAGTTTCCATTATAAGCAACATAGAATGCAATTCCAAGTTGAATTATGAATGAGGCAATCATAACATCATCGGTATGTTGACCAAGTTCTTCCATAAAGGAAAGTGCTAACATTGCAAGGATATAACCTCCTGCAAGAAGCCATAGTTTATTCCAAAGGAACCATAGTACTCCAAACAGCAGACCTGTGTAAGAGAAACCTACTTTGACAGCAACATATTTGTTCAATTTTGTGTGGTGATAAACATTCCAAATTTTCATTTCAAATCTCCTTTCGTTTAAGTTAACCAGACAATAGTACACATTTTTCAACAAGTCAACCACTTTTTGAACATTTTGTGTTATAATAGTTTATGTCAATGAACAATAGAGATAATTATATGGCAACTTTGAACAAAGATCTAGTACTTTTGACAGCAAAAAGTAAACTTGAGAAAGATGGATTTGAGATCACAGACAAGGAACTTCAAAAGGAAGTTACTAAGCTTTCCACAAACATGGACTTCTTGGAAGCAGTTAACATTGTATATGCAAAGCTTTCTGCAGGGGTGCAAGAGGAAAAGGTTTATAAGAGTTTCATTGTAGACTGGTCGAGGACTTGGTGATAATAAACCACCCTAATAAGGGTGGATTACATTACTATCAAGAGCTTCTTTCCAACGTAGCAAGGCATCCTTCACGTCAGGGTTTTTCTGTTGCATAGCTAATTCATATGTTATTTCAGATTTACGTTTCCTCCATGCAAGATGGGCTTCTATTTCAGTGTTGAAATACCCAATATGCTCACGTGTTCCTGTTACAGGATTACCACATCTTGCTGTGTACTTCTTGTAATTTACCTTATAAGATGTTCCTATTAAGTTAGGAGACCACGCATTACATCTTTGTGTTATAAAAGTGTTTATATTGTGTGGTATGAATAAGCAAGTGTTTTCCGAGTAAATTTTATTACCTATAACCTTAAGGTCTTTATCCAACTCATATACCTTACCATCTGAAGGATAATTCTTGTAATACCACCTCGCAAAATTCTGGAAGTTATGCCATTTTTCGTCTACAGTACAACCTTTATAAGTAGTATTCTTTTCTAAAGAATTTTTATTATAACACCTATAAAGTATAGCTTTCCATATTATATTTACTCGTAAGTGCTTACCATTAACAGCTTGTAGATATTCACCCACACCAGAAAAACCAACACCCTCTACTGTTTTTGCAAAAGGATCTCTTATAGAACCTCTTCTTATATCTACCGCGGAGACGTGTTTTTCGTATGATGTGTCTATAAATCTTATTAACACATCTCTAGCATTGAAATATTTAATGACTATGATGTCCCCGTAGTTGTTAGTTTTATATACTCTATTTTCTATGATTTTATCTTTCATAATTACCTCTATAATGTTAAAATAGTAGTATACTTTGTATAATTTTTAAAGGCAATATATTTATGAGTAAAATACCTGAATTCGAAGATTTTTTCGATGATTTAGAAATGATTGCGGACTACCTCGATGGTGTGTCCGTAGAATATGGTTATCCTAATAATACAACTCACCGAGCATCAGGTCTTCCAACAGCTACAATTGCAGACTATATGCAAAATGGGGTCATGAACGAAGATGGGTCATGGCATACAGTTCCTCGCAAATTCATGACTGAAGCAGAACTCCTTAATGAAAATACTACAGAAGGTATGCTCTACGACCTCTCCAATGCGATTCTGACAGGTAAAAAACTTAACGTAACACGTATGCTCCATAAAATAGGTAGAGCTAGTGCAGATGACGTTAGGGAAGCTATTCTGTATGGACAATACCCTCCACTGAAACCGTCCACAATAGCGAAAAAAGGGCACAGTACCCCATTGATTGAAACAGAACAATTGTACAATGATGCTGATTATAAAATTACAAAAGGAGATGAATAATGGCTCTTAGAGCAAAGAAACTTATCAAGAGATTCCCACTACCACTTTACCATCGTACAAAAGTAGTTGATACAAATAATTCCCCTTGGGGTGGTGATGAAAATACGACTATGACAATTGTTACAGAAGTTGCTCAGGAATGTACACTTCAGGCTGTTAAGCGACAAGAATTATCTTCTGAGCAAGAAGGTCTAAGCATTAATGACATTTTCATTCTTCGTACAAACACCCCAGTTTATGCACCAGTAGAAGGTACAGATTTTATTGGAAGTGGTATTTATATTCCACCAAGTTATTTTGTACCAGAAGGTTCTACTTTCATTCCACCTAATGTAGGTGGATATTATAATGTTGTAGAAGTAAAAGTGTGGAACAATGGGGTAATTAATCACATTGAAGCAATGATTGTAAGAGATTACACAGTTGAAGTAGGTTATTATCCAGAAGCTAAGGTTATTGCAACAGCAGCAGATATGAACACACTGGCTAAATTAAAAGCTGGTGATTGGATTGCAGGGTGGACAGCATAATGGCAGGTATTAGTGAAGTATTAGAACAATCCGCAGCAAAGCAATTTGCTATTGATAAACTTGGATATTTCATTCTGGAAGTATTACCAAATAGGAAATTAGTACCAGATTCACCTAATTCCTCAATACCAACAACAGATTTTATTTCATTAGATATCCTGAACCAGACCAGCTACAGTGGTGGGATGGGGCAACGACATATTTACTATGAAATTGATGAGCTTGGGAATGAGACTTATGTTTACAAAGATAAAGTTGTTGTAGAATTATATGCTTATATTGGTAAAGCAAATAATGACTTAGATAAACTTCGTACAATGTTAAATAATAAATATTTGAAATTCAAGCATTTTGGATCTACAAATGGTTTAGTTGGTGTAACAGAAATTGGTAATGTTATTGATAACAAAGTGACTGTTTATGAATCACAAGAAACTCGTTCTGGTGCAAGATTACGTTTGGCATTAACTTATATTTACAAAGTTGTTGACAACTATGGTGAATATGTTGATGAAGTTAAATATGTTACAAAGTCTAATGTAGCTGACCAATCAATTATTCAAAACAACCACACAATCTTAGGGTTATCAGAAGAAACATTAGCTTCTATAAACGCATTACATTTTCATATTAACTATGAATTGCCGGGAGGTGGTGACTCAACGTGGACTATGGTTTAGTTTAGACGATAATAATTCTCTTTTAAATTAAGAGTTTTTATGCTACAATATAGTTATGCCTTTCATATTTTCTGAAACGGTGTACACCTATCCGAGCTTGATCAGCTCAAACTTCCTTTGTGTTTCTAACACAACATTATTTGAATTCAATAAAAGGAATAATAATGGCAACTTATTTTAAGAATACGGTTGAGGTTCAGGTATTTACAGAAGGTGCCCCAACAGAAACTCAAAGTTTCTCATACCCTCTGTGTATGGTGCCTCACAATATCACAACCAATGCTATTGATAGCTTCTCTGATGTAGAGGCTATTACTTCTGCAGGTTTTGCAGTAAACTCACCTGCTTACATGATGGTACAAGGATCACTTTCTGGTATTGCTCCACCTGACCTAGTTAAAATTGGTCGTTTGGGTGTAGATACTATTACTATTACAGTAAACACACTCCTTGCAGAAGGTGATGTTATTTCTGTAAACACTAATGTAGCAGGTGTTGATGCTGTAGTATCTTACACTGTTCTAGTGACAGATACAACTACAACTTTGATTGCAGCAGGTCTTGCAAATGCATTGACAGCAGCATTTGGTGGAAGTGGTGACCCAACTTTCCTAGCATCTGGTGCAACTATCGTAGTTACTCCTGACACAAGCTCTTGTAGTTTTGGTTGGAATAGTATCACAGGTACAACACCACATACCACAATTACTACACAAACTTCAGATTCTTACACCTCAGCAATTGGTGATTCCATAGCAGAAGATGACGATGTTAGTTTCATTGTTATTGAATCTAAATCTGAAGCAGATATTAAACTAGTAGCTGCATATACAGAAACTCTTGAACTACAACAGTTCTTGACTTCAACAGATATTGCAGATGTTAAAGATAGTGGTTCAACAACTAACCTAGCATTGGATCTACAAGGTTTCGCATATGACAAAACCTATATGCAATATCATCCAGCAGCTAAAAACTACTTCCCAGAATGTTCTTGGTTGTCTAACTTTGCAAATCTTGACCCATGGACACTTTATAATCCGGGTGGTTTAGTAGCAATGTCTGGTGTCCCAGCACTAAAACTAACTGAACAAGAGAAAATTACCCTTACAGGACGTAATGTAAGTTTTAATAACCTTCAACGTGGTCAATATTACCTCAAAGGTGGTTGGGCATCAAGCGGTATGTTCTTGGATTATCAACGTTTTGCATTGTGGCTGAAATATGCTTCTGAGACAGCGTTGTTTGATCTTAAACGTAAGAAGAACAATCTTGGCCTAACTGTTCCTTATTCCGACGCTGGTGCCCGTATGATGGAGAATGCCATTCAGAAAGATGTAATTAATGTTGGTATTCGTGGTGGCCGTATTGCAGAAGGTACAACTCGTTCAGAGTTTGGTGTGATTGATTTGAACCCTATTGTTGATTTTGGTGCTCGTGCAGATCAAACAGATACCAATATTGCTAACCGCATTTGGGACGAAGGTTTCATTGAAGTAGTAATGCTAAGTGGTATTGATCGTATTCAAGTTAAAGCTTATGCACTAACTAACCGTCAATTTGAAGCAAACAACGCTTAATAGAGGATAAATAATGGCTACTGAATTTTATAGCTACGATCCCGATAATATTACACTGGTTATTGGTCCAGTTCCAGTAGATTCATGGGGTCCAGATGGTTTAGTTATTGCACGTGATGGTGACCATACTACTAAAGTGGTTGGTATCAAAGGTGATATGACTGTAAACCGCAACCGTGATAAGACAGGTACAATTGCAATCAACGTTCTGACAGGTTCAGATATTGATAAAATGTTTGATGAACTTCAAGCAGTAGATGACCTGACAAACTTTCCTGTTGTACTAAAAGTAGATGGTATTAATAAACAACTTGTTACTACAGGTTGGTATGAAACAATGCCTGATCTTGAATTGGCAGCAGAAGCAGGTTCTCGTACACATGTGATTGGTCTACAGAATGCAATTCCTTCTGCTATTGCAGCCGCATTCAACCTTGCTGGTACTGTGGAAAACGCTATCACTCAAGGTTAATAGGTAATCATGCGCCACAAGGAAGTGGCCTTTTCACTCTTCAAGGATAGCTTAATATTTAATCAAATCAAGAAGGAATCTTGGCATGACAGAAAGATACGATAACCGTAAACAAAAACCAAATGCTGCTCAGCAAATTTTGGATAAGTATGCGGATAAGCAAACTAAGAAAGAAGAACAAATTAAGAAAAATGAAGTAGAGTTTGAGGTCAGTGGTAATAAATATATTATCCGAAAATGGAAGCACCTTGACACATTAGCACGTTTACCAGAATTTATGAATATTTGGTATGGTCAAGTTCTTGCTAATCAAACAGAACAAGAAGCTCGTGATGAATTAGACCTTATGGATGACATGGGCGGTTCAGGATTGTATGCACTTCAATTCTTAGAAAATCTACAAAACATTGATTTTGAAAACTATGTTAAAACTCATTTAGACCATGTGTTTATGAAAGGTTCAAATAAACCTATTGATTTAGAGGATGATGTAGAATCACCTTTAGATATTTGGGCACTTTTTGTTAAGGTATCTGCTGTAAATTTTCTTATGCAGCTTTCCCAAACTATCTGCTCAACACCGAGTCTGATTTATCTAACGGAAACTCAAGACAAACAGAACTCAACAAACGAGTAAAAAATCGTAATAGATATGCTCTGGAAAAGCTGCTTGAACAACATGACAACAGTCATTGGATTTATACTATTCGAAGCCAGATCCTTACTTGTGAGTTTCTAAATGAAACAGTTGAGTCAATAGATAAACTTTGCTTGGATGAATTATTCTGGCTATTTGAACAAATGCTTATCAAGATTAAATTTGAAGAAGCTATGCACAAGGATTCTGAATTAGAAAATAAAAACAAGTAACTCTAACTGATTTAAAGCCAAGCAATAGATACAACATTTAATAAAATAATACTTACTTTCTATGAAAATGTAGGTTATAATAATTGGAGAATTAAATTAACTTAAAAGGGGGTCGTAATGTTATTAGCACATAAGGTCGAATTACGGCCTTCTAAAGAGCAACATGAGAAACTACTACAATGGGTTGGAACAACACGACATTGTTTCAATAGTATGTTAGATAATTTCTCTAAAGAAGGAGTTAAGTTTTCTAAGAAAACAGCTAGAGAATATCTCTATAACACGTTACGTGTAGAGAATGAGTGGTATTCTGACGTAAGTCAGGCTATCCTCCAAGAATCTATTAATGACTTAGAAAACTCATATAAGCGTTTCTTTAAGAAGCTAAGTGGTTATCCAAGATTCAAGAAACGTGGAGCTAAAGATTCTTTCTCTATCAGAGAAAGTAAGAAGTTTAAAGTAGAGGGAAGAAACCTTTATTTAGAGAAGTTCAATAGAGGTAAAGATAGTAAACCTCTAAAATTACGTGAGAAACTGCGTTTCGATGGTGTTCCTAAACAAGTCACTATATCTTACCATAACGATAAGTGGTGGGCTTCTATCTTAGTCGAAGGTTGTTCTAATTATAAAGGGGACTTTCCGCAAAGCGGAGAAGTTGGAATTGACTTAGGTATTAAAGATTTAGCTATACTTTCTGATGGAACTGGGTTCCAAAAGAGTAACAAACTATCTTTAAGTTTAGAGAAGTTAGTTAAACTTCAAAAGAAGTTATCTAAGAAAAAGAAAGGATCTAATCGGTATGCGAAAGCCAAGCTTTCGATTAGTAAACTTCACTTTAGAATACGTAAACAACGTGAAGCGTTGCTTCACAATGTGAGTCATACAATCACATCTAAGTACAAAACAATCTGTTTAGAAGATTTATCTGTTTCGTCAATGACGAGAGGTAAGAACAAAAAGTTAAACAGATTGGTACTAGATGTAGGTATGTATGAGTTGCGTAGGCAACTAGAATATAAATCTTTCTTAAGGGGTGTTGACATCTACTTCGTAGATAGATACTACCCTTCAAGTAAGATTCACTACGAATGTGGTTATAAGAATGATAATCTTAAGCTAGGTGAATCTTCTTGGAAATGTGATAATTGTGGTCAACTTGTTGACAGAGATTTAAATGCTTCTAAGAATATTCTTAAAGATGGTTTGCGTTTAGCAAACAAATAGTAAACAAAGAGTGGACAGATACAAGCTTCTCTATAATCTCTACGGAGTAGGGTATGTAATCCTTAATTTATTAAGTTATACCTGATAATACCGTAGGTAACCGGACGAATGTTTCATTCGTTGCGGTTTTATGTATCCGCTCAGGAGATGTGATCTATGACAGAACGTGTAAGGAGTCAGTATACAAACTTGGTTAAGTTAAAGCTTGATCAACGAAGTTTGAAAAGGACTCGTAAACAGATACAAAACTTCAGATCTGAAGTTGCTAAAATGTTAAAACTTCAAGTAGATGTTGGAGGTTTAGGTACAAGTAAAAGAGGTTCTGGTTCAAGAATAACTAAACCTTATGAAGATAAAACTAAGTTCCAAAAAGCATCTAACACCCTGCTTGCTGACCAATTAAAAATTGAAGACAAATTAGCTAAAAAACAAGAACAACGTGTTCAAATGGAACAGAATGCACGTAGGAAGCAAGCAGTAGGTGGTTTAATATCTGACGGCACTAACAAAGCTTCTCAGACTATGTTTGCTGATATACTACGCTCAGAAAACAAAGCTAAATCACCACTTCATGATTCTCATGTAAGAATGCAACGTGACCAAGAAAAATTTAATGCTTTACAAGAAAAGTCTATTAGAAATTTCATGGTATCTAATCGTGCAATCAGGCAGATGAGTGATGAAGAGAAAGCAGTTCTTAAACAGAAACTCATGCAAGCTAAAACTCAAGAACAGCTTATTTATCTAATGAGAAAAGAACGTGCAGCAATCTCTGATACTCTTGCACAGAATCGTAGATTAACACGTGAAGTAGAAAAGCGTAATGTATTCCAACAGCGTATGAACTCTTCCGTAATGCAGATGGTTGGAACACTCGGTAGTGCTTATGCTTTAACAGCAGGAATTAGTTCTTCTTTGAACATCGGTATGCAAATGGAATCTATGCAGAAGAGTTTCAAAGTTGTATCAACTGATTCTAAAGCAGCAGCAGAGAATATGGCTTGGGTACGTTCAGAAGCTATGCGCTTAGGTTCTCCAATCATGGAAGCAAGTAAGGGTTTCTCATCTATGATTGCTGCTGCTGGCGACAAGATGACAATGGATGACCTTAAAGCTACCTTTACAGGTATTCAAGAAGCTGGTGTTGCATTGGGTCTAAGTCGGGAAGACTTAGGTGGTACAATTCTTGCTGTTAAACAAATGCTGTCTAGACTTTTGGGCAGGGTAAACTTCCTTAATTCAGGGAACATCCTAACATTTTAAGATGAGGACAATCCTGAGCGAAGCTCAATAATATTGAGATCGTGCAACGACTATTGGTGATGAGTGTAGCCAAGTAGGGTCAAGTGACTCGAAACAGGAAGCTGTACATTGTACAGAGGATATAGTCTGAACTTCTATGGAGACATAGAGACGCAGGTAAAGCTGCTGGCTAAGCTTAACGAACTTAGTTGAACACATTGAAAGGTAAAATACAAGCAGACGAGCTAGGTTATTGATTTTATTAGTAATTTTAAAATGTGCTGGCTCCTTTTACAGAAATGTAATTGATAAATCGGAGTTAATGCGGGAAGCCACTTAGAGCTTGATAATACTAACTTAGCATGGTGACATAGTTAAGGGCAAACAGTAATGTGTTTGGTAGAGTAAAAAGTTATCAAGATTGGGTAATCCGCAGCCAATAATCTCAAGTAGATTAAGGCTCAGAGACTAAGTGAATGTAAGCGATTGACATTCTAAATACCGCCCTTAACACATAATGGTGAAGGTGAAGATATAGTCCGAACATATAGGGAAAGCCTATAGCAGCACGTAATGGTGCGGATAATAAGTAGCGATTATTATTGAACACAATGAACACAACAACTGGGTAAAACAGTCTCTTGCTCAGTATAAACCCATCTAAACAGGGGAACTCTTATTGAAGACAATCCTGTGCTAAATTAAGAATTATTCTTAACATGCCGAACGACTATCGCTGATGAATGTAAGCGAGTAGAGTATAAGCTTATGATACTCCAAACGGTGGGCTATCGAAAGATAGAAGATATAGTCTCAACTTCTATGGTGACATAGAGATGCTACTTAATGTTGATAAACATAAAGAAAGCTGGTTAAAGAGTTGCGTCTTTAATTGAAGATATGGAGAGAGTTCCGTTCGCAATGCGTGCTATGGCAAAAGCTGCTGTAGATGCTGGATTGATTGACGGAAGTAAGACAGCTCAAGAACGTGAAGCTGCATTGTTTAAATTAATGGAACAAGGTAAGTTAATCTCTGGTACAGTTTTACCATACTTTGGTAAAGCAATGAGTGAACTTGCTAACAACAATGACGAATTAGCAAAAGCATTGCGAGAGAATTTATCACCTGCAGTTGGTAGGGCAAGTAACCAACTTGTGGAATTACAAAAGCAAATGTTTGATGGGATGAAACCTTCTGTAATGTTTGCATTAGATAGCTTCAACGATCTGTCTAAAGAGTCTGGTAATGCTGCATACTTTACAGGTACTGTACTTGGTGGTGCTCTATTAGGGTTAACAACCATTATTCGTTTACCAGTAGCTGCATTAACAGATTTAGCTTATTGGATCTCAGATGTAACAGGGTTAAGTGATGAATCCACTAAATCACTTCTCACTTGGACAGGAACAGTGATTGGAGCCGCCGCAGGTGTGTGGGTATTAGTTAAATCTGTAAAAGCTTTAGCTACTGCTTATAAAGTTGCAAAACGTGCAGCAGATGCAATGAAAACTTTAACAGGAAAAGCACCAACTACGGCTGCAACAACAGCAGCAAGCACTGGCACAAGAGGTGTAGTATCAACTGCAGCAAGAGGTGCATTAAGACAATCTGGTAAGCTACTTGGACCATTAGGTGTACTTCTCTCTGGTTATGAAGGTGGTACGAGTTTATATGATAGACTTTCTACAACTAATGAACGTAATGCTAATGTTATGCAGTGGCTTAAAGAGCGTGGTAAATTGCAAATTGACATCAACGTCAACCCTAATGGATTGGATGATGTAATCGAAGCTAAAGTTGAGAAGAGTAATGGTGATATGCTAGAAGGTGCAGCAATGAATCTTTCTTCTGGGAGTATTAAATAATGGCTGATCCTATTTATATTACAACTCAATCAAACTACACTGGAGGAGGGGATTTCTCCTCCTTTTATTTTGATGCAGTACATAGTTTTACACCAACATTTGCTTCACGAATGACAAAGTATACTATTAGTGATAAGTCTGATATTACTAACCACATGGTTAAAGAGAATATTGCTATTTCTATGTCAGCTACTGTTACAGCTACTCCAGTTATCAAATATGACGGTAACCTTGTTGGATATACAGACTTCAATGAGCGTCCTAAAGAAGCTTTAAACTTGCTATATAGTTGGTGGAATAGCAATACAGACTTATTCATCGACGAAGGTAATAGACAATATTCAAGAATGAATATTACTAATATCCAACCTCGTGAAGAAGGTTTTGATTCTATCACATTTGATATTAGTTTTGAACAAGCACGAAGGGTTGGTTATCAACGTGTTACTTTGATCGCAGATGCATCTACTTCTAAAAGTTTAGATGGTTCTCCAACAACAAGTAAGAAGACTGAAACCTCTGAAGAACGAACAAGTCAATTATTCCTACTTGGTCAAGATGTAGCACAACAAGCCCAAGATTTAGGTGTAACACTTCCTGATAATCTATCAGATTTCTTTGAGACAACTGGTGTTGAGGAGTAAATATGTTTTTTGAAATAGTAACCACTTCAACACCAGACCAAGTTTACAAGAATGTTGACTTAGATGGAACAAGTTATGACATTAGACTTCGATATCTCCAAAGGTTAACTAATGTTGCTACAACACCAATCAGTGCGGATGAATTTACTTTAGAGTTATCTCTTGCTGGAGGTGACCCATTCTTGACAACTTCATTAAAAACAAGTAGAGACATTCTAGCACCTTTTAGATATCTAGACGATTGTCCACAAGGTGTCCTAATGCTTAGAGACTTTACTGCTTTGAAAAGTTTATTGACAGATGGTATCTACATGCCTGAAAGGGTTTCTTATGACACTATAGGAAGTAGATTTGTATTAACGTATACACCAACTACATAAGAGGTAACTATGGCAGATAGACGCGAGATATTATATGAATGTGTCATAGGGAAACATCTTAAACTTAGTAAAACTATGTTCATCCCCCTAAAGAATGAAGCTGATCAAAGTATTAAAATTGAAGATTATTATGATCGCAATGATGCAAATGCTTATTTGTTTAATGAACACAATATAATCTTCAAAATTAGGATGTCGTCAACAAGCTCAGATGCTAATAAAGCATCTATTAAATTATTCAACTTAGATGATGAGGTGTTGGATTACTTAATTACAAACCAAGATAATAAATTGGTTTTAACACTTTCTGCTGGTGATAATGCTCAAGGACTTAAAGAAATATTTAATGGAACTATTGAGAAAGTAGAAAACGAGGAAACTAATGAAACACGCATTACTACCTTACTGGTATTAGATGGTATTACTCAAATCACCAATGCAAAAAGTGTAAGACGTTGGCCCAGAGGTACACCTTATGAAACAGTAATTCGTGACTTAGCAAACGATATGAAAGTTCCTATTAATCGTATGGCAGTCATTGAGGGTGAAACACAATCACCAACTACTTTTATGGGACCAACATATAAACTCTTGCAATCAAAACTAAATAGCCTTGGATTTCAATATAGTATTGATAAAGGTAAGGCATCTATTCTACCAAAGAATAAACGTGTCAAGAAAGAAGTTTCTATGATTACAAAAGATTCTGGTTTGATTGGTAGAGTGAATAGTTATAGCAATGGTACAAATAATACAGCCACTACCACAACATCACAAACTAAAGGTATTTCATTCAACTGTCTGTTAGATGGAAACCTTGCACCAAATGAAACAGTTTATGTGAAAGATGGTGATTTTGATGGAGCTTATAAAATTACTGAAGTTTCATTTTCTGGTAACTATGAAGGTAATGATTGGACTTGTGCTGTAATTGCTGTAGAGACTGATGGAGAAATAGTAGAGTGAAGTACAATAATATTACAGGTGAAACTCCTGCTCCATCAAGGGTAGGATTGGTGCAATTATTCAACCAATATATGAAGATTGCAAGTCGTGATTTTCACACACAACTACCTGCAAAAGTTTTAGAAGTAGATTATGAAAAAGGCTTTGTAACAGTACAACCTCTTATTAGAACAATGATTGAAGTCGGTTCTGGTGAAGAGGTTGAATTACTACCTGTAGATGAAGTTCCTATTATGTATATCTCATCTAAGCGCGGTAAAGCTCGTCTTACAACACCAGTAACAGTAGGTGATGTAGGTATCCTTTATTTTGCAGAACGTGATACAGGCATTTACAGGAACTCTGACGGTACTAAAATTGTTAACTCTGGAGAATATGCGGGACAAGGTTTCGATGGGTCATTGACACCAATCGGATTTTTCCCTGAAATATTCACAGCTAGCTCAAACAGGTCTATTCCCTCAGATGCAACAGTTCTTGAAGATGGGGTGTCCTCGGTATCATTAAAAGAATCGGGGGAAATTACTGTTAAGAATGAAAATGTAACTATTAAAGCTAATCCAGATGGGAGTAATAGTATTACAAATGGAGGTGGTACATTCTCAATGACTGCTGATGGTACAGTAAATATCAATGGATTTATTATTAATCCTGATGGTAGTGTTACTTTCCCAAGTTCTATTACTGGCCCTACTGTTACTGCACAAACATCACTTACTGTTGCTGGAAAAGAGATGGATCAACATATTCACTCTGATGGTACTTACGTTGCAGGGACTACAGATGTCACAGGAAATTCAGGAGCACCAGTATAATGGCAGGAATTGATATTTATACAGACCCAACTGGAGTCAACGATATTGTATTTGATGAGAAGGGTGATTTCCGTTGGACACAAACACGACAAGAAAGTTTAACACAACAAGTTAGAATTCTTTTAACAACTTGGCTTGGTGAATGGAGTTTCAATTTAGAGTTTGGAACTCCTTATAAACAAAGATTGCTTGTTGGTAATCTTACTGAGTCAGAAATTAATTCTGAAATCAAGCGTGTTATTTTAGATAATATTGATGACATAACAGCAGTAACAAGTGTTGTCACAGAATTTGATAGAAGCAACAGGATCTTAGCCTTAACTGTTGAAGTTTATTGTGATAATGAAACTATTGAAATTCCAATCGCAAACCCTCAGACAAAATTAAATACTTACCCAGAGCCACGTTCATTTGAAGATTTTGTTATCTGTAGCCTAGACCCTGAAACAGCAAGTTTAGAGTCAATTAATACATTGCATTATCATTTGAATTATGAACTTCCAGACTATGGTTCATCAACTTGGTGGAACACTTGGGTTAATTAATTTTCTCTATGATTTTATTGAATATTGTGTTAAAATAGTTTATTGAGTAAGAGGAATTTAATAATGTCTAATGGTCTTACCACGACAGGGTTTGATGTCAATAGTTTAACACAAAACATATTGGAATATCAAACAGGTCTACAAAATGCATATAATAACCCAAGACTGTCCATAGAAGATAATGAACATCTTGGTCAATTGATTAAACTTATTGCTGATCGAGAAACTAAAGTTTGGCAAGCAATTAAGCAAGTATACCACGTATGGACACTCAATGGTGCAGAGTCAATCTTCCTAGATGAACTTTTTGCACTAAATGGTGTGTTCCGTAAAGCTGCAACTGCTGGTGTTGGTGATGCTGTTGTTCAAGTGGATCGTACAGCACTTAACACCACAGAAGTTATCGCAGGTACAATTTTTAATGGTGAAAATGGTATTGCTTATGCAACATCTACGTCACAACTAATTTCATCAAGAGTTACAGCTTATCGTATCAATGGTGCTTTGACAAGTCTTAATACTTACAATCTGACAATCACCAATAATGATACAGATGAAGTATTTACTTCAAGTCACACCCTTGCGGCTGCAGATAACACTTCACGATTAAACTTCTTAACAAGTGTAAAGAATGCTCTTGATTTAGTTAACCCTTCTGAGACAAATAGTTACATTGACTCAACCAATTTAGTTCTATATTGGGGATTTGATGAAGCTTATGAATTGCGTGGATTGCAGCAAGATGTTGAATTTTTATCAACACCAACACTGGGTAATCGTTATGCTTTAATTGAAGTAACAGCAACTACTACAGGCTTTAACCCTCTAGGTGTAGGTGAGATTGCAACAATGACACCACTTCCAGATGGATATGTTAGTGTTACAAACTTAACTCAGTTCTCAGATGGTACAGATGTTGAAACAGATGCTGCCTTTATTGAACGTGCACGTACTGTAACAGACTCACCACGTAGTTCAACCCGTGCTGCTATTATTGCAGGATTGTTGACAAACGTAGAGGGTGTTCAACGTGCATTGATCCAGAAAGAAGTCGTAGATGGTATTGTTGAAGTAACACCTATCATCATCGGCGGTGCAACAGCAGATATTGCACAAGAGCTTTATAGAACTCAACCTATAAACAATCAATATATAGGTACAGAAAGTTACCAAGTTGATACAGAAGATGAGTCTACGGAAACAATTCGTTTCAGTCGTGGTACATCCCAACAAATGAGTATTAGAGTAACCTATTCCACTGTGAATGGTACAGCTTTGACAGATACTGAAACTTCGCAAGCTATTTCAAAGCTGCTGGATACTTCTGAAGAATGGGGTCTTGGTCGTCAGATATTCAACTTCTCACTATTATCTTCTGTAAGTAATGCTGTTGCAAGCAATAGGTTTTCAACACTATTAGTAGAAATTAAGAAACTTGAAGACCCAGATAGTTCTTACTCCTCTGCAAACTACACACCAGATATTACAGAACTTCCAGATTTAATTGAAGATAATATTACTTTTGTGAGGGTTTTATAATATGAACGACAGTAATAGAGTTGTTTTCGATTTAACCTACACAGAAGACGCTTTCAATGATTTACCTTATGACCAGAGGTTAGATAACCTTGTAAAACTTCTGGTTGTAATCAGTGACCGTTTTGATTTAGCTCAACGTCAAACTATTGCAATGGCTTATCAAAGACTTTTAGATAATGCTGAGGGTGATATGGTAGATAGTATTGCTTCAAGATTCTTTATTGATCGTCAAGGTAAAAATGATGAAGAAATGAAAGCAGCTATTAAACTATTTTCATTAAGACAAGACTCAGAAGGAACTCGTTCAGAAGTAGTTAGATTGTTGCAAGTTATTGCGGGTGATGGTGGATATTTAAATATTTACAAAGGACCAAATAATTATCTTCAGGTTGCTGTATCAACAGATTGTCTAGATTTAACAAAGGTTAAAGTTGATTTAGAGGGATTATTTCCTATTAATACTAATCTAGTGTTTTTGAAAACTAATGTAATCAGAAAACCTTTTGGTGTAGGAAGTCGATTAGCACCAAGTATAACTTCATCAAAAATGGGTTCATTGGGTACAAGAACAGACCCAAATTCTGACCAAAACTTTGCAGCAGTTACAATTATAAATAATGAGAGAGGTAGATAATGGCTACACAGCCTACTGACCCTATCGTAAGGGTTGCGGAAAATGATACGACGCTACCAAGTACAGGATTGTCAAACAAACTTTTACCACCTAATGCTATTTTAACAACAGGTTATGATGCCAATGAAATTGTACCTGCAGAAGACTTAAATTACATTCTGGATAATTTTGGCAAGTGGTTACAATATCAGAAAGATGTAGCTGATTCTCAAATTATTGCTGGGGACGGGCTTGATTCTGATGTAGGGTCTATTGGAGAAGGACAGACATTATCTGTTGATGATACTGTTGTTCGTACATTAAGACAAATTCTTGCAGGAAATGGACTTGTAACAGGGGGTAACTTATCAGCAGATGTAACAGTTGATATGGGTACACCATCTACGACAGGTGCGGGAAGTTCAAACAGTGTTACAGCAGACTCACATGCACATGCACTAACATTAGATTCAAATAATATCTCTATTCTGACAGGGATTATTTCTGATGGAGCAACAATACCCCTTCCAGCAGGATATACTGAAGGACAATGTAAATGGATGATCTCTTTTCATGATATAAATGAGTTTAATGGTGGATGGGATATCCCCGAAAGCGGGAATTTTATTCATTTAAAATCTCAATGTTACACAACAGGAAGGGTTGTCAATGCAAAATTAATAGTAAATCATACAGGTACAGGTTTTGTATATTTACGTTCCACAGTAAACTATATGATCATAGGGGTTAAATAATGTTTTATATATTTAACAAAAATAATAAGTGTATTGGTAAATGTTCAAACACACCTGATAAAGAAGATTTATCCTCTAGAGAAGAATTCTTTAAAGAAAGTGACGAAAATTTTAATATTCATAATCTATCCTACATTGATGGAAAATTCTTAGAGAAAGAAGAACCGTTGGTAGATAATACCCCTATAGTTGAATACACTTGGGTAAAAGAACAATTATCTAAAACAGATGTTGAACTTATGTATCATTGGACTGGTGATACAGAAAGACAATCTTATACAGAGCAAGATTGGAAAGATTACGCTATCGCATTAAGAAATTACACCACTTTGGTAGATAATATCCCAGTAGTCAACTCTGATGTTAGACCAACTAGCCCTTATAGTGCATAATAATAAAAAAAAAAGGTAGAATCATGCCAGAAGTAATCAGTACAATGAAAATAGGTTGGTTCTTAATTACAGGTGGCTTAGGTATATTTGTATCGATTATGGGATTCTTAATAAGAAGAGAGCTAAATCGAAATAAAGATGTACAAGATAACCTACACGAAGATATTAAGGACTTGAAAAGGTCTGACGTTGAGCAACAAAAAAACATTTCTGAACACGAAACAAAAATCGCTGTTATGAAAGCAGAGAAAATTGATAGAGAAGAAATGATGAAAGAAATGACTAAAATGCAACATGTCGTTGAGTCACAGATTAATAATCTTAAAAGTGATCTTAAAGATGATATGAAAGAACTTAAAGATGAGTTCAAAGATATTAAAGATTTAATTATCAATTCTCGACAACGATGAGTTACTTTTATATCCTATTCTGCATAACATTATTACTGTTGTCAAAGTATACCTTTAAGGTGAGACTCTTACTATTAAGTATCATTCTGTATCTGTGTTATATTACCTTTTCTAAAATATTTAATGTAGAAGAGTACATCTTTATAACTACTGTGTTTATTATTTCAGTGTCGTTTACACTCTTTGATGTGAATAAGAGATTCTTTAGTATCATAGAGATTATATCTATAACTATTTTCAAGATTACAGAATTACTTTTATTATTATATCCCTCTACTTATATAAGTTTTATTGGTGATTATTATTTTTACTTGGATGACGCTTTTATATCTACACTACTTTTTGTAATTTTCTCTAAAGAAGTTGGGTATCATCCTTTTAAAATGGATAAGATTAATCTTAGAAAATATATTTTGACAGCAGTAATAAGTTATTTAACTTTAATTTTTATAATTTGATTGGAGATATTATGACATATCCAGCTACAAATCTAAATGAAGCAGTAGGGTTAGTTGTCCCAGATTCAAATGCTTTACATGAGGTAATAAATGGTGAAGCTACAGAGAGTGTAATTCTACCTAATGGAGATACCGTCCCTACCCTAAGAAAATCATTAGTTGATAGTTTTTACTTCACACAAAGCACTCTACCTTGGACAGTAGGTCAAGATGAAACTGTATTCAATCAACTACGTGAATTCAATGGTAAATTATATCATGCACCCTTAGCAACTACATCGAATCCCATCCCTATGGGAACAGCCCCAGAAGGTAATCCTCAGTGGAGGTCACTAGATTTACCAATTGAAGATATGGTTGTTAGTGCGTATAATAGTAGTGTTGCCGCACAACAGAGTGAGATTGCAGCCAATAATAGTGAGATTGCAGCAAGTAATTCCGAACAGAATGCAGCCTTAAGTGAGTATAATGCAAATATTTCAGCGCAATCTGCAACATCTGCGGCAGCAACTGCGCAAACAGCAGCGGATAATGCTGTTGCTGTAGTTACAGGAGGCACCGCAACCATAACGCCGGAGCCTGGCAAAATCCCACTCGCGAACTCAAAAGGGGAAATCGAACCAGGCTGGTTAGGGCAAGAATCTGCGACAAGCGCATTCACAATGATCTCTGGCGGTAAATGGGTGCAGCTTAAAGATGATTTTGGTAATTCACAAATTGTTCGCAGAATTCCAATCCACACATTTGAAGATCTGAACATTACAGATTGCCCGTTCACAGGACCGCTTGATTGTTTCATTCGACAAGATTTGACGTTAAGGCCGTACGTTGATGTTCCTGTTTATGAGGCAAGCAATAGCGGGGGTAAAGCAGTATCACAGGCTGGGAAAACTCCGTGGACTAGTATCAATGCGAACAATGCAAGGGCCAGAAGCGAAGAGCTAAACTCAAATTCAGTCATGATCAGCCAAGAAATTTGGGCAATGCTGTGCTGGAACATGTTGGCTGGCGGATTCCAACCAAGAGGCAATACTGAATATGGCCGATCTCATTCTAATCTTGACGAATTTGGAAGAAGAGCGGATGGAAGAGTGCCAAACGACAGAAGCGGGGCAGCATATACGTTGACAGGAAGTGGCCCCATGGAATGGAGTCATGACGGAACACCATTTGGCGTTATGGACTTTGTGGGGAACGTATGGGAATGGGTTGATGGTATGAAGATGGTTGATGCCCAGTTCATCGTTGCTGAGTACACAGGACAGCCAGAGTCGGAATGGTCTGCAACAGGTGTGTATATTAGTGAGACAGGTCAATTTACCAACGTGGCGCCATCGACGTTAAACTCAGGCAACCAAGTTTGGGGTAGCATGACAAAAGCGTCGGGTTATGCAGGCAACGAGCGCTTGCAAAGATTAATGATTGAGCCGATTGCTTGCACTAGCGTGCTAAGCGGTCTATTTTACTGGAATCTTGACGGTGAGCGCTTCCCGTTCCGCGGTGGCAGCTGGGTCAGCACGTCCGGTGCTGGCCCCGCGGCGCTGAACTGCAACGGTCCGCGTTCGAACACGAACGGCAACATCGGGTTTCGCTCCGCTTTCGTGTCTTGATTCTTGATGTTGAGATTTCCGATATAAATCCGATACTGTTCAGTTATATTGGTTACGCCATGCACGCAAACGCTTACAATTTAATCAATAATGTTTTATTCGCGAGAGGTTACGAAAATGCAGAATCAGTTTAGTTATTATTTTGATGGTGTCAGGCACACTAGCACAGAACTTGAGTTCTTACGCTCACTTGTCAGAAACTGCGAAGACCCACAAGGCGTCATCGACGGGATATTAGAAAGCAAAGCACGATTTGATGATAGTGCTGGTGATAACTGATTTCCCTTGGTTTAATTAATTTCAGCAAATTTAATATTCCCAAAAACTAAAATTAAGCCACCGAAATGGTGGCTTTTCTTTACCTAAAACTCACTAACCTGATTAGGCTCGCTAGGTTCAGGATCGGATTCTGATTCGACCTCTAGTGGGGCAGCGTCTGACAGGCGCTTGAGTTGTTCCTCAGTTAAATCGCCAGTTTTCTGGCAACGCGCAATGACCTGTTGCAGTGTCATCTTACCTTCTTCCATTGCCTTTGCCATCGCATCGAATCTAGTATCGAACTTATTGGAGGGATAAGTAGGACGATGCATACTGTTAACATTGAACAAAAAGCCCACCGAAAGGTGGGCTTCATAATATCCAAATTTTATTCTTCCACAAATATTACATCACATGCAATAACATTTTTCCGTGAGGAAGGTATTCTGATTAAAAGGGAATACTGTCTGACCAATCATCATCTTCAAACGAACTAGAATCACTCTCAGAAGGTTTTTCCTCTTTCTGCACAGGTTTGCTTGCCTGAGAAGGTTTCTCTTCACCACGAGCTTCCTGTTGAGGATTGGAGGGTGTTTGCGCAATATTTGCACCCTTAGCATCAAGAGCTTTCTTCAAATCAGAATCTTCCCAATTACAACCCAACCAGAAGTCAGGAGCTTTAACAGCATTAGGTTGGAAAGCTTTTGCACGAGGAAGCACACACATCAATTCCTTGCGGTGACTTACCCAAGATACAATGTCATCAGAATAATCACCACCATTTAGAAGTACACCATAGAAGTCACTGTGACATTCTGGAATCTGATCTTCACGTTTGATTACATTATCACCAACTTCTACATCAGAAATTTCCGAATGTTCAACAATAATTTCATTGAAGAAACGTTCACCTTTCTCAGCAACCAATGTTACATTACAAGCTTGGTTAGCAAATACACCGATATCATATTCTTTTGAATACTCATCAGCAATATTTAGAGAGTTAGCCATCTTCATCAATGGACTATTTGGTGAAAGTTTACCTGTACGGAAATTAGGATTGAAGCGAAGGTGCTTACGCATATCCTCGATACCCATAGAATCAATCTTAACATAACCATTGAAACAAACACGAAGAGGTTTAACTCCAAGATGATGTAGTGCTTCAAGAGGGTGCTTAGTCCAATCGATTTCTACTTTTGGGATGTCAAAGTATAGTGCAAACTCTTGAGTTGGGCGTTCTGGTTTGAATTGCATACGTTTACCATCAACATCTTTAAAGTAGTTATCTGGATATTTTTCAACATGAGCTTTCTCTTCATCAGAAAGTTGGTCACCTTTACCAGCAACACCCTTCCATTCATAAGAAGCATCTTGTTGTGGTTGCAAACCTAAGTCTGCAATACCTTTACAGATAGCAACATATTTCTTGCGCTTCTGCATAATACCTTCACGAATCTCCCCATCAGCTTTAGTGGCTTGGACTTCCTTACCATCAAAAAGTGACCAGTAGTATTCATTCCACGCTGCCCATGCTTCATCTGGAACTTGACTTGAAGATTGACCAGTTTGTACAGGGATTTGCGGTTTCATTGAAAATGTCATATAGTTTTGTTTCCTTTTATTGAACGTCTTTTACAAGACAAGTGATTAACGTTTAAAGAACAATACAGTTCTGAGTTTATTTAATTGGTCTCTCCTCCAAAATATTGTATCTCTACAACGAAATGTGCTACGGAATTTCTTATTTTGCCATGAAAGTTTTGTTGTGTCAATGGTTAAATTTCTTCTACTTCTACACTTAGTAAATAGTGAATTTTTGTTGATCCATCAGGTACAACTTTGTAGATATCTGTACGTTGCACAATATCGTTACCATCTTTGCGTGACTCAGTATGTGCTTCAACAAACTCAACTACTTCTACAACATCACCATTCTTGATGTCAAAATAATCTACTTTTGATCTAATTTTCATATTTTCTCCTTAAATAGACTCTACGTTACTTTTGTCAATATTAGCAAACTTCATGCTTGAAAGCAATATACTCTTGCACAAAGGTTGATGTCTTTTGCACACAAGTGCAAAGGTATCTTTCTTGCCAAGAATACTATGAATCTGCAAACCACAACTCCTTGGGACACTCATAATTTTGACAAGATATTCAATTTGTGCAAAGGATGCTGTTATGTGGGCTACGGTTTGCATTAGGTTAAGCCTTTCAACAAATTATGAATCTTTTCTGCACCGATAGGATTCTTACTATGCACAAAGTAGCCTTTCATTGGGTGAAATTTCAAATACAACGTCAGGTAATCTTTAAGATAAGTAGCTGCATGATAACCTGTGCGTTCACCTTGTTCATCTTCCTCAGAGTACACATCACCGAAAGCTGTTTGTGCAATAAGAGTACCTTTTGGTTGCATCCAGAAATCTTGTAGGTCATGATCAAAGCTGTAGTAATCATAAATGTCTTTTTCCATCTCGTCAATGAAATCTGGTACATTACGAACAACTTTCCAATCAATACCTTCTGGATAAGAGTCAGCGCTTCCTAGAAGACTCCACTTTACATCAGAGGGATTACGTTCATCATCAAGAAACAAACCTTTAGTCATAATCATTCTCATTAATCGTAATAATCTGTGCAATTCATAGAAGTATACATCTTCTCAAAGAATTGTAAAGCATCTTCAACATTTTGTGTAGAATAATCCACATTGAAAACATCATTTTCACCAAAAGAAAATTGCACTTTAAACATAGCTTGCAAATCTTCTTTCAAAGAATCAGGTGCTTGTGGGAAATCTTTGTAATCGTAAAGATGACAATTGATAAAGTATAATTTCTTGTCACAATCATGTGACCAAACTATTAGCTGATAAAATTTATCACAATTTTCATAAAGTTCTTTTGTTCCATACATTTCACAATGGTTGAAACCACATTTCAATAGGTCTTGTTCAATAGTCATAATCATTCTCCTAATCAATCCATCTTAAATCTGAGTACATATTATCATAAGGGTATTTGGTGTCAAGGGTTATTTTGTACTAAAACCTAACTTATTTAATTGTGCTTCAATTGCAATTTCACGACTGTAAAGATTGAAAAAGCTATTCTTACCAGTTTTCAAATCTGTAAGAAGATAACCTACTGCTGGATGTCTGTAACATCTTACATCCTTTAGGCTTTTATAAACTTCGCATCCAAAAACTGTGAAAGTTGTCTCGATTTGAAAATAGTAATCACCATTTTTAACGCTTACGTCTTCATTAACAATTTTGTATGTGAACATAAAATTAATCCTCTTAAACATAACATTTAAGAGGATTATATGACTTGAAAGATATGTTGTCAACAAGAAGATTAAACTTTTGGAAAGTCATTCTTGTGGAAGAGATGATTCTTGCTCAAGGATTTCCCATTTATCCATGTTGAAGGCTTTGTATGGACGAACGAAGAGTTTTGAAGAGGAATCTACATTTTGATATAAGCAGCCTTCTTCCCAAGAATCACCTACTTTGATGAGAAGATTATGGTTGAGAACAGTGTATGTTGCTCCGCGAGGTAGATAGCGGAGAAGGGTGGCTTTATTGATCATATCTTACCCTCTCTATAATGAAGCCTTTGAAGGCTACCTTATCCTTTTTCTTAGTGTGGAAAGTAGCTGTTACATTTTTCAAACCGAGACTAACTAACTCTTGGTATAATATTTCTTTCAATATAGTACCATCTGGGTATTCGATATTGTAGAAGTATTTAGTTTTTAGTTTAGAAAAGATTTCCCCTTGAGCCTTCTTATCTCGACTTTTCCAAGATTCTTTTAACTTTTCAGAGTGGGAGTCTCTTTTACCTTCAGCCCACTCTTTCTTCAACCTCTCAGATATTTTCTTAGATGTTACTTCGCTAACCACCATCCCCGTGCTTGTATCCCTTCTAAGATTATAACCATATTCTTTGTTACAGGTATTAAGGGTATCCATCCAGTACAACTCCCTTTCACCACAAACTTCCAGATCGCAGAATTCTTTAACTTCAAACCTAAAATTCTCAAAACCATACTTGAGGAAAGAGTTCATAAGATATTGGTTTATACTCCTGTCTCTGAGGTGTTTGAAATCATACTTGTAGTTGTGATACCTTTTCCAGAAACATTTAGTCTTACCTACGTAAACCTTATTGTTGAATGGGTTAGTTATAGTATAGATGCCTGATTTATTTTTATTATCTACCATTAATATTGACATAATAACCTCTTTTTGCTATATAGTTATTATACCATAAATGATAATAATTCTCAATAACTTAAACCCTCTCTCCTAATTGAGAGAGGGTTTCATTACTTAGTGACAATCCGCCCAGTTCTGACCTATCATATAACCACCACTTAATTCTACATTTAGGTTATAATATTGACTCGCATACTTACAACTTAAAGCCGCTAGTTCTCCAGACCTACAGTAAGCCACAAAATATTTATCTCCTTTATGACCTACATCCGATAGTAGCTTATTAGAAGTTTTCTCAACATGACTTTTCCAAGATATGGCGTCTTCCTTTGTTGGAAACAACTTAAACTTCACATTCTCTTTAAGATCTTCTGTTTGCTGCTCATCATGGTACATGCAAAGCATTGATACACCAGATAACTTTTCATTTTTAACCTGTCTATCCCACCAAACTGCTGCTCTTTTTGCACAAGTTACACCACTAGATTGAAAAGCCATGTTAGCTATAGAATGGGGGCTTCTTACAAAAAGTTTACGACCATCTAAACCCTTGATGAACTTTTTATTGTTTTTTGTCCACTCCCTTTTAAGACCCTCAATACAATCTCTAAGTGGTGATGAAGCCTCCCAGAAGTCCTCAAATACTTTCTTAGCCTTACCTAGATCCCAGTTCATTTGCTTTGCAAGTTTAGGTGGTTGTGCTCCATAGCTACAAGCATATTTAAAAGTTTTAGCTGTATCTCGCTCAACACCCATTTTCATAGCATTAACAGTGTGAATATCATTAGGTTTTGCGGCGGTTAGGCTTACACCATAATCTTTACCACCTTTAAAAGGGTAACAAAAATGAGCCTCTATTTTTGCCTCTAGACTATCGAAATCCATACCTATTTGATAATGTGTACTCTTGTCAACACCAAATAAAGACCTCATGTACTCACCATACACACTACTTACACGAGGGACGTTACACACATCTATGTGGGTAAAACGTCCTGTTGCTGCGCCGCAAGTGTCAGCAGGGGTAGGTATCCTATTATCTACAGATATTCTTGGATTAGCTAACCAACCACTCCATTCCTTTTTACTGGCGTTTGGTGGAGAATGGATAGCATTACGTCTGTGTCTATAAGTTAACCACATTACAACATCTTTAACCCAAGATACCTGATCCCCTAATTTAAGTAGGTTAGGGTCAATGTCCTTATCATCGTTAATAGTGTATTTAGGGCTACCATACCTCTTAAGCGGTTTACTAATATCATGATCCATAAGTGTCTTACGTAGAGTCTCAGGTGTACACTTTAGATACTCACATCTAAACTTACAGAATGGGCTTTCTAAAGTCTCTTTAACGTACCTGTCAACCCTTGATTCATACTGCTCTCTAGATACTGGTTTTTTAGTTTTCTTGTCAAGGCGTAAATCCTCTTCTGACCACACTTGAGGATTCCAACCCAGAGTTACTAGGTACTCCTTTAACTCTTTCTGATCTGATAGTTGCATTGGTACAGTAAGATCAGGCATACGTCCATCTCTCAAATCTTTCACAGCCAGAGCGTATATATCATCAGGTAAAGGTTTAAGAGTGTTAACTTTATCTAGCTGCGACCTAATAAAATCAGGCATTTCTGATTCGTTAGATACTCCTAACTTACTGCAATAGTTCCTACCAGCCGTTGATATAGTACCATCTTTCTTAAAAGCTGTCTTAGGAGGTTTAACAATATCTAGAGCTTCCCTGTTAACCTTATAACCTAATTGGTTCTCTAGAAAATTCCACCCATGATGACCTATATTACCATCCTTATCAAAAGGGTTAGCTGGGAAGTTAGGTTGTTTAGACTTAGGTAAAGGTTTACGAGGTAGGAGAGGGTGAACTTTATCCTCGATCTCTTTCAATTTAGAGTTCAAGTCATTTTCACACCACTCAGCTAGTTCTTTATCAAAGTAAAAACCTCTCTGCTCACCTCTTGTCACTAGTTCTTTTACAGCTTTTTCAAGTCTATAAGCATCGGACCAATCCCAATCTCCCCATTCTCTATTGAGGTACTCATGAACCTTGGTATTCAACCTGACATCATCTATACAGTAAGCTAACATTTCAGGAGAGAACTTATCCCAAGCATTAGGTTCTTTTCCATAGTCACCTTTAGCGAAACCTAAGATTTTACCGAAGTTTGATAGACTATGACCACCTTTCCTGTCGGGGTTCAAGAGCTTACTTTTAACTAAGGTATCATCTATAAAACACTCCCTACCTCCAACTGTGTCATTGATACCTTCAGTTTCACCTACCGTGTAATCAATACCCCATAACTTTTTCAGTACGAGTAAATCATAATTCAAAATATTGTGCCCAATCAGGGAAGTGGCAGATTTTAGAACTCGTTTGAAATCTTCCAATTGGAAGTGTCTATAAGGTAATTTCTTACCTGTTACTTTATCTATAACCTCTATGTAATCGCCGTCATAGAATGCAAAAATATTATAGGTCTCAATATCCTGAGCTACAATACAGTGAATTTTAAAAGTATCTTTGAGGGGGTATCCCTCCTTAGAGTAATCTATGGATAGGTGGTTAGCTAATCCTGTACTCTCAATATCAAAAACAAACTTAGCCATAAAATCTCCTAATCAAAAGGTAATGGTTCATCCTCGTTAAAATCTATCTCATCAACTTCACTATGGCTTAAACTGATAAAATCTAAATTATCAGACGTAGTAGATACATGGGTATTCTCTCTGACAGGTGGTGTATTTACAGCCCAATCAGAAAGTCTTTGACAATCGGGGTCTTCTAAAAACCCTTCTGGTGGTTCATCGAATATACCTGTATCAGTATCATAGAATAGAGGTATCTTTGCTGTACGCCCAAACTTACGATCATCTAAAACTAAAAAGTAGCGTGTGTTTCTTACTTTCTCATCTTGTTCTGGATCTTTATTACCTTCAAGACCAAACATATAATGACATGCTTGCATCATAGCACGACTACCTCGGAACTGACTACTCATAATTTTACCACCAAATTCATGAGATGGTCCTTTATCTGGGGCTTTCAAATGACAAAAACAGTAGTATGTGAATCCTAAATCTTGACTCATCTTACTGATTTCGTCCGCAAATCTTTCCAACTCCGTGTTAGCTTCGGCAGCACTCATACCTGCTGTCAGTCGAGTAATAGGATCAATGAAGATATCCTCTATATGTTCAACTAACACTGCGTGACGGATAGCACCTTTTAACTCATCCCAATTACATCTACCATAGTTGTTATACATTACAAGTTTATGACCTGTATTATCTACAGCATTTATAAGTTCCTCGTGAGTGAAGTAGGTATGTTTTGTGTGCTTCGGAATGGGTTCACCCCAGATATCAACTTCATTACCTTCTTTATCAATAAAGATTACCTTCTCAGGATCAGAGAAATTTTTACGATAGAATTTACCAGCTACTTTTTTAACAGTCTCGTCCGGTTGCTCCTCAAATTTAAACAGAGCTACTTTTTGAGGTTCCCCTAGTTTATTTAAATCATTAGTCGTAATATGTTCAGTAAGAGTGTCTACAACAACAGATTTCCCCATCTTTACACCAGCACCGAAGTAGTATCCTTCCCCAACTCTACGCCCTAGTGTCACTTTAGTTAAACTTTTCCAAGGCCACGGCTTACCTAGAGAAGGTAGTTCTATAGCTTTCTCACGAATCTCATCATATTTAACAAAACCTTCAGGTGTATATTGCACAGGTTTCATTAAAGTCCAATAGAACTGCTCCTCTCCCAGTTCAATAAAAGTCTCGCAGGGATCTTTATCTTCAGGTAAGGGTACTACTTTGACTTCAGGTAGCAAACCATAAACTTCAGCAGTTGCTTCGACACCCTTTTTAATACCCTCTGATTTTTCTTTAGGTGTAGCCCTATCATTATCAAAACATAAAATATTCTCTTGGAACTTTTTAAGAAACTTAAGATTCTGTTTCTGACCTATATTTAGTACAGCAGCAGCAGTGCCGTTTGAGATAGATACGACACTGGGGTTAGCTTGAGGATACTTGTTCTTCAGAGTTTGCCATACGATAAGACAGTCCCATTCACCTTCTGTCACCCAGATTTTTTTACCACCAGTTTTGTTGGCAACGTTCATACCGAACATATCACATTTAACAGACTGGTAACCGATACTGGTGAAATGTGCTTTTTGTTGTTTAGGCTTAGTAAGATCACGCTTTTTAAAACCTACAATCTTACCTTCCATATAATAAGGAAAATAATAAGCTACAGGTGTCTTACCATCCTTTGTATCCAATGCAGTCCGAACACCAAACTTCTCTGCCGTCTTCTGAGTAATACCTCTTTCCTCAACGGCTAAGCATGGATAAGTAAGAACTTCTTCTACAGTCTCTTGTTTTTGATATGAACTTCTATCCACTTTAGAGTTACTCCCAGTCTTTCTGTTTTTATAATAACCATCAGGGTATTTATTATTACTAATCATTTACCCTCCTTCAAACTATAACTCGCTGCAACAGCCAATTCATCAGCTTTAGAGTTCCACTTATCACCATTGTGACCTTTTACCCAACGGAACTCTACATCATGTTGTTGAACTAATAAATCTAATTGTTGCCAAAGATCTTTATTCTTAACAGCGCCTTTATTTGCTGTCATCCAATTACGTCTTTTCCAGCCTCGCATCCAAGTTGTAATACCTTGTTGGACATAACTTGAATCTGTGTATAGGATTACTTTACAAGGGCGTTTCAGAGCATCCAAACCTGCAATTGATGCATATAGCTCTGCCTGATTATTAGTAGTGTAATTCGGCAAAGGTATACTAAGCTCTTTCACTGTCTCACCAAAGATAAGAACGACACCAGCTCCACAACAAGCATCTTTCTTACCATTACCTAAAGCACTCCCATCTGTGTAGATGGTAACAACCTCACCCAAACCAACCTCCTTCAAACTTCGTTTGCAACATTAATCCTTCCTCAACCTAGCATCATTGCAGCATTATGAATCTTTTGCTAAATCTTTTTGCTGCACACAAACTCTAATTTTTCCATTACAAAATGTTTGCTCAATCCATTCATATTCGTGCTGCAAAAGGTCTTCTATCTGCCATTTATCTACTTTGAGGACACGATTCCAAGTATCACAAGTAAGACCAATCATCTTCGCAAGTTCAACTTTTGTCATAATATACCTCACATTACAACGATATCTTCGTTGATAAACTTAAGATTCCAATAAAATGTTTTTCCATAATCTTCACCATTCAAGATTAAAACTTTTACCAAGGTATCATTAAGCCAAAGAATAACATACTTTTGGCAACAGCTCTTAATCTCTCGCATTTGACCAACTTCAATTTTACGATTGTTTTTCATCCCAAAATCCCCTTAGCTTTATCTAGGTAATATTCAAATTCTTCTTTGTTAGACAATTTATCATAATCTTGTAGTGATAAATAGGTTACCTCAATATCATACCATTTATCAAAATTGATAGTTTCTACTTTATCATGGTCAACTGAGATGATAACAACATTAAAATCCTCATCAACTCTTACATATTCTTTACCACTTTCAAAAAAGTCCGATTTCATGTAACAAGGTAATGTAAGTGTCTTTTCCACAACAGTTTCCTCTACCACAACTTCTCGTTTCTCTGTAACATTAAAAGTATATGTTGTACTCATAACCACACCATCCTCACATCAAATTATTTTCATCATAGAACCAACGTTCATCAGCAATATGTTTCATTGTCAAACCAGACAAATCCTGCACCAATTTATGCTCTTCCTCAAAGAACATTTGTTTACGAAGCACATCATCTTCAATCACAATAGTATCTGTGAAATCATTTCCCATTGTATCACAAATATAAATTTCTTCAACACTGAAATCTTCGTAAAAGTCATCACGAGTTTGAGGATTTTTAACCTTTGGTGCAAAAAGTACAGTTGCTTCAACAAGATACTTTACTCCACTTACTTCGTGTTCAAAAGGTGAGATTTCTGTCAAATGGTAACCGTCTTTAAAATTATAGTTTTGTGTCATCAAATTTAATCTCCAATAAACAAATTAAAAATTATATCACCTTGTACAACTGATCCTTCCTCTTCAACACTGTTACCCTTCCAATGAGGACTTGTTGTTGATGGAATCAAATCTTTGTACTTCTCTGAGGTGTAATCTATCTCAGAAGTGTTACATTTACAACTATCAAAGTTTGGACAAATCTTTCCTTTACACATATTATTATCCTTTCAATTGCTCTTGTTCATCTTTCATTGCGTCAAAGTAAATCTTCTTGCAAGCTTGTACATCTACTTCAAAATTATACTTTTCTGCAATACTTAATACTTCTACTAAGATTGTACCAAACCAATCAGCCTTTTGCAACAAGGAATAGTATTCTTTCAAAAGAGGCTCACTTTTCACAAGGTCATTGATTATTTTTCGGTGTGCTTCAAATCTTGCCTGTAAGCGTCCACACGAGGTGAAAGTATCTTCTAATGCAGTTGTATTGCACATAAGCATAAGACTTGCCCTGATGTCATGTAGAAGGTTTCTGATGCATTGGTGCACACCAGAATCAATCCTATAATATTTATCTACCAATTTCACACAACGTGGTTCAGCTTTCTTGACAGCAGGAGTCCTTGTTGATTCTTCTGTGAACAAATGTGATGGTGGATAACTCGTTAAGATTGCACATTGACTGTAAATGTGGTTCATTGTGTTTCTCCTTATTTACCTTTACCAATAACATTACACAAAGTTTTCAATTCTTTCAAGCTTAATTTACTTGACACAATCATTGTATCCAAAGCATTCTGGACGTCTTTGCTTGTCACAAGAACATTCTCTTTGGAAACATCTTGACTTTTATCAACGACAAACAATCCAATTTGTGACAAATCCTTTGGAAGTTGACGTCCAGTAAGTTGACATTTCTTACGAGAGATAAGTTTCTTGTAATCATTATAACTCAAGTTGTAAGTGCTTGCACATTTATCTTCAATAAAGTTACCAAATCCTGCATAAAGTTGAGCAATCATAATTTCAGAGTTGTTTGAGGTAGTGATAATGTTTTGTTCCAAAGTATATTCTCCTTGTTCTAAGGTAAAGAGTTGTTTATAGGGTTCTTGTATGATTTCAATAAGTTCTTTGTTAGCTACAATTTTCTCAATCCTTTTAGCAAAGTTCTTCAATCCATTTTCAAACTCTTCAGATTTCTTACCTTTTACTACTTGGTCTTTGATAGTATTAGCTCTATCACAAACCCATACACAATTATGTACGGAGTAACCTTTAATATCACTCAGTCTTTCAATAGTAGGAAATTGACAATGTTTAGGATCAAAGATAAATTCTTGATTAAGGTAGGCACACTTTACTCCAGAGTATAAGATTTTATGAAATTCTAACCATTGTGTAATAGTAAACTCAAAAGGGATAAGACGCTTCTTACATTGTTCCTTTTTATGTTTATATCTTTCAATTAAGTAATTTTCATTAAAATCTTTAAATTTATCAATATCATGTGCCATTTCAATCACCTTTTAAAGTTAAACTTTGTTTCAATACCTACACTCTACCACACAACATTATCTTGTCAAGCCAAAAATCTTATCCCTGACAAAGAAATTATTTTCAAAAAAGTTGAAATCTTTTGTTGACAACCATCTTCTGTTTGGTAAGATTAACCTTGTTAAACGAACATTGATTGGAGAAAATTTATGATTACTTTATACGGATACTCATTGGAACTTTACCAAGTTATTTTAAGTATTTATGTTACTGGTTATGGTATTGTGCTAGGACTGGGAAATACTTTTGCTAGATTTATGAGTTTGTTTACCGGAAGGTATACTCAATCAGATTTAGGGAAAGTTTTAGATTCTCTGTGGTATGGCTGTATTTTCGTATTAATTGGTACACTTTTATGAAACCCACCAAACCTTTACCACATCCGCAGTCTGAATTAAAGTGGATTGATGACAATGTACATCGTTATGAATCTTTGCAA